AAGAGACCAGTATAAAGTTTAATAATAGTACACTTCCCTCACTAAAGAGAGGCGTAAAGAAAAGACTTTAGATTTTACGCCTCTCTTGAAAATTAAAAAAAATTATTATATAATATATATAGAAAGTTAAGGAAAGGAAGTTCTGAGTTTGAAGATTTATCTCGACCTGCACCACCAATGAAGCAATTTCTATTGGTATGGTAACAGAGAATGGAGATACATTTTATAGTCTCATTCGTCCGCATACGAAACTTGACCATAATATAAAGGTTTTGACAGGAGTTTCTCAGGAAGATGCAGACCAGGCTCCTAGTCTTGAAGAAGCAATGTTAGGAGTTAGAGAGTTCCTTTCCTTTCTTGATGAAGAAAATACTTTCTATCACTACGGCAAGAGTGATAGGGGTTTTCTTAGAGCTTCTATGGGCTTTACGACTGATATGAAAGCTCTTACTACTCTGCAATACATTCACAATAGATGTGAAAATGTTGACAAAAGGGTGGCGTCTCATTTTCGCAGGGATGCGATTGGTCTTAGGTCTGCGTATCTGACCATGAAACTTTCTTCTGAGGATCCAATTCAGAATCATAATGCTTTAGAAGATATACGTTTGGGAAAATATTGATGGATACACTCTTCCTGATGGGATTGAGCCGGTAAAAGTACCTAAGGTCAAGATGTCTTATGGTAAAAGCAAGGCTAATCCTGCAAGCCCGGAAGAGCTGATGAATCGCAGACTGACGGCGAAACAGCCGCGTTCCCGCAGAAATGAAGCGATTAGGAATTGTCCTGCTATTGATGACGATAAGTATAAGATTGCGGGAGTGGCGATTAAGGGTGAGCGTGAAATTCCCTTTAAAGAGATTTATGAAGTAAAAGGGTTCGTTCATGTGGGCAGATTTAAAACTGCGGCCCAGGTTCTTCATGCTCTTGATGTTATTTACGCGGCCATGGAGACCGGTAAAGGTAATCCAGATACCAAAGGCTGGATTTTTAAGAAAGTTGAAAAACAATAAAAAATATTGTATAATATTTATGTGAGTTGTTCTGTTGCAGCAGAACTTATAAGCCGCAAGTGAGGGCTTTATACTCACTTTTATATCCCGCGGTAGCTCAACGGTAGAGCAGCCGGCTTATACCCGGTATTAGCGCCAGATTAGCGTGAGGTTTGGGGTTCGAATCCCTGGCGCGGGACCATAGGCGTAACGCTGCACGCCCTCGAAAGAGGTATCACAGAAGGCACATATAGCAAAGTTATTTTCCGAATAGTCTAATGGTTGGACGTTTTAATTGAAATAAAAAGTTATGGGTTCGAATCCCATTTTGGAAGCCATCTAGTGCCTTGAAATTATTTGAAAAACTTTTATAAATATGATATAATATTTATAGAAAGTGAGAGAGGAAGTTGTTTATGGATAAGAAATTATATCTGGCGCAACTCGCCGCTAAGGCTATGTCCTGTTACAGCGATGAAGATGTAGTTTGTGATAGCCTTTGGCTTATGAATGGCGGCATTGGTGGGCCAGAGGAACAGTGGGAAAACTTTCTCAAGGTTTTTAAGGATACCTTTGGTATTTCCTATGATGAAGCTAAACAACTGAATCTTTTTGAAAAACAATAAAAAATATGTTATAATATTTATATAAGGCAGATACAGCAAATTATTTACAAATAAAACGCTTATTTTGGTTTAAGAAAGTTTATTTATTCTGCCTTGAGCTTGGGTCGGTAGCTCAGAAAAATTTTTGGGTAAAGTGAGCTAAAGATAATTCACTAATTCTTATATATTATATAAAGGAGAGTGAATTGTTATGCCGACAGCGTTGGATTTAACTGGACAAAAATTTGGAGCATTAACAGCAGTTTCAAAAGCTCCAAGTAGAAGTGGTAAAACATATTGGCTATGTAGATGTGAATGTGGGAACGAGAAAGAAGTTTAGACAGGTCATTTAACTTCTGGAGCTATTTAGAGCTGCGGATGTAAGTAGCATTTAAAGAAAAATAGTGGAAAAAATGTAGTTAATTTTAGAAAACGAATTAAGCTAGCATTGGTGGAAGGTTTTTCTCATAAATGCTCTTACTGCGGATTGCGGGATGCACCTCAGTTATACGACTTTCATCACGTTGACCCATCTACAAAAAGTTTTGGTATCGCAAATTCTTCTACTACAAGAAGTAAATAGGCTTATGCAGATGAAGCAAAAAAGTGTATAATGCTATGTGCTAATTGTCACAGAAGAATTGAAAATGGTCTAATTTCTTTAGATGATTTTACGCCAATCTTATTTGATGAAGAGAAGTATTTCAAAACTCTTGAGGATTTGATTTCATAATCCTCAATATGGATCGCTAGTTCATCGGTAGAACGCAAGGCTGTTAACCTTGATAGCATGGTTCAACTCCATGGCGATCCGCCAGAGTCAAGTTTGCGAGTAGCGTCGTGACTTTAACCCTAAACTCTCAATTCGTCCACTGCGAAGGAAAATAAAAGGCTGGCCCAATAGAGCGACGGGTGGTTCTGAAACAAATAGTTGCTCTTTTATGTTCTCGTGGCGCAATAGGCAGACGCGCGTGGCTTAGAACCACGATGTTGCGAGTTCGACTCTCGCCGAGAACACCAAAGAAGAGTCGCGAAAGGATCTGTCCAGAAAAAATTTGTATCACAAGAACTTCCGGTGTAGCTCAGTTTAACCGTCTGGCCGGCTCTTCTATTTATATGCACCTGTGGTGGAATTGGCAGACACGACAGCTTGAGGGGCTGTTATTCGAAAGAGTGTGCAGGTTCGAGTCCTGTCAGGTGCACCATGGTTTCTACTGATTTTCCATGACCAATAAGTCAGAAGTGTGATATATGCGAACGACGAGGCGCAAAGCGCACGGGGTGCGTACGACCCTTCCTCGCCTTATTTGGTGGCGTAGTTCAGTAGGCTAGAACGTCGGCCTGTCACGCCGAAGGTCACGGGTTCAAACCCCGTCGTCATCGCCAATTTGAAAAACAATAAAAAATATTGTATAATATTTATACAAGGTTGAGAAAGAACAAGGTATCGCAAGTCGTATATAGGCAGCGATAGCGCGCAAGTGAACCAGCAATGCGGTGTCCCTTCGGGTTGATGCCTGGCACATTGGACTGTAGTAGCCGATAAATTAGAGCGTAGTTCTCCTTGATTGACACGACCAATCATCTTAACTATAGTATGGGGCATTAGCTCAGTTGGGAGAGCGCCTGCCTTGCAAGCAGGAGGTCACGAGTTCGACCCTCGTATGTTCCACCATAGGTATCTACTAACAATTATACATATGATACCATCTAATGATTACAGGTTTTTATTGATTTCATTGCCATAAAACAATAGGGCATTACCTATTTCCGCCCTCAATAGAAATAGGTGGTTTTCAGTGACGCCGCTGTTCACCAACTGGAAGAAAAGTTAGTATCTTAATAAAGTAGATGATAGAGATAAGATACTAAAAGTGCGTACTTGGCCCGGTAGTCAAGTGGTAAAGACGCTGGCCTTTCACGCCAGAAGCACGGGTTCGAATCCCGTCCGGGTCACCATAAATCAATAGGAAAAGGAGATAAATCTTATTATGAAGAATGTTCACGGGAAGTTCAATTCTTTTGTCGCACTCGGTCAGGCCCTCGGTATTAAGTGTACGGTTGAAGCTGAGAAGGTACATAAGTGCCCTAATTGCGGGAATGAGCTTCGCAAGGTTGGTAACACAAATGTTTATGTTTGTGATTACGGAACTCTTGAGGATACAGATTTGAAGGGAACTCCCGTGCAGGTGCTCACAAAGTGTGGCACTATTGAGATTGACAATACTTAAATAAGTGGAGACCTAAGCAAGTCGATAAACTGCTTGTTATATGGCGCCTTCCTCTAAATGGCATAGGAAGCCGGAACCTCACTCCGCCTTCCTCTAAATGACATAGGAAGCCGGAACCTCACTCCGGTAATATGAGTTCGAATCTCATAGGCGTCACCAGACGTATGGACTCCACGGCTCAACGGAGAAAACGGGTCTTTCTTGTGCGTAGAGTATGGTACGGCAAGAATATAATTATTAATTGGCACGCCCTTGCTTTATAAAGTGAAACGGTTCCGGCTGATACATCCAGCGGAGGGGCGCAAGAGTACCGTGACTATTAGAGTTATTTCAAAATGTGAAGTATGTGAGGCGTGGGCCAGGAGTGGCAATGCAGACCAACTTAGAAGCGTCTAGGCATTGAGTAACAGAAATATATTTTGATTATAGCTCTAATAGTTGTATATCGCAGAGAGGGTGTTGGTTCCCTGTCGAGTCTCATAAACTCGATTACGTGAGTTCGATTCTCACCTCTGCACCCATAAAAGACTGACACATTGGGAACCTATTTCTGAGACGCTTACGAGCCTCTCAAGTGCGATAATAGGCTGTCAGAAGGGCACTACCATTTTAAATATTCGACAAGGAGGTAATAAAATGATGGATATTGATGATTTCATTTTCGCAGAAACAGAAGTTATCCCAAGCAATAGGTAAGATAACTTATATGTTCAATGCGGCCACCGAGAGGTGTTGGTTCCAAGCCCATGAAACGCAGAGGAAACATATTTGGAGGGGTGGCAGAGTGGTTGAATGCAAGGGATTGCTAATCCCTCGGCCATAGAAATGTGACCCGGAGGTTCGAATCCTCTCCCCTTCGCCAATCGCCAATCGGGACAGACACTGTTGTATATGCCGGCCGCATATAAACGAGGCGATTTGTGTTAATAGCGAAAACCGACTAAGCTATTCCGTTCGCTTGCGGCGATAATACAAGCAACTTAATAAGTCCGACAAGTTTGGTGGTACTGCTGCGGACGCCAAGAGGGACAGGGGGCCAAAACCACAAGACAGAGGAATGGGTTCGATTCCCATGCGGCCGGCGATTAGGCTGGCGGTTGGTGTATAGTGTGGAAACGAGCATACTGTCAATCTTCTTTAACCTGGGCCGAGGTTTATATCGGCTATTATATGCTGGATTAGCTCAATAGGTAGAGCAATCGCCTTGTAAGCGATAGGTTAAGAGTTCGAGTCTCTTATCCAGCTCCAGCCTCGGCAGAGGCGTTTAAACGCGGCAATGGAGTGATTCCTCCTACCTGTAAGATATTGTGGCCGCTTTATCAAGCAGTCCGTATGGTAAACCGAGTCGGATAGGGTTGGATAGGGCGCAGAGAATTGTACCGCCAATTCCGAGTGCAAAGGCCGGAGGCCAATACCTGATATTAAAATCTATTGCCAATATGTTGTGCGTAGCTTAACTGGTAGAGCATCAGATTGTGACTCTGAAAGGTGCGAGTTCAAACCTCGTCGTACACCCCATAGACCTATTCAGCAATCTTAATATATTTTTGATAATATATGGCCAAAGGGGGTCTAGTAAAATGGATTTAAAAACTATAAAGCGAGTTCAAAAGAAATCTCCAGAGGAGTTGCAAGAATATCTCCATTTTAAACGGAGAGGCTCTATAACAAGGGCAAAGAAAGGAAAGGGTTCCTTTAATAGAAAACTCAAGCACAAAAATCTTTTTGAAATTTTTTAATATTTATTATATAATATATATAGAAAGTTAAGGAAAGGATGTTTGAGTTTTAATGATTATTGCTTCTGCAATTAAATTTTTTCCCCATTTCGGCGAATACCCCGTGATTATTTGCGGGAAGCGCCATGCAGATTGCTTTGAGGAGGCATATCAAATGGGGTATGAGTGGGATAAAGAAGATTTAGTTCAGGGATTCTTGACTGATGATTCTAGGTTCCTTGATAGGTACGATGCAAAGCATGAGGCCCGCAAATGTAGGCAGTTAATTGTTGACGACGATAAGTATCGAGAGCTTTTCAGCGAAGATATGTGGCCTGAAGAGGGTTAAGGTTGGCTACAGAGCCTATAAACCCTGTAGTGCGCGAGTACGAGAGAAGGACGCGCCAGAAAAATATTCTTTTCCTTTCGGGTTGGCGAAACATCCAACCAAAATGCGTGTGTAGCTCAGCAGGCTAGAGCACCTGCCTTTTAAGCAGGGAGTCGCGAGTTCGAATCTCGCCACACGCACCACTATACTCTCGCTTTGCGTAGAGGTGACTTTTAGAGGACGGTTACTGCTTCTTTGACAGGGTTTCAAGATGTAAACTCTAAGAGCAGAAGCGGCGCACAGGCTTTGTGGTTCCTATGGGCGTGAAAGTATGAGGAACACCTCTTATGATGGGTTTGGTGGTTCGATCCTGTTGTAAGGGAAAAACCACCACTAATATGCAGGATTAGTGTCAGCGGCTAGCACGTCTGCCTTCCAAGCAGAAAGGGCCGGTTCGAATCCGGTATCTTGCTCCATTTCTGCAATATTGCGGAAAACTCTTTCTCGGAGAAGTATAGAGAGAAGCCATGCCATCCTTTGGCAGAAAGGTTGAAGGTATTGCCGGGTGTCAAAAAACCTTAATGTTAGCGGACATAACGCTAGGCTGTTGTCGAGGTATGCCTAAAGGCCTCAGACTGAGGAAGTGGTTCTCCTCAATGCGGGTGACGCCGAAACGAACCAACTGAGAGTTGAGGGAATGGTTGAAGAGGAGCTCTAAGCAGAGGAAGATAAGATTGTGGTGCCATTCGTGGTTACTTAACGAGCTGTGTAAACTCTCTTTATCTACTTCGGTAGTTCAGCTGGCTAGAATCCTCGACTGATAATCGAGAGGCCGTGAGTTCAAGTCTCACCCGGAGTACCAGAATTCGGTTCTCTTTTCTATGATGAATTTGTTTGGTTCTCTTTTCATCCAGTTTGCGGTCTGGTCAAAACCGTATTATATAAGGCGGTCGGTTAATGGTAAACCAATGGTCTCCAAAACCATGACTGTAGGTTCGAATCCTACCCGTCTTGCCAATATAAAGGAGGTTGATAAAAATGGTAATGGATATTAACATCAAGAGTGCCAATGATGTTGAACGTCTAAATACCGTAGCGAGTAAAACTCCAGATGTGCTTTGGGTTCATTCTAACGATGGTATGATTATGGTTGATGCTCGCAGTCTCCTTGGTTTGTTTGCCTTGATTGGCAAACCATGCAAGTTAGTTGCAGAAGATAGTACAGATTATAAAGTGCTTGCCAAGGTGGCAAAGAAGGCCGGGGTAGCTTGACCCCACTATTTGCCCCAGTAGCTCAGTTGGAAAGAGCACGCGCCTTCTAAGCGCGGCGTCAGGGGTTCGAGTCCCTTCTGGGGTACCATTTCCGTTAGTTTAAAAGTGGAAAACACAAGAGCGCGCGTCTTGTTTGCGAGTTGAGCATCGCCTCGCACGGAAAGCCTATGGGTCGTTAGCTTAACAGGTAGAGCGGTAGGTTGAAGCCCTACAGAATGAGGTTCGAGTCCTCGACGACCCACCAGTCCGCAAGGACAAATTTCTTGAAGTGTTTATGTATCTCTCCTCTTGCGCTATGGTCTTCCTTTTTTTCTATAACCTCATAACCTCAAAGCAAGAGGGGCCGTAATGGTTTCGACGGGGCATTGAGAAATTAAAGTTCACGGGTATGGTATCGCCTAAAGAGCCAAACAAAATTAACTGACAACGATTATTTCGAGAATTATCTTGCGGCTTGAGCTAAGCTCGCCGCTTAACCCTTGAGTTTCTTTGTTTACTCTCTTAAACAAAGTGGTGGAGGTATAAACCAGTACGCTTAACGGAGTGAGGTTGTTAAAGCCCATCCCACTTAATGGATAAAATTTAACTATCGTGTAAGTAAACTTTGATTATGTAGGTGTTTCGGACGCGGGTTCGACTCCCGCCGGCTCCACCATCTAAGAAAAGGAAAGGATATATTTATGTACTTCTATAGTGTAAAGATTTAGGCAGTTACCTCTAAAAATAGAGAAATTCAGCGAAGCGTTATTGCGATGGCGGCTTCTCCTTGGGAAGCAATGAAGAATGTTTCAGCTGAAAGGGATGAGGGCTATGAGTGTATAATTATAAGCGATATTCTTTATGAGGATGCTGGATATAAGATGGAGAACGACTAAATGGAGATTGAAAGAAAGTGGATTCTTAATCGAGTTCCTACTGAATTTAAGCAAATCGTTCATACTCAGACCGAACAGCTTTATCTTTCAACAAGCCCTGAAGTGCGATTGAGACATAATCCCGCAAGCCCATATCCATTTAGATTAACTATTAAAGGAGAAGGAACTCTAACAAGAGAAGAGATTCAAGAGGAAGTTTCCGAAGATTTCTTTAATGAAGTGAAAAAGTTCGTAGGAAAGCCTCCTATTAAGAAAGATTATTATATCTTTAATTGCGGCGGATACCCTTTAGAAGTTTCAATCGTGGATGATGGAGCTTTTATCTATGCGGAGATTGAGTTCGAAACCGAGGAGCAGGCCCGCAATTATCAACTTCCTATTGATGATGCTGTTGAAGTAACAGATAATCCAGAATATAAAATGAAAAATTATTGGTTGCGTACTCGCAACTAAAGTTTAGGCTCATTCAGCAATTATCGCCTTGATGGGGCATCTGACAGTTAATCAGACTTTACATAGAGCCTAGTTATTTGCGCCAGTAGCATAATGGAAAGTGCACAAGGCTACGGACCTTGGCTAGTGGGAGTTCGAATCTTCTCTGGCGTACCATATGCAGAGGTGGCCGAGTCTGGTTTATGGCACCTGCCTAGAAAGCAGGCGGTCGAAAGGCCCGTGGGTTCAAATCCTACCCTCTGCGCCACATTGGTATCTTGCATACAAGTCCGAAAGGCAGTAAGAATAAATCGTAGGGCCTTAAATCCGAGCCAATAATAGGAAAGCTATATTCCGAGATACCCTTCGAGGATTGGAGCAACGAAGGTAAAAATAAAGTCCCCAAGATGTTTTCCGGTATCAGTACACAACCGGCATAGAGCAGAAGGGTTCAGGGTCGGTGCCTCATATAGCATTAGAGGAAACGGTAAGGACCAGGCATGGAAATCTGCGGAAGTGCGAGAAACCCCGAATATCTGGGTGTAAGTCAACTGGTAGACGGCGTGATTTGGGTTCACGAGGCTTGTGGGTTCGAGTCCCACCACTCAGACCATCTCGCTTAGAGCGAGAATATGTATCACTCCTTTCCTATAAAGGCTCAATACAGCAAACAAATGTATATGTAATACTTGGGAAAACCAAATAGTTCTATTACTATTAAGTTTTATGCTATGAAATGCTTCTATGTGCAAAGGGAAGTTAAGAAGTATGGAGCTATGCAACAAGCCCTTTTGAGCCTAGATTGAAAAACTTTTGAAAAATTAAAAAATAAATGATATAATATATATAGAAAGTTAAGGAAAGGATGTTTCAAATGAAGAATTTTGTTGGCATGGGTCAGTTTTATCGGGCTAATCCTTATGGTTTAGTTAAGACCGTTTGTCGCGGTTTTGATGCTAACTCTGGTGATGCAATGATTGCTTATGTTCAAGTAGGCAAAGGTGGCTGTGCAAGCGAAGTTTTTTTCATGCTCGAGGATGAATTTAGAAACATCTTTCTAAATTAAATGCCCGGTTAGCTCAGCTTGGTAGAGCATATCCCTTACAAGGATGGGGTCGGCGGTTCGAACCCGTCACCGGGCACCACTTAATAAGGAGATAATTATGGACTTTGTTGTTGGAGTTCTTAGCTTTTTTGAGAATGAGATTGAATTAGAGAAAATTTCTGCCGAATCAGAAAAAGAAGCTCTAATGAAACATTCTCTTTTGAATGGATATATCGTTGATAAAAATGCTTCATTGGAAGAGATTTATCAAGATTTATCTGGAAGTGATATGGTAGCGAGTGTAATTAAGATATAAAGTAGTCTTTTAAAGACGCATACAGCAATTCTTCTATTAAGAAGATACAGGTTCAAATCCTGTAAAAGCCCATTGGCTTTTTGGCGGAATGGTTCACGCAACTGTCTGATAAACAGTCTTTTCTTTAATGCGTCTTGTATTTATAGCCGGTTGGCGTAATGGTAACGTAGGGGACTTTGACTCCTTTGTTAGAGGTTCGACTCCTCTACCGGCTGCCACTGTACCTTGAAAATAGAATAACTTAGATATGGCTATAATGCAACTCAGTGAAGACACAACGTCATGTGGCTGAGAAACCCAATCCGAGCTTAGGCTGGGAGAATCGGATAATGGAGGATACCCCAACCATCCGTAATGGGCTTTAATGGTGACATTAGAGTTCTCGTGGTCGAATGACCGGCTCCTAGGAGGGTTGTGCTGACATAATCGCATCTAAAAACACTGTCTTATCGCTCTCGCAATAGACGCCCCTGTGGGGAATAATCCAAGTTAGGTTAAAGTGTGGCAACTTTGGCAATCCTTGGAAATGCCAACAAGAGAGTTTGCACTTGAACCAGAGAAATCTGGGTATAAGATAAGGTCATGATCTGAGTAGCCCAAATGTGCAAAGACTTTGATGATTAGATAATAAGATATTGCTTGTTCTAAAATCAAATTTCTGAATGACGGGTGAAAGGTAAGGGTAATCAATCCCTTTTGAGAAATGGAACAAAAGTTCTGGGGCAAGAAGTTAGAGGTCGCTCCTCGAAGCTCAGACTTGTCTCCTCAATGGTTGAATATAGATGAAGATTAAACAGTTGGTAGGGCGAAGGCCCGCATTATAGTTATATCTAAGTTATTCTATTTTCTTTATACCGCTTTAGTGTAGCGGTCTGCACGCTTGGCTCTGAACCAAGAGGTCTTCGTTCAACACGAAGAAGCGGTGCCAGTAATAGAAGCAATACGTATAGAAATCGTAAATAAGACTTCTATTGTCAGGATGTAGGATTGAAAGCGTCCACCATTTAAAGAGTGGCGAGTAGACCTGCAGGACTCGCCTTTGGCGTAGTAGCACACTGACAAGGTTCACGATTAACCTTAACCAAAATCGTTTTTAATACGGGGAGTTAGCTCAGTAGGTAGAGCGCGTTAATAGTTTGGTCTTGTCAAAGACCGTAACAGCAATTTTACTACTTGCTTATGGTGCACGATGCCGCAGGTTCGAGTCCTGCACTCCCCACCGAATATGCCGAAGATACTTTCATCCGTCGGGGAAGAAGAAGAGAAAGGTGAGAAGCACAACTCAGCATAAAAATGTGCATTATGCGGGAGTGGCGGAACCGGTAGACGCAACGGACTTAAAATCCGTTGAGCTTGGCTCGTGAGGGTTCGAATCCCTTCTCCCGCACCACTAATAGCGCCATGGTTAATGGTTCAAATTCTGCCAGCAAATAAACAATAGAAGTCCCGCATGGGGAAGGCGTTCTAATAGGATGTTCGGCGCTTTTATATATGGGTCAGTAAAGTGATAAAGTAGACACCCCGGTCTGTAAAACCGGTGCTTTCGAGCTCGAGTGGGTGCGATTCCCTCCTGGCCCACCAAACCAAACAATAGGAAAGGAAGTATGTAATGAATATTGTTCATACAGGAAACCGTTTCCAAATATATGGGGATGATGTAAAAACTTATAAGGAGTTGCCTGCGGGTACATATTCGATTGGCTTCCATCCTCAAATGGGAATTTGGCTTCAGTTGCATAATAACCTTCAGGTAAAAGAAGAAAAGGTTTACGGTTCGCATGAAAGAAAAGTAGAAAAGGTTTTTAATTCTTTTGGGAAAGCCGAAAGAAACTTTGGTATAATTCTTTCTGGTAAGAAAGGTATTGGTAAATCTCTTTTTGCTCGCATGATTGCGGAAGCCGCGATTAAGCGAGATATGCCGGTGATTATAGTCGATTGTCCAATCCCAGGAATTAGCAACTTTCTAAGTTCTATTGAGCAGGAAGTAGTTATCATCTTCGACGAGTTTGAAAAGACTTTCGCAAGAAATGATGACGGGGATCCGCAGGTAGAGCTTTTAAGTTTGTTTGACGGCGTTGATGATGGGAAGAAACTTTTCGTTATCACGTGCAACGATACTAAGAGATTGAACGAGTTCCTCATTAACAGACCTGGTCGTTTCCATTATCATTTTGAAATTGGATGCCCAACCGCAGATGAAGTAAGAGATTATATGATTGATGCGGTAGGAACTGGGTTTCAAGAAGAGATTGAAAAGGTAATTAAGCTATCACAGATCGCAGATATTACCTATGACAGCCTGAGGGCTATTGCTTTTGATTTGAAGCAGGGATACCCTCTTGAGGAAACTCTGATGGATTTGAATATCAACTATGAAAGAAATTCTGTCTTTGATATTAGTGTTCGACTAACCAATGGTTGGGCTATGACAGTGTATGGCTATTCTCTTAACCTCTATGAGAAAGAAGAGCAGCGAATTAGATTTAGAAAAGATAAGAATGATTTTATTCTTGTTTTTTCTCCAAGCAATATCAAATCAGTGAATGGCACTCTAACTCTTATGGGAATGGATGCTGAGATTTGTTGTGACTTCGATACTTTCGATTTGAATTATCCATCTGAGGAAGAGAGAGAAAGAGCGAGAAAAGAATTTAACGAGAACGTGAGAGTTGAAGGAGTAACCTTTACTAAAGTTACATTCTATAATGTCAACAAATATGTTGATATTTAATATAAAGACCTAAGCAAGTCTTAAAACTGCTTTTATATTGCAGACAGGACAAACGGTTAAGTCGCAGCCCTCATAAGGCTTGAGGAATGGGTCCAACTCCCATGTCTGCAACCATCCACTGTTGCAGCGGTGTTTATATATATTTCATTTATAAATGTAATATGTATGATTGGAGTTCTGCAAAATTCCAATCCCCTAGAGGGGCTACCTATTTGGTAGCCCCTCTTTTCTGTTAACCTCGTCCTGCTCCGAGTTTCCGATTGCGCATGCCCACCAAATTTTTCTTTCAAAAATATGCTTTGGACAATTTATGTAAAACCTTTTGTCATTATTGTTATATAGTATAAAGAGAGATAATTTTCTCTACTCTTTAAAGAAAGGAGAATAAGTATGATTACTGTTGGTAAGAATGTAGATAATAAAGTCTTATACGGCACAGTTCATTTTTTGTGCGACTACCAAAGTGACGTTGCTAATCTCCCTACTAATCGTAAGCCAGGTAGCTCAGCCTATGTAATTGAAAATGGGAATAGATACATCTTCAATTCTAATCATGAATGGATATTGTAGCCTTCTAGTGGAGGCGGAGATCAACCCCTTCCGCCAGAAGATACAACCATTATTTATGATGGCGGATTAATTGGCTAAGGGAGGGAGTGACTTTGGCAGAAGTTGTTTATAAGACAATATTTCAACTTAAAAGAGGAACTGCGCAAAAATGGGCAGAACTAAATCCAGTCCTTCGTGAAGGTGAACCAGGATTTGAGTTAGATACCGGAAAGTTAAAAATAGGAAATGGAACAACTGCTTGGAAAGAATTAAATTATATAAATAATAACTTAATTAGTATAGATGTAGACAACAAGTCAATTATTATTGATGGGATAGGACAAATCTCATTAAAAGGATTTGAGGAAGCGCAAACTGGTCAATCTATTAGAAAGAATGACGAGGGAGTGCTAGAATGGTATACACCTATATCAGAAGAAGAATTAGATTAGCTAATAAAAGTTATTTCTATTGGCGATGTAGATCTTCCAGTCCAAGATAATAGGGTTGTTATTCCTGCTGGTACAAATGAGAGTCTAGGTTTAATAAAAGGAAGCAATTTAGACAATTAGATTAAAATACTTTTGGATGGAACTGGAGAAGTTAATTCTATTGGAGTTGATAAGATTGTAAATGTTGATGATTTCACTTTAATATTAAATTGTGGAACAGCATCAGATTAAAATAAGGAGGCATAAAAATGGCCAATGAACTGAAAACTAGAATACAGCTTCGACATGACACAGATGCAAATTGGCAATTAGTAAAAGATACCCTTGTACCTCTTATTGGCGAGGCCTGTCTAACAACAGATGGCCCTGATAAGGGCAAGGTAAAATATGGTGATGGAGAGAGTACATGGGGCCAATTAGAATACTCTGGAGGAAAAGATATAGTTGAAGTCGATTCATCTATTGTTAAGTTTGATGATGATTTTACCTTTACTTATGCTTTTGGTAAATATACTCCTGGCGGAGATGGTTCCGTAAATGTGCCAGCAACAGGAAAAACTTTAGATCAGTTATTACTAGATGCTTTCGCCGAAGAGAAAAACCCAACTATCGTACAACCCTCAGTTAGTGTATCTTCTGGAGAGATGAAAGCATATGAGGCTGGTACTAATGTAACTCCAAAATATACAGCCACCTTGAATAAAGGCTCTTATCAGTACGGTCCAGATACAGGAATTACTGCAAGCAGTTGGAACGTTCAATTTAATGAAGAATCAAAAACTGAAGCTAGCGGCACATTCTCTGAAATTCAAGTAACTGATTCTACAAATCTAAAGATTACAGCAACAGCTACCTATGCTGATGGAGCTATTCCTGTGACTAATTTAGGTTCAGAATATGTAGATGGACAAATTAAGGCAGGATCAAAAGCTAATAGCACAGGAGCTATTACTGGATACCGTTAGATCTTCTACGGAATTAATGATTCAACAGATGCTCTAACTAGCGCGATTATTCGTTCTCTTACTTCTAGCAATAAAGCAGCAGCCGCAATGACTATCAATAGCATTAAGGCTCAAGAAGGAACAAAGAGAATTATTATTGCTGTACCTCAATCTTCCGGACTTAAAGTAACCGCAGCGAATATTACTTCAAGTCTAAATGCTGACGTAACTTCTAGTTATGTAAAACAATCCGAGCCAGTACAGGTAGAAGGAGCAAATGGATTCACCGCAGTTCCTTACGATGTATTTGTATATCAACCTGCATCTATTGATCCAACCGAAGATCATAAAGTTGTAATTGGAAAGTAAGGAAGGAGGAATAACTAATGGCAGTAATTAATAAAGAAATTGCTTATATGGCGTTGCCTCTGAGTATTCGTAGAGGAAATCCATTCCCCATTGATGAATATTCAGTATGGTACGACATGGAAGAATTAACCAATTATGCTAAAACCAGCCCAGTTGCATACGTTGGTCAAGTAGTAACTTTAGTTAAAGAATCCGAAAATACTGTTGAAGCATATATGATTCAAAATGCGGCGGGCACCCTGATGAAATTGGCTTCAACCACAGCTTCTGGCGATTTAACTGAAGATGTTTAGGAACTACAAGGTAAAGTTTCTGCATTAGAAAGTTCTGTTGGAACAAAAGAAGAAGAAAGTTCAATAACAGCATCTAATCTTTGGGCAGCCATTGAAGAAGTAAAAGCCGCTTATGAGAGTGCAGACACCGCGATCAATAATAAATTTAATGATTATTATACTAAGACCGAGGCCGATTCTAAGATTGACTCTAAGATCGCTACCGCGATTAGTTCTACTTATAAGCCAGCAGGTTCAACAATGTTTAGCTTCCTTCCATCTGTAGGTGCGGATCAAGAGGGTAAAGTATATAATATCATCGACGAGTTTACTACTACAGAAGATTTCATAGAAGGGGCTGGAAATCAATATCCCGCAGGAACAAACATTGTATGTATTGACTCTGATGATGCCGGCACTTATAAATGGGATGTTCTCGCTGGCTTTGTTGACCTAAGTGAATACGAAACTACTTCTGATGTAACTACTAAATTAGCATAGAAAGTAGATAAAGTAGAAGGATCTTCTCTAGTCGAAGACGCTTTAATTACTAAACTTAGAGGTTTAGCTGAGATTAAGGGCGTTAGCGAAGAATTTGAAATCGGCGAGGAAGATAATGTTCTTAGTATACAAGCTATTAGTCAGGAAAAAATTACAGGACTTCCCGCAGCACTCGCAGAAAAAATTAAGGGCGTAACTCTAGGTAATACTCCACTTGAAGTTAGCGAAGGCGTTGTAACTATTCCTATTGCTACTGCGGAAGCTATTGGCGTAGTAAAAAGCTCTGCTGCGGAGAATGGGGTAAACGTTAATAGTGACGGAACTATGACTGTAAACAATATAAACCTAAGTAAGATTACATAGACTCCTGGTACAGAGCTTATCCTAAACGGTGGAGATGCTACTGTTAGTGAATAATAAAAATCAACTTGGAGGAAAATAATTATGTCTACTACTTTTAATACAAGAATTTAGTTAAAATATGATACCTATGAAAATTGGAACACCAATAATCCAACTCTTCTAAAAGGAGAAATGGCCGTTGTTGAAGTTCCAGTTGAAACAGGTGTAGCTCAAAACGAGCCTACCTATTTATTAAAAATAGGTGATGGGACATCAGATTTTAAAACTTTAAAGTGGGTGAGTGGAACTGCTGCTGATGTTTACGCTTGGGCAAAAGCAGCTACTAAACCTACATATCAAGCAAGTGAGATTCAAGGTCTTGAGGACTTTATTGGAGAGAAAGTTGAAGATACTGATACACAGTACCAGATTGTCAAAAATGGCGATATGGGATTCAAACTTCAATCTAAGCCAAAAAATGGCAGTTCTTGGACCGATGTAAGCACAATCGCTCTTGTTGCTCCAACCTATAGTTTACTTGAAGGAACAACTAATGGTACTGTTAAATTTGGAGTAACTGGCTCTGAAGTAGAAGTAAAAGTTCACGGGCTTGGCTCTGCTGCTTATACTGAGCGTTCTGCCTATGATCCTGCCGGTAGCGCAGAAACAGCAAAAGAAGAAGCTATTGAAGAGGCTGGAACCGCAGCTGATGAAAAAATTACTGCTCTAAATATCTCCCAATATGCAAAAACTACAGAGGTAGAGTAGAAAATTACTCAAGCAAAAACAGAATTAATCGGTACTGGTAGTGGCTCTTCTACAACTATTAAAGGCGCATATGATGAAGCTAAGACCTATACTGATAATTAGATTGCTGCGAAACTTGCTTCTACTTACAAAGCTGGAGGATCTGTTGCTTTTGATTCCCTTCCAGAATTAAGTGCAGTAGAGGAAGGCAAAGTATATAATATCATTGATGAATTTACCACAACTGCTGACTTCGTGGAAGGAGCTGGTAAAGACTATCCTGCTGGTACTAATGTAGTATGTATTGATACCGGCGAGGATAAGTTTAAGTGGGACGTTCTTGCTGGAATGGTAGATCTTTCTGCATATGATACTGCAACAGTAACACAAGGAAAGATTAATACAGCAAAACAAGAGGCACAACAATATGCAGATTCTAAAATTAATGCCTTAGACAAAGAGGATTCTGCGGTAGCAAATCAATTTGTAACTGCGGTTTCCGAGGTTGATGGTGTTATCAATGTAACTCGTGCGCAGCCTACTATTGAGAATGTTAACGGATTATCCGCAGCTCTTGCTCAGAAAGCCAATGATTCCGATCTATCTACTGTAGCCAAAAGTGGGAAAATTGATGATTTAACTCAAACTGCTACAATTATTTTTAATTGTGGAAGTTCTAATACAGTGATGTAATTTAATAAAGCCCATTTTTAAATGGGCTTTATTTTTATTTAAGGAGGCTTAAAATGGTAACTTTTAATAGTAGAATTTCGAATAAGAAAGATACAAGCGAGAATTGGGAAGCCAATAATCCTATTCTATTAAATGGAGAATTGATTATTGTGATTGAAGATTCTGGCGAAATCCGTTTTAAGGTCGGAAATGGTACAAGTCATTATTTAGAGTTGCCATTTGTTGAAACCGGTGTTTCCTGGGGTACTTTCTAATTTGCAAAAAATTAAAAATTATAATATAATATATACAGAAAGTTAAAGAAAAGAAAAATTAAAATTATGAAGGAGAAGAATTATGATGTATCCCACTGAGAAGTATCGTTATTACACCAATGGCCGGCGAGTTATCGCCGTTTCTACTTATGCTGGAAAGACTGTTCGTGGTGTAGCAACCTGTGACCCCAGTGACGAGTTCTCTATGGAGAAGGGAAAGGAGCTTGCGGCCGCTCGATGCGCTTTGAAGATTGCCTATAAGCGTTATGATCGAGCTACTCGTAAGACAAAAGAAGCTTACGAAGCCTGTCGCGCCGCAGAGGCTCATCATGAGAAGATGTATAATTACCTTATTGATTCTGAGGCAAGAGTTACAGAGGCCGAGGATTACCTCGCAGAAATCTTGAACGACCTTTAATATAAGGGCTTCGGCCCTTTATGGCGGAGTGGCCGAGTGGTTGAAGGCACTAGTCTTGAAAACTAGAGGCGCTGAAAGGCGTCCGTGGGTTCGAATCCCACCTCCGTCGCCATTTTATACAAGGGGATAGAGTAATGCGCTGGTTAGTCAACTATATCCGACAAGTTTTTTGTAAACACGAATTTGTTTTTAGTGAAGGATGGGCTGAAACTTCCAATAGCAGCGGTTCATTTCATCGAGGAATGAAAGTTTCATGTTATTGTAAAAAAATGCGGCTATCACAAATCCTGGTGGAAGTTTTGACAATAAAAAATTTTTTTGATATAATATTTATAGAAAGTTGAAAGATATGAGCAACTGTTTAGACTGTGATAAATGTTGGGTCGTAAAAGACCCTGACCCAGAGGATGATACTTGTTTAGCTGTTTTCTGCTCAGAGTCTAAAGCAAGAGGAATGAAATGCAACGAAATTTCGTATCTAATGCCTTTAGGTTATAATTCCGCGTTTGCAGAAAGTCCTCTTCCGGTAAACCCATGGATTACAGTAGCAAGTCATTGGTCTGAACTAAGAGAAAAATGTGAAATTCCTGATTGGTGTCCATTAAACGGGCTTACATCAGGAACATACAGAGATGCGACTGATAGAACATCAGTTGCTATTATGCAAGAACGACAGTGACATAAGACACTAACAGCTATCTTTACATAAAGTAAATTTTATTTTTTTTCAAATACTTGTAGGTTTTTAATATAGTGTCTTGATATGTATGTCGCGGAGTAGCGTAATGGTTAGCGCAGGGGTCTCTAAAACCTCGGGAGTGGGTTCGAATCCCACCTCCGCTGCCAATAATAAGGAGGTCTAACATGGGAAAGTCTCGTAAGAAAACCCCGGCTGTATCTTCTATCTCTTATAATGGAGGAAAGAGAAGAGCCAATAAAAAAGTTAGAAGGCTCCTTAAAGACCCGGAAGTAAACTTTGATAAAGGGTCTTTTAAAAAGGCTTATTGCTCTTGGGATATTCGAGATTATCGAGAAGTAGCTCCTTCCTTTGAAGTTTTTTCAGAGAGATGGTTGGAAAGATAGAAGAGAAATAGAGCTAGGCTAGGAAGGAGAAATCCTGAAACTCCTCCCACCAGAAAAGAGCTTTGGCAGACATACCAGAGATGGTACTTGAGAAAATAAATCCTTCCTTTCTTTTAACCGCGAGAGAGTTATCTTAAATAAATACTAATAGCTCTCTCGCATTTCTTTTATTGAGGAGTTGGCAATTTATGTGGCAAAATAATATTGAATTTTTAGATATTATTTCGATTATTTCTTTTGTGCTTTAGTTGCAAAATGCTGAAAGTCACGAAGTGGAAAGATTAAGAAATGAAGTTTCTAAACGCTTTGATGAACAAACCAAAATTCTGTTAGATGCTATGAACAGTAAATTGGACAGAATTGAAATGATGCTCAAAGATTTAAATGCTCGAGTGGGCTAATTGGTATAGCCGTCAAGCTCAAACCTTGATGTTTGTGAGTTCGAGTCTCACCTCGAGTACCATTTCTTTATAAAGAACGGGAGCTTCCTGTGCCTCGTTAGCAGAACTCAGGATGGTTGGCGCTGTGAAAGTTAAATGCGTCCATGTGCGGAGCGAAGGTTGGTCGCCGCACGATATGGCAATGTACTCAAGTGGATCAAGAGGCTTGTCTGCAAAACAAGTATACGCCAGTTCGAATCTGGCCATTGCCTCCAGTATGAGGTTAGCTACCTCCAGGTTTAACGATACCTTGGGATTTAGATGCTTGTGGGGCCTAAGTCATTGAATCGTTATCTCTCTCCCTTGTCCAAGGGAGCAACTAAACTTTAAAGGAGATTGATACTATGAATACAATTCTTAACGCTATGAAGCAGATGGACAACATCACCACTACTGAAAACGGCGGCATTACCTATAAGTCTACGATGAGTGGAATCATGGATTTGTTCGCCATGGGAGCTGCTTACCGCAAGCGCTCCGAGGATGACGTAATCTTCCTGTTCGATAAGGCTTTTAAGGAAGATGAAACTTATGCGCTCAAGTGCTTGTTTTATCTGCGCGATGTGCGTGGTGGACAGGGCGAGCGCAGATTTTTCCGAGTAGCAACTAAGTGGTTGGCAAATCACCACACCGATGCAATGCGCCGCAATCTGAAGTATGTTCCCGAGTTCGGCAGATGGGATGACCTCTACGTCTTCGTTGGAACTCCCCTGGAAGATGAGGCTTTCGACATTATGTACCATCAGTTGGCTCTTGATGTTGAGTGTAAGACCCCTTCTCTTCTGGCTAAGTGGTTGAAGTCTGAAAATACCAGCTCCGCAGAATCTCGTAAGTTGGCTACTATTACTCGCACCCACTTCCGTATGACTCCTCGCCAGTATCGCAAGACTTTGTCCGTTCTCCGCAAGCGCATTAAGGTTCTTGAGAGACTTATGTCCGAGAATCGTTGGGACGAAATCGAGTTCGATAAGATTCCCTCTAAGGCGGGATTGATCTATCGTAATGCTTTCGCCCGTCATGACATTATGAGGGAGAAGGCTGATAAGCAGACTTATGCGGAGTTTGCTAAGAGCACTGACACAAAGGTAAATGCCAAGGCCTTGAACCCCTGTGAGGTTGTCCATGAGGCGGTTAAGTTGAGTAGAGCATATCATGCTGATGATACCGATCGTCTGATGATTGGCAAGTACTGGGATAATCTGGCAGATTATTTCCATGATGCCGTTTTCAATGGGGTTGCTGTTGTAGATACTTCTGCGTCTATGACAGGTGGCTTCAATGAGATTAATCCTATTGATGTGGCTATCTCTCTGGGAATGTATTGCGCTGAAAAGTGTAATGAAAGTTCTCCTTGGTATGGTCACTACATCACCTTCTCTCGTCAGGCTAGACTGGTACCTGTTGAGGGCATCGACTTCGTTGACAAGGTACATCGCATTTATAGCAAGAATCTCTGTGAGAATACTAACATTAAGAGTGTATTCGACTTAATTCTCAAGCTCGCTATTGAGAATGGAGTAAAGCAGGAGGATATGCCTAAGAATGTAATCGTAATTTCTGATATGGAGTTCGATTCCTGCGCCTCATTCGACGATAATTACGGTTATTGGAGTCGTTACAATAGAGATACCAAGTCTGAAATGGAGAAGATTGCAGACATTTGGAAGGCCCATGGTTATGAATTACCTAAGCTCGTTTTCTGGAATGTCCAGGCTCGTCAGGATAACATTCCTATGAGAGATAATGGCAGAGTTACCTTTGTCAGTGGTTATTCTCCTGTGCTTTTCGAGCAGATTATGACCGGCAAGACTGGTATTGATCTTATCCTTGATAAGCTCAATAGTCAGAGATATGCGGTAATCCACTAACCCTATTCGGGGAAATGGCAAGAAAAATGCCATTTCCCCGTTATTTCTATTTATAGACATTTAATTAAAAATATTATATAATATAAATAGAAATAAAGAAAGGATTTGTTGTAATGACAAAAAGTAAGTTTATTGAATATGCAGGCGAAGTGCAAGACTATTGCCTTATGCTTACTAAAACCAGTGACGTAACAGGAGTAGAATATTTTGAGTCTGAGTTCGCTTCTCCTCTTGATATTATGGAGAAGATGATTTTTGACCAGTTTGATAAAAAGTTCGATGACTCTTTCAGTGAAGAATTTTGGCATCTTGCTATTATGGAAGACACTGATAGAGATGATTGGGCAGACTTTTATGATAAATTGATGAAGGGGTAATTATGCCAGAAATCCAAAAAGATCTAGTTTTATCCCCAAATGAGTACGCTTATGTACTTGATGAAACAAAAGGTAACGTCGCCTGTAACGTAGGCCCGCATAAGATGAGCCTATCTCAGAGCGATAACCTTGTAAAATTTGATACAAAGACAAAGAAATTTATTCCTTGTGATAGGTATAATGATGCTATTTCTCTGTTTGTAACTGCGCCTGAAGGTTGGTATATCGCCCTGAAGAATCCCGCCCCTGGTAATAAACATCCGCAGGCCGGCACCAGTAATTCTATTCCAGAGAATATGGAGATTGGTAAGAAAATTAACATTCCCGGTCCTGCTAGTTTTGCTCTTTATCCAGGGCAAATGGCTCAAGTCATTCAGGGGCATAATCTCCGCAGCAATCAATATCTTGTCGCTAAAGTCTATGATGCGGATAGTTTGAATACAACAAAAGAAGATAGAGACGCCAGCGAGAATGAGCCTTACTTTGTAAACGGCCAAGTTTTAATTATTAAGGGTACTGAAATCTCCTTCTATATTCCTCCTACCGGAATTGAGGTAAAGGCAATTAACAATGACCCAAGCAAGGGATATGTGCGGGATGCCGTGACTCTTGAGCGTTTGGAGTATTGTATCTTGAAAGATGAGGATGGCAACAAGCGATATGTGCATGGTCCCACGGTAGTTTTCCCTGAACCCACAGAGAGCTTTATTAAAGATGGTAATGGCCATATTAAACGTAATGCTATCGAGCTTTCTGATATTTCCGGCGTTTATGTCAAGGTTGTTGCCGACTATAAGGATGACAACGGCAAGGAGCATAAAGCTGGAGAGGAACTCTTTATCACTGGCAAAGACCAGATGATTTATTATCCTCGTCCTGAACATACCTTTATTACTTATAATGGTAAAGTAATGCATCATGCTGTTGCTATCCCAAAGGGCGAAGGCCGGTATATTATGAATCGCATGACGGGCGAAATTAAAACTGTTAGAGGCCCCCGCAATGTATTTGCCCGATCCTAGAATCGAAGTTGCAATTAAAAGAACTTTAAGTCGTTCTCAGTGTGAACTTTGGTATCCTGGAAATGTAGAAGTCCTTGAAGCAAATGGTCATCCTATTAGTTTAGTTGAAACTAATGGGTTTGACGGAGTTACCGCTTCGCTCAATAATCTGTCTAATGTAGTTGGCACATTCGCCGATCCTACTATGTCTATTTCTACAACTACGAAGTATGTTGGAACTCCAACCAAGACAGAAACCAATAAAATCAACAGAACTAATACCTTTACTCCTCCTAGAACTATCTCTCTTGATTCTAGTAAATATGAGGGTGCAGTCGCTGTTGATGTTTGGACTGGTTATGCGGTTAATGTAATCTCTAAGGACGGAACCCGAGAGGTTGTTGTTGGCCCTCAAACTATCTTATTGGATTACGACCAAACCTTAGAAGCTCTCGAATTGTCTACTGGAAAGCCCAAGACAACAGATAGGCTTGAAAAAGTTGTATTCCTTCGTTGTGAGAATAATCGAGTAAGTGATATTATCAATGTTGAAACCAGTGATTTTGTTCATGCTCAGATTAAAGTCTCTTATCATGTTGACTTCAACAAAGAAATGAAAGATGTTTGGTTCTCCGTTGATAATTATATCAAGCATCTATGTGACTGGTGTCGCTCTGCAATCAAGAGAGAAGCAAAAGATTTTACCATTAATGAGTTACATGAAGGCTATCATGACATTGTCCTTAATGCAATAACTGATAGTGGAGTTCCTGAATATCTCCATGAATTTGCAGAAAATGGCATGAGAATTACTGATGTTGAAGTTTTGTCTATTGAAATTGAAGGTAGTATTCAAGCCCTAATTGATAAGCATCAAGGGGAGATTGTTTCTCGTTCTCTGGCCCTCGCAGCTGCAAAAAACTCCGCGGAGACAGAGAAAGAAATTATCGCCTTGAATAAGGAGAAAGTCCAGCTCGCAGAAGACTATGCTCAAAGTAAAGCAATGCTTGAAGCAGAAACAAGAGCTACAGAGTTTGAATTAACCGTTGCGGCTCAGCGAGACAAGGACGAAGAGGATAAGCGCAAATATGAGATTGAGAAAGAGATTCAATCTTTGAAAGATGCTATCTTTGAAGCAGAGCAGCTGAGACTCCAGAAAGAGCGCGAAGCCGAGTTGGAGCATCGGAGAAAAATGTTTGAGATTGAATCTGCTAGAGAGGCCGCGGCCGCAGATTCTATGAAAACAATTCTTGAGGCTCTCGGTCCCGATCTCGCAGCGGCTTTAACTACCAGAAGCAATCAAGCGGTAGTAGAAAAGATCGCAGAATCTATTGCGCCATACGCCGTTGCTGGCGGGCAGCCGGTTAGCCGTGCGGTTTCTGAGCTATTGCGCGGAACTACTCTTGAAAGTGTAATTGATACTCTCAAAAAGGAGTAACCGAATCTTTAATAAAGGAGAACGAGTTAATCGTTCTCCTTTATTTTTATATTTATATATGATATAATATTTATATAAAGGAAATGAAGAAGGGAAGTTTTAAGAAATGGTTATTACTAAACATAGTAAGCAGAGAATTGTTGAAAGAACCAATGGGGTGTCTACTTTTGCAGAAGCAAAAAGATTGGCTAAGCAAGCTAGGATTTCTGGTAAAACGCTTAATCATTTCCAAAAGTATCCTAAATTCTTTTCTTATCTTCAAAATAAAAAGAATCAAACCAATGATTGTTCCATCAGGGTTTATAGGGGCTGCATTTATATTTGGAGAGGAAGAAACAAGGCTCTCGTAACTGCTCATCCTATACCCGAAAGATACATCAAAGAAATGGAGGAGATTGATAATGGCGTGGATAATTAAGGATAATAGAGTAAAACATGAAATTAAATGTAACTCCTGTGACAGCATTATTGGATTTACTAAAGAAGATATAAAAGAGGATATTTTAGAGGTATTCGGAGAATATATCTTTTATGCGAGAGTAAAATGTCCTGCCTGTGGAAACTATATTGTCGTAGAGGCTAAATACTAAAGAAAGAAGGTGTAATAATGAAGCTGTGGATCGATGACCTGCGGCCGGCGCCCTTTGGATACCGCATTGCTAGAAGCGTAAATGAGGCTATCGAGATAATTGAGACATATGAGATTATGCACCGAATGAGCGGTGGAAAGAAAATCTATGAAATTGAATTGATAGATATTGACCATGATGCCGGAGATTTCTTTCAAGATGGCGGAGATTATATCAAAATTCTTGATTGGATGGAAGTTACTAATAGAAACTACCCTATTCATATCCATAGTATGAATCCTGTTGGAATAGAAAATATGTGTCGTATTATTCAAAGAAATGGATGGAGAGAAGTATGAGAGCATTTCTTATCGTTTCTTTTTCTGGATTCATTATTTTCCTCATTTCGTACAATATAGCTTTTTACAATAACGGAGAAACAAAACTTAATTTATCAACCTTTAGAAAAATATATAAAATAAATCCCCGGAAATGGTCGGTAAAAGAAAAATGGGAGGATAGCATTAAACATTTGTATTACAGCGGTCATAAAGTTAAATTAAGCTTCTTGGCTTTTTGTTATTTTCGATGGGATAGAATTTTCTCCAGATTTACCGAAAACAGAAAAGACCAAAGAGATACTTTAATTTGGGTACTGCAAGATTGTCAAAGGGACATTGAGATATTAAAAGAAAAATCAGAACGCCAAATCCAAGACGCATTGGAGCAGCAAAGAAAAATTTTTGAGAGATGGGAGTGATTAAATGACAATTTTTGAACGAGTAAGAGAGCATTATGATGAAGCTCTTACCCATTTCACAGAAGACCAAGTTGTGGGAATCTTTCTTCAAGGTTCTCAAAACTATGGACTCGATACTCCGCAATCGGATGTAGATACAAAGCTAATTGTAGTTCCTAGCTTTAAAGACATTGCTATGAACCGCAAGCCAGTTAGCACAACTCATATTCGAGCAAACGATGAACATACTGACTGGAAAGATATTCGCCTCTACATTCAGACATTCCGCAAACAAAACTTAAACTTCCTCGAAATTCTTTACACAGACTTTGCTATTGTTAATCCCATCTATGAAAAACAGTGGAATCGTTTAATTCAAGCAAGAGAAAGGATTACTCATTTTAATCCTTATCGTTCTGTTCAAAGTATGAAGGGTATTGCGCTAGAAAAATATCACGCTATGGAGCATGAATACCCAAGTAAAGTTGAAGTTTTAAAGAAGTATGGTTACGATCCTAAACAACTCCATCATCTTGTTAGAGTAGAAGATTATCTTGGAAGATATATCGCAGGAGAAAGTTATGAGAGTTGTTTAAACCCAGGCCCATTCAAACAAGAGCTAATAGAAATTAAGATGGGCAAATATTCTCTCGCGGAAGCTAGGATTGTGGCAGATAAATCTAAGGCTCATGTGGAAGAAATGGCAGAGTATGCGTATTCTATCTATCCAAATAAAGAAGACGCGGAAGTCAATGCTCTTCTTGATGATGTGCAATATGAGATTATGAAATTAGCGGTTGAAAGGGAGTTGAATAAAAGATGATTAAGAATTGGCTCGTGACTGGAGATACACATGGGCGAGTTATGGAGCGCCTTTCGCAGATAGATAGCGATAAGTATATTCCTGACGAAACGGCTATCATTATTCTCGGTGATGCCGGAATCAATTACTTCTTGAATAAGACCGATGTAAAAAACAAGAAGTCTATTCAGGCAAGTGGCTACACTATTTATTGCGTCAGAGGAAACCATGAAATGCGGCCGGAGCGTCTTCCCGCAATTAACTGTGCCTTTGACTTTGAAGTTCAAGGTATAGTGCGCTATGAAGAGGATTATCCTCATATTAAATATCTTGTCAATAATCAAATCTACAAATTTGGTGATTACTCTGCTCTTGTTATTGAAGGAGCCTATTCAGTAGATAAATATTATCGCCTTGCTGGAACTGGATTAACTGGGGAAGAGGATTATGAATTAGTCGCCAAGAAAGCTGGATGGTTTAAGGACGAACAGTTATCCGCGGAAGAAATGAATTTTGCAACATTGGTAATCAAAAATAAGCAAGTTGATTTTGTTCTTAGCCATACTTGTCCGCTCTCTTGGCAACCAGTAGATCTTTTCTTATCTGCCGTAAACCAGTCAACAGTAGATAATACGATGGAAAAATGGTTAGACTCTTTAAAGAATGAGTTTCAGTGGAAAATTTGGTTGTTCGGCCATTTCCATAAAGATAGAATTGAACGACCCCACGTAGAGCAGTTTTTCCAAGATATTCAGCCTATTGATTCTATCTATAATAGATGGTATGGAGAAAAAACTATTCACAAAGAATGGTACTTAGAAAAGTCGCCTAATTACTATTTAAAGGGTGATACGCCTTTCGATGAAGATTTAAAGGAGGAGCTTTAAGCCCTCCTTTATTTTTTTATTTTTTTATGATATAATATATATAGAAAGTTAAGGAAAGGAAGTAATTTATATGATGCCTTATGTATGCGAAGGAACAATCGTAAAGACTCTTAATGGTCGAGAGGGCAAGGTAGTTGGTGTTGATCGAAAGAATAGGATCGCAGTTATCTACAATGGAAAAACTTCCTATACCGAGAAACTTGAAAATATCAGAGTTGTTTCTTATAAGGAGGTAGAGTGAATATGCCTGGTCGTAGAACTTCTAAGTTTACGAAGGATCAAAACGCCCTTCTTCAGGGAGAGGTTATGATCATTCTTGCGGAAAGTGAAGAGGCATTAACTATTGAAGAAATTCAAGCAAGATCAATTACTCTTACAGGACTTTCTACTCAAAAGATTGCAAGACTACTCGGCCATTTGATTGAAATGGGAAACGTAACAAAAGCAAAGAGTAAGAGTCTTGGTAAGATGGTATATAAATCATTGGCCGTGATGAGGAGGCAGGGATATGATGTTTATTGAGGACACCTTTGATGTTATCTTCACTATTTATCTAGGTAATTAGGTTATTGAGTAGTGGAGAATGCAAGCTCCTAGACCTTTTATTGAAGCTCAATTCATTTAGATAGTTCAGCAAATTGCTTCTTAGAAGTAGCCTATGAAAGTAGTAGTATCAAGAGAAGAAGTGATTTGGGACTAGTTTGAGCAAAAACATAAAGTTCTTCCAATAACTATGGAATTTCAAAACTATAAGGAGTAAAGATGGAATTATACAACTTATATGCAGGCTTGAGCGGTGGATTTGGTGGTTACCAATATCATTGTACTGAGGAGTATAATTCTAAAGATGAAGCTCTGGAAGCCGCGAGGCAACTTGCTATTGAAGAATATCAATCTTATGAAGGTTGTCATGGGCTAACTTCTGAAGAAGATATTCTTGAGCAATATTTGAAAGACAATGGGTTATCACATGATGAACTAACTGAATCTGACTATGAAGAAATCTGGGATATGTATATGGAAGAAGTTGAAGGTTGGTTGTCCTATTTAGCAACTACCATAGAAGAAGATCCTGATCATGATAGATATTATGAATGGTAAGAAAGGAGTACGATAACATGGGTGGTTATTACGGAGATATGGATACTTTTATGATAGATGAAGGTATCCTGAATAAACTGGTCACATTCGGTTCATATGATGGCTTGCTCTTGGCAGGAACAATCAAGTATGTTATCAAAATGGATAGTGATTTCCTTATTGGAATTATCCCTGATTGAACTCCAGAAGATGTAGATGCTAAGCAAAAGGAAGATACAGGTATAGCTTTTGTACCTCTTTCTCGACTAATTAATTCAGATATATTTAAGATTTTTATGTAATGAGGAGGCATGAAAGATGGCTTATTTTGGTCTGGTGACTAAGATTCAGAACGTGCGGAAAGATCCGAATTCCGATCGGCTATATCTGGCGGATTGTTTTAGTGAGGGCGTAATCGTAGGCCCTGACATGAAGACCGGAGATCTGGTGCTCTATCTGCCCACCGATGGAGAAATTGAGCGTTGGTTTGGCAATGAGTTTTGCCTTTTCCGCAAGAATGAGGATGGATCTGTTCAGGGTGGATACCTTAAAAATAACGGCCATGTGCGGGCTATTAAGCTCCGCGGCAACCAGTCTTCTGGTATTGTCATTGCTCTTGATCGAGTCTATGAAAAGTTTGGTGACCAGCATTGGAGTGACGGAGATAAAGTAACTACTATCAATGACAAGGAGTTTTGCCGTAAGTATATTCCTAAGCGAAAGAGCAATTCTACTTATGGAGTAAAAACTTCTTACAAAGGACGCAAAGCTGAGGGGATTACTTATCCTGAGTTCTCTATGCACACTGATACTGAGCAGCTTGCATATAACTTTGATAAGTTCCGTGAAGGCGATAGACTGAACATGACCCTCAAAATGCATGGCACCTCTCAGCGTTCTATGAATACTTATGCAGAGCTTCCTAATGGTTTCTTCCGTCGCCTTTTCCATATGAAGAAGCGTACTAAGCAGGCTTATGTTCTTGGAACTCGCCGTTGCGTAGTAACTGAAAACTCTCAGGGATACTATGGAAACGATCAGTTCCGTATGCCTCACCATGAAGCTCTAAAACCTCACCTTGAGCCAGGTATGGAAGTTTTTTACGAAGTAGTAGGCTACTATGGGCCCAATGAAGAGAATACTATTATGCCTATTGGTGATAATACTAAGGTCAATGACAAGGCTTTTGTAAAGCAGTTTGGTAAACGGTCTATTTTCTCTTATGGCTGTGAACCCGGTCAGAGCAAAATGTATATCTATCGCATTACCTCTGAAAACGGAGAGAGAGAGTGGACTCCTGACGAAATCACTGCCTGGTGCGATTGGCATGGTTTTAATCGCGTTCCTGTAATTGAGAACTTTACATTTACTACTGTTGAGGATCTTTAGGAGCGCATCAATAAATACTTCGAGGATCTTGCGGATCCGATCGGCCGCACCCATGTTAAGGAAGGAGTAGTTATCCGAATTGTAAATCGGCGCACCTTTACAGCCTTCAAGTCAAAAACCTTTGAATTTAAAGTTATTTCTGGGATTGCTACAGAGAGCGTAAATTCTAGTAATATTTCTGAAGATATTCTTGCGGAAATGTAATTTACCCACAAATTTAAAAAAAAAGAGGGTAAAATGATTAAATCATCTCCTTTTATTTCTTATATAATGTAGACAATAAAAAGGAGATGATTTTTATGCCAAAAGCATTAGATTTAACTGGTCAAAAGTTTGGAAAATTAACCGCTTTACGTAGATTACCAAATCAAGGTCGTAGAACTATTTGGGAATGTTAGTGTGACTGTGGTAATATAATCCCCGTCCGCGCAGAAAATTTAAGAAGTGGGCATACTACCTCATGCGGATGTAAAAAGAGAGAGCCATCTAAAAAATTTGTTGATTTAACAGGACAGAAATTTGGGGAATGGACAGTATTATCAAAAGCAGAGAAAGAGAGCTACTGGCTATGTGAATGTTCTTGTGGAGTAAAAAGAGAAGTATATGCCCCATCATTAAAGAGTGGAAAATCTCTTTCTTGTGGACATTTATTTAAAAATTAGATTCGTAATCCTATTATAGGAAGCAGATATGGAAATTTAATTGTGTTAGAACAATTTAAAGAAAATGATACTTGGTGTTGTAAATGCTAGTGCGACTGTGGAAATATCACGATTGTAAAAAGACAAAATTTAACTTCTGGGAATACCTAGTCTTGTGGTTGTATAATCTCAAAAGGAGAAGCTAGAATAAAACGGATCTTGCAAGAAGCAAATATACCCTTTATTTCTCAATGGACGCCACAGGATTATCCAAATCAAAAATGTAAATTTGATTTTTACATAGACAATAAGTATGTAGTAGAGTTCGATGGTCCATAGCATGAAGGTCAAGTAAGTGGATATTATACTAAAGAAAAAGTAGACGCTTTAATGCAAAGAGACTAGGAAAAAAATAAATATTGCCTATCTCACAATATTCCTTTATATCGTATTCCATACGAATATAGAGATACAATAACCTTAGAGCTGCTAACGGATGAAAAATTTCTCGTTAAATCTTGAATTAAAGGAGAGTCATATCTCTCCTTTAATTTTTTAATAAAATATGATATAATATTTATATAAAGGAAAAGGAGTATAACAAAATGTATAGAAAGATACTTATAATTGTTGATGCTCAAAATGATTTCATCACTAGGGCGCTAGGTACAAAGGAGGCGGATGCCGCAGTTCCTAATATCGTTGATCTAATTAAACGATTCTGTTGGGAAGAAATTATTTGTACCATGGATACCCATGATGACGATTACTTCGATACTTTGGAAGGAAAGAAACTTCCTGTTAAACATTGTATTAAGGCAAGCGTGGGCTGGTGTATGGATTCCAGAGTCGTGATTGCGTTGAATAACAAGTTTAATTATTATGAAAAAGACACCTTTGGCAGTACCGATATGGTTAATGAGGTATATGATTCTCTAAAGATGAAGAATCCAGAGGAAGTAGAAATTCATATCTGCGGATTTTGTACCGATATCTGCGTTATGGCTAACGCGGTTATGCTTCGTGCAGCGTTGCCAAATACTAGAATTATCGTTCATTCTAGTGCGTGCGCAGGAGTAACTCCAGAATCGCATGAGGCAGCGCTAACTATTTTCAAAGCTCAACAGATTGATGTGGAGGATTAAGAAATGATTAGTCTGATTAACACGCGCAGTCATTGGACAGATGTAATTGAGCAAAATCATTTTCCCGATGGAACGCTGCATATTAATATGCCGCCCAATTATTTTGATTACGATACCGTTCTTTGGGAGTATGAGAACGATGCAGAACTGTTCACTCTAATTTGCGTAAAGGGACACTTTAAAGATTGTCCCTTGAGGCTCGATATGCCATATATTCCTCATGCCATCGCGGCTGCTCGACATGGTAGAGTTGCAAACACTTGTAATAGAAGTGAAAATTATGTTGGTTATTCAACCAAATTTGGTGATTCCGCGGGAGATTTTTCAATTCTGCACAATTACACAGTAACAGAAGTTAAAGAGATTGGTTTAGAACTTGGTCTACCGGAGAAATTTATAGAAAAAGTTCCAGAAGATGGATTAACTGGACTCTCAGATGAAGAGAATCTAGGTTTTTCTTATAAAACTCTTGATAACTTTTTGCTATATCGTATTACTCCTCCGTATGAAGTATATAAAAATATTGAGCAGAGACACAAGAGAAACCTACATAAAACAGAGGAAATGCCAATCTGCCCCTTCTTTTAAATAAAGAGAGCTTTACGCTCTCTTTATTTTTATATTTTATTATGGTATAATATAATAAAGGAAGTGATTAAAGTGAGCGTATACGCTATTAGTGATCTTCATGGTATGTTATGTCTTTATCAAGAGGTAAAGAAATTTTTAAAACCAGAAGATAAAGTTTATTGCCTGGGCGATTGCGGCGATCGGGGACCTGATCCTTGGGAAACCATTAAAGCAGTTGCCGCAGATCCGCAATTTATCTACATCAAGGGTAATCACGAAGATATGCTTGTCAATGCAATGAGAGAATATGCGAAGTATGAATGTTTCGACAGAGATTATGCTTTGCTTTGTTTTAATGGAGGGAAAGACACCTTTGAAGGTTGGATAAGTGATGGTGCGAACCCTGATTGGTGTAATTATTTAAGTAAGTTACCTACTTATATGGAATACTGCAATAAAGACGATGTTAAAATAGCTCTTTGTCATGCAGGGCTTACAGCAGGTTCTAATCCAAATACAAGAGATTTAATCTGGGATAGAGAACATATTTGGGATACTTACTATGAAAATAATACTATCTGTGTTCATGGACATACTCCTATCCCCGGTATGATTAGAGGCTATAGAGGAAGTCTAAAAAATTTCTTTGGAGCGAGAGAAGACTCTTATGTTGAGGGTGCTTTTTGGTACTGCAATGACCATAAGGTAAATATTGATTGTGGCAGTTTCTTTACTGGACAAACCGTTCTCTTAAATCTCGATACCTTTGACGAGCATATTTTTATGGTTGATATGGAGGATAAACAGTATGAATGACCAACTTGGTACTCGTATGAAGGAGTTTTATGAACAGGTACCTAAAACTCGCCTCATGCGCAGAACTCCAGTAGCAATTAGAATTGATGGAAAAGCATTTCATACCTTCACTAAAGGATTTAAAAAACCATTTGACGAAGTGTTAGTTGAAGCTATGCAAGAAACTACAGAGTATTTGTGCAGAAATATTCAAGGATGTGTTCTTGGATATACACAAAGTGATGAAATAACTCTAATTCTTGTTGATTACAAGAAATTAAATAGTGAAGCGTGGTTTGACTACGAAGTTCAAAAGATGTGCTCTGTTGCAGCATCTATGGCGACAATGGCTTTTAATAAAGCTTTTCATCGAGCGATTGAAGCATACGAAGTTGATTGGAAGTGTTCTCTAACTCCGCAAAGTGTAGAAATCCGACAGAAACATCAAGAATATATGAAAACTTTACGGATGGCAAGCGCAAAAGGTGCTATGTTTGATGCACGTGTTTTTAATATCCCAAAAGAAGAGGTAACAAATCTCATTTACTGGCGACAGTTAGATGCCATTCGCAATTCTATTCAAATGGTTGGTCAAGCAAATTTTTCTCATAGTGAACTTCAGGGTAAGTGCAGTAGTGAAATTTTAGAGATGCTTATTTCCAAAAAGGGGATAGATTGGAATAGTCTACCGACCTATTTGAAGAGAGGTTCTTGTTGTATAAAAGACTGCGAAGAAACGGAAAGAGAAGATGGCTCAATTCATTTTAAACACTATTGGTTTATTGACCTTAATATTCCTCTATTCAAAGATGAAGGTAGGACTTATATTGAAGAACTAATTCAACCAGTTGAGATTTAAAATAAAAATCTTTTGATATTTTATAAAAAATATATTATAATATTTATAGAAAGTTAAATGAATGGAGGAAAGCAGCATGACTATTGAAGTAAAAGTTATGGTCGGTATCCCCGGTAGTGGGAAATCTACTTGGGCGCATAAAGAAGCTGAGTTGCTTGAAATGGATGGTTTTCATACTGCTATTATCTCCCGTGACGAGATAAGAAAATCTTTCGTTGGTGATGGAAGTTACTTCGGAAAAGAGAATGATGTATTCGAAGAATTTGTCCGTCAGATTAACGAATGTCTCGAAATCGGAATTGATTACGTCTTTGTTGACGCAACTCATATTTCCCAAGGATCAAGAGCAAAGCTATTGGGTAGACTGCGGCCGGACGGAAAAACAAGACTTGTCTTCGAAGTTTGCGATTGCGGGATTGATACCTGTATCGCTCGCAATAGCTTGAGAGAAGGATTTTCTCAAGTCCCAGAGTCCGCAATTAGGAAGATGGCTAGAAACTATAGATCTCCCACTCCCGCAGAATTTAAACTTTATAAGTACGGATTTAAAGAAGTAAGAATTAATCATCATGGAATGGAGTGATAAAACATGATTTTTCTAACTTCAGATTGGCACTTTAATCATTCGAAAGAGTTTATCTATAAACCTCGCGGATTTGATTCTGCTGAGGAAATGAATAGTGCTCTTGTTGAACGGCACAACTCTCTTGTAACCTCAGAAGATGATGTATATATTCTTGGAGATTTATGTTTAGGTGGGGCAGAAAGCCTTGAGAAAAGCAGAGAACTTATTAGTTCTATGAATGGAAAACTTCATGTGGTTTTTGGAAATCATGATACACCTAAACGTCGGCAAATGTATGCAGAGTTGCCGAATGTAGTTGAAACTGCATGGGCGCTTAGTCTTAACTACAAAAAATATCATTTCTATATGTCTCATTTTCCAACTTTAACTGGAAATCTTGAAAAAGAGAGTCTCCATGAAATGATGCTTAATCTCTACGGTCATACGCATCAAAAATCTGATTTTTATGAGGATAGACCCTATATGTATCATGTAGGAGTTGATTCACATAGCTGTTATCCAGTTTCTCTTGATGCAGTTATTGATGAAATGAAACTAAAGGTAAAGGAGTGCGTTGATATGCTATGAATCCTATTTTCTGGATTTTAGTTGTATTAGCTCTTGTTGCTCTATGGTTTTTGTTAAATTTTACATTTAGAAAGATTGGAAAATTCTTCATTAAAGTTTATTATAAAAACCAAGAAGAACTTAGGAATTATAAATAATTTATGAAAAAGAGTGGAATTATCGGCGGTATTGTAATTGCTCTGGTTTTGATTTTTGGTCTAATCACCGCGATTACTTGTCTTGAGCGAGTGCCTACTGGTTATGTTAGTGTTGTATATAATATGAGCGGTGGTGTCGACGGAGAGGTTCTTACCCAAGGATGGCATCTGGTCTCTCCCACCAAGAAGGTAACTACCTATTCTATCGGTCTTGAGCAGTCTTATTTGACTTCTGAAGATAAGGGCGATTCTCCTAATGACGAGAGTTTTAACGTACCTACTAGCGATGGCAAAACCGTAAAGGTAAACCTTGAGTTCTCTTACCGATTTGATGAAGATCGTGTTGCAGAAACCTTTACTCTATTCAAGGGTAAGGATGGCGAAACCATTAAGGATACCTTCATTAAGCCTAAGATTGTAGCATGGACTCAGGAAGTTACAGCTAACTATCCTGTAACTGATATTTTTGGCGACCAGCGTACTGCAATCAATGCTGAACTTGACGTTTATCTGCGTGAAAAGTTTGACCAGTATGGTATCATTATTGATACTGTAAACTTTACTGATATTTCTGTTGATGCTGAAACCGCAGAGGCTATCCAGAAGAAGGTAAATGCTCAGCAGGAGCTTGAGCTTGCCAATATTGAGGCACAGACTGCAAAGGTTCAGGCTGAGAAGGAAAAGGAAGTCGCTGAGATTCAGGCCGAGCAGGCGCTAATTCAGGCTCAAGCGCAGGCCGATGCTCTTGAAATTGCGGCGCAGGCCGAAGCTGAGGCAAATGCAAAGATTGCCGCTTCTCTTACTCCTGAGCTGATTGAGAAGATTAAGTATGAACAGTGGAATGGTCAGATGCCTTCTACTATGGCCGGAACTGATTCTTCTATTTTGATTACTCCCTAACTTTAACCCTCCAGATTCTTAATCTGGAGGGTTTCTTTTTATGGCTAGCCTCGTCCTGCTCCGAGTTTCCGATCGCGCAGGCTCATCAAATTTTTCTTTCAAAATACTACAAATATTGATTTTTCTATAAATAAATAGTATAATTTTAATATAAAAGATTTAAAAGATTAGGGGATATTTAATGAGTGTAGTAAAAGCTATATATAATGCTCCAATAGTTTATGAGCTTGTAGAACCATTTGTAGGATGTACTATAATAAATATATCATATAATGGAATTATCTTTGGCGGTCGTGCCCAACTATCAGAAAAAGATAGAGGTTTTTTTGCTAGAGGTGTAGGTAAAACTATTGCAATATCAAAAGCAAGAATTGCTATATTAAAATATGAATTAAAGTCTGCTAAAACAGAGTTAAAACATAGAAATAACCTGTATCAAGAGGTAACAAAGTATGGGAAGTTATCTCCTGCGGAAGTTGACCCTACTGGAAATCTTTATCAAGCTATAATGCGTATTGAAAAAAGAATTGACGCGCTTTCCGCAGCCCTGAAGAAAGAGAAAAAAGATTTAAAAGCCTATTTAAGAAATTAGGATAAGGCTTTAAATATTGTTAGACGGCTCCGAAAGGACAATAATAATTAAACTTCCTTCTTCTTTTGTTATATATAGAGAAGAAGGTGGTATAACTTGTTTTATTTATTAATTGGATTTCTTATTGGCATATTAGGAGTGCCGGTCTTAGACAGATTAGTTGACCTTATATCTACTATTATTGAACTTTTAAAGGCGAAAATTAGCGTGAAAATAGTAGAATGTAACGTAAAAATCAATGAATTAAAAGATGGTACGCAGAATACTCATACTAGAGTAATAGGTTTTACCACTACACCAAACAAAGAAAAGGAAGAAGATTATGAGTAATGAAATTCGATTCTATGATACTTGTTCTTTGTTAAATGCTGGAGAAAGCGTATTTGATAAAGAAGAAAAGTTTGTAGTTTCATCAATCACTTTTAAAGAGCTTGAAAGAATTAAAACTGCTAGCAATAAAGATCTGGATGTAAAGTATTCTGCTCGTTTGTTATTGCATCTGTTTGAAGAACATCCCGATATGTATGATGTTGTTGTCCATAGATTAGAGTACGAAGAAGCAATTAAAGAGCAATCTCTTGACATAACAGATGATACAAGAATATTATCAGACGCTTTTTGGTACAATAATAAAGTTAGAGTAGACGAAACAGTCTTTGTAACAAATGATTTAAGCCTAAAAACAATAGCAAATTTATTCTTTGGTTCCGGAGAAATAGAAAGCGTTGAATCAGATAATGATGATTATAGTGGCTATGTAGAAATAAAAGCAGATGATAGTTCATTGGCATCTTTTTATCAAGATCCGAGTTTCAACCATTACAATCTTCATATTGGAGAATATTTAATTATTCGAGACCTTGATGGGAAAATTGTTGATATAAGGGTCTGGACAGGAGAAAATCATAGATACCTTAATTATAACAACTTTGATTCTATTTGGTTTGGTAATATTACACCATATAAAGAGGATGTTTATCAAAAACTTTTATTTGATAGTTTAAGTAATAATAGAATTACTTTGATAAAAGGCCCCGCTGGTTCTGGTAAAACAATTATTAGTCTAGCTTATTTAATGTCTAAACTAGATAGAGGAGATTTGGACAGAATTGTCGTATTCTGTAATACAGTAGCAACAGCAAATAGTGCTAAATTAGGTTATTTACCCGGAACCCGCAATGAAAAGTTACTCGATTCCCAAATTGGAAATCTATTGATTTCTAAATTTGGCGGTAGAGATGGGGTAGAACAACTTATTGAGACAGATAAGTTAGTCCTTCTACCCATGAGTGATATTAGAGGTTATGACACATCTGGAATGAAGGCTGGTATCTATATCTCTGAAGCACAAAATCTTGATAGAACACTAATTAAACTCGCTCTCCAAAGAGTTGGCGAAGATTGTGTTTGCATTATAGACGGCGATGCTAAAACTCAAGTTGATGATATTCATTTTGCAGGAAGTAACAATGGAATGAAACGTGTTTCTAAAGTTTATAGAGGTCATGATATTTACGGAGAAGTTGAACTTCGTAACATTTATAGATCTAGAATCGCGCAAATAGCTGAATATATTTGATTTAAACCCAATCTCTTTAGAGATTGGGTTTTATTATTGAAAGGAGATAAAGTATGGGATATAGTATCAAAAAACATAGTCTCTATTCTTATGTTCAAATTGTAACAATTCCCTTCACAGACATTGAAAAAATTGACTTTGCCTTATGCAATCAACCGACGGAAACTCCAGATGCTTATTATAAAAGACAGGCTACTAAACCAGATATTATTACTAATGGAGGTTTCTTTGCCATGAATAATGGCAACACTTGCTTTAGTTATAAAGACGAAGGAACTGTTATTTAGTCTGATTTTCGTCATGGAGTTGCAATTAGCGGCAATAAAACACTTATATATACAACATTAAAAGATTATGAAACCGCTAGAGATTTTATCGCAGCTTATCCTGCATTAATTGTAGATAGCAAAAAAGTAGTTATAACAGATGGAAAAGAATTAGATTATAAAGCCCGCAGGACTTGTATTGGATGGAATAAAAATAATTATTATATTGTAACCGTAGATTCTCCAGGTCTTGTTTATGCTGCCCTATAGCAAATTTTTCTTGAATTGAAAGTAGAATATGCTATTAATTTAGATGGAGGCGGATCTACTAGATTACTAATAGATGGGAAAAGAAAAACTTCTCAAATTTATGCAAGACCAGTTGATAATGTAATGTGTGTATATTTTAAGAAAGAACAAGAGGTAGTTCTTTACAGAGTTCAAGTAGGAGCATTTCTATCTAAAACCAATGCAGAGAATATGTTAAAGGAATTGGAAGAGAAAGGATTTAGCGGGTATGTCAAGAAAGTAGGAATTTTTTATAAAGTTCAATTAGGTGCTTTCTCTGTGAAATTAAATGCAGAAAGACTAAAAGATAAATTAAAATCTGCTGGATATAGCTCTTTCATTACAAAAAAATAAAAATGACTAATGCTCAAATTATTTGGAAATACTTTAAAGGCAAAGGTTTTAGTGATTGCGGAATTGCCGGTTTAATGGGTAATCTTTATGCCGAAAGTGGTCTTAATTCTATTAACTTATAGAACACCTATGAAAAAAAATTAAAAATGACCGACGCAGGATATACCTCCGCAGTTGATGATGGAAGGTATAAAAACTTTGTAAAAGATGGGGCGGGATATGGATTGGCTCAATGGACATTTTGGAGCAGAAAACAAAATTTGCTTTAGTTCTGTCAAAGTCGAGGTAAATCCATTGGAGATTTAAATACTCAATTAGATTTTTTATATTAGGAGTTAATTACAAGTTTTTCTAGTTTAGTTAAAATTTTGATTTCTGCCACTTCTGTCACAGAAGCCTCTACCGCAGTATTACTCTAGTTTGAAAGACCTTCAGACTAGAGTTTTTCTATGCAACAAAAGAGAACAAGTTATGGTCAATAGTATTATAATAAATTTGCTAACATTTCAAATATAGTTGAAGGAGGTAATAAAATGAAATATAGTGATAGCAATAAACCACTTCAATGCATGATGACTAATAGCACTTGCTATAAATAGACACGCACTATGCAAGTTAAAGGAATTTTATGGCATAGTACAGGCGCGAATAATCCTAATTTAAAAAGATATGTTCAACCTAGCGATAATGATCCCAATTATAATACTTTAATAAGTAAAATAGGAAAGAATACAAGTAAAAATGACTGGAATCATGTATCTATTCAAGCTGGGCTAAATTGCTGGATTGGCAAGCTAGCAGATGGAACAGTAACAACAGTATAGACAATGCCATGGAATTATCGTCCTTGGGGATGTGGTTCTGGAACTAAAGGCTCTTGCAATAATGGATGGATTCAATTTGAAATTTGCGAAGATGGATTAAATGATGCAGCCTATTTTAATAAGATTTATGAAGAGGCTTGTTAGATTACTGCTTACCTATGCAAGATGTATAATATAAATCCATTAGGAACAACTACCTTGAACGGTATTACCGTCCCAACTATTTTATGTCATGCTGATAGCCATAAGTTAGGATTAGGCTCTAATCATGCAGATGTAAACCACTGGTTTCCAAAATTTGGAAAAAGCATGGAAACAGCAAGAACAGATGTTTACAATTTAATGTCAAATGTTTAGGAGGATGATGAAGATATGACTGATGAAAAATTCGCTGAATTTATGAATACTTGGCTAACCAATAAAGCTAATGAAAAAGAGACATGGGGTTCCGATAATCTCGAATGGGCTAAGACAAATGGAATTATGGCCGGCGACAGCGCTGGAAGAATGATGCCAAACAAATTCTGTACTAGATTAGAAACAGTAACTATGATTAGAAGATTGGCGGAAAAGCTAGGACTTTAAGATGAAAAAGATAGAATTTTCTAAGAAGCTCATAAATGATATTCGCTTGCTATTGTGGATTATAACCATATCAGGAATACTTTTAGCATTTATGTGCGTCTATATGGGTTATTTGGGGACTTTGCCATGGATTAGTGCTCTTATAGGTTTACCATGGAGTGCTCATGGTATAGTTTGCTCCTTCTATCTAACGATGGCTAAATCAGATCATAAAAAGGGTGGAATAACCTACGATTTAGCTTTAAAAGAAATTGAATCTAATTCCGCATCTATATATACTGTTTAGACAGAAGATTTTTCGGCATCTAATGATATTCCTATTGATCTCGATGGCCCTATTTAATATAAAGGCTTAATGGGTATTTATCCCATTAAGCCTTTATTTGTTTGTAGCTTGATTTTTCTTAAAATATATGATATTATATATTCAGAAAATGAAAAGAATTAAAATAAAGGAGATTTATGTCTTATGACTATATATACCGATGGTTCTTGCCTAGGTAATCCTGGGCCAGGAGGTTTTGGAGTTATTGTAGTTGATAATGATGTCGTTATAGACGCTTACTCAGAGCGTGAACCACAAACTACAAACAATAGAGAGGAAATGAAAGCTATTATATATGCGCTAGAACACTATGGCGCAAAAAGAGGGAGATTTCTTTGTCCCAATAGTCTATAGCGATTCTTCTTATTGTGTAAATAGTTTCAATTCATGGATAAATAGCTGGAAAGCAAATGGATGGGTACGCGCAGGCGGAAAGAAACTTGAAAATCTTGATTTAATTAAAATTTATGATATGCTAAGACAAGATTACAAGATTGATCTAAGAAAAATTAAAGGTCATGATGGTGAGCTTTATAATGAACTAGCCGACGCGTTAGCCACTGAAAGAATGACTAAAGAAGAAATTTTAAGAGAGTATGGTGAATAAATGGCTGGAAAATTATATGATGAAAAAAGTATTGAATCTCTTTCTCCTCTTGAATTTACTCGTTTAAGACCCGGAGTTTATTGCGGAGACACATCTACTTCCACGCAGTTAGTTGTAGAGATTGTCTCTAATGCTGTTGATGAATTTAGATTAGGTCATGGAAATTTAATCACAGTAGAAATCCATGGAGCAAGAGTCACAGTTGGTGATCAGGGACAAGGATTCATTCCAAATTCTTTTAGAGAAGATGGAAAGACAATTCTTGAAGCTGCTTTTAGTGTTTTAAACACAAGCGGAAAATATAGAGAAGATGGAACTTATGAAGGTACTTCTTTAGGTAGCTTTGGTATCGGTAGTAAACTCGCTACTTATCTCAGTCACGAATTAATTGTTACAACATATAGAGATGGACAGGGAGAGCGAATCACTTTTAATGAGGGAGTTTTCGCAGATAGAGATTCTACTGAGGTTGATAAAAATATTCATGGAACTTCTGTATTCTGGAGAGCAAGCGAGGAGTTTTTCACTGATCCTCGTCCAGATGTAAAGGCTCTAACTGAACTGTTTAAAACTATTGTATGTCTCTGTCCGGGTTTAACTATCAAGCTCGATAACAACGGAGAAAAAACAGAATTCTTCTCAAAGAATGGTCTAATGGATTTACTAGACGAGGCCGTTAAAGGAAAAGAGATCTTAAAGAATCGTCTATCAATTAATTTTTCCGAAGCTAAAAATAAGTTGGATTTAGCTCTAACTTATACAAATAATTATTCTTCTACCATTGTTCCTTATGTTAATACTGGTTTAACAGAAGCAGGTCCACATATTACGCAAATTAAAACCCTTTTAACAAGAGAAATGAATAAGTTTTTCCGTGAAAAAGGGTGGCTAAAAGAAAAAGACGATAATCTTACCGGCGAAGACTGTCAAGAGGGAATGTATCTCGTCTTTAATATTACCGCTCCCAATGTGGCCTATGACGCGCAGGTTAAGTCAAGAATCACAAAACTTGATATGAAACCATTTACTCAAGCAATAGCAGAGGAATTGCAATATTGGTTTGCAGCAAACGAAAAAGATATAAAAGGAATCGCGGACAAGGCGCTTAATGCGCGTAAAGCTAGAGAAGCAGCCAGAAAAGCTAGAGAAGCAGCCAGAGGATTAAAGCCTAAAAAAGAAAATGGACTAAAGGCAAAAATGCAAATTAGTAATAAATTTATTGATTGCATAAACAAAAATCCCAAAGAGCGAAATCTACTTCTCGTAGAGGGTTTGTCTGCTGGCGCTTCTGCCGTGGAAGCCCGCAATCCAAAAACAGACTGTATTTATATGTTAAGAGGTAAAATTATTTCTCCCTTAAAAACTGCCATAGAGAAGATTTTATCTAACCAAGAAATGTCTGATATAGTTAGAGTTATAGGCGGCGGAGTTGGAACTTCTTTTGATGTATCAAAGATAAATTTTGATAAAGTAGTTATTACTGCTGATGCTGATAGCGATGGGGCAGATATTGAGCTAATGCTTATTACATTCTTCTTTACTTATATGCGTCCATTGGTAGAGGCGGGTAAGCTATATCGAGCTGTAACTCCCCTATATATTGTTCGCCAAAGAGGAAACGAATATTACTGTTACTCTGACGATGAGCTAGAAGAGTGGAAAAAAAGTCATAGTGGCTCTTATGATATTTTAAGAGCAAAGGGACTCGGAGAATTAAATCCAGAAGATTTGCAGAAAGTTTGCTTCATGAATGAAAGATATAAAAGAATCACTATCTCTGATGCAGAAGAGGCTACAAAGCTATTAAATGTCCTTATGGGTAGTGCAGTTGAACCTAGAAAGCAATATATTTATGACAATGCCAATGAGCTTGGATTTAATTTTGATTAAATGATGGTGGTGGAATAATGAGTTTAATTACTGAAGTTGATATTCTTGATGAAGCTAAAGAAAACTTCTTAACTTATGCAGAAGAGGTTCTTACTGATAGAGCTATCCCAGCCGCAGAAGATGGACTTCTAAGCGCCCAAAGAAAAATTCTTTGGACTATGGAAGATTATTTAAAGATGGATAATAAGAGTAAAACAAAAAAGTGTAATGCTATTGTTGGTTCTACTCTTGCAACATCTTACTTCCATGGTGATATAGCTTGCTATGGCGTTTTGAGAAAAATGGCTCAATCATTTTTAATGAGATACCCATTGATTACAGGTCAGGGGCAACTGGGAACTCAAGAAAATAATGATATGTTTTCATCCTCTCGTTATACGGAGGCCAAGCCTTCATTATTTGCTGATTTGATGATGAATGACTACAAGAAGGAAGTTGTTCCAGTTAAAGAAACTTATAATGGAGAATTTATGGAACCTGTAGTTCTTCCTTCTTTATTTCCTAATGCTATCTGTAACGGACGACAAGCTATCGGAATTTCTATGGCGCATAATTCAGCCCCGCATAATTTAACAGAGGTATGTAACGCAGCCATTGCCCTAATCGAAAAGGGCGATCTTACTATTGATGAATTGCTTTCTTATATGCCCGGGCCAGATTTCCCTCTTGGCGGAGCTGTCCTAAATATCAAAGATATAAAGTCCGCATTTGAAACTGGAAAATCAAAAATCTCTCTTAAAATTCAAGGCGACTATGAGATAGATGGGCAAACAATTACCTTTACAAGTATCCCTTATCGAACTTACAGAAACAAGATAAAGGAGCAAATTGAAAAGAATATAGACACATTTAGTGAGCTATTGGATGATTTCGATGATGAATCCAATATTGGGCAAAATAAGTTAGTATTCCATGTAAAATCTGGTGTATCTATTTCTAAAGCTCTTAATACCTTATTCCTGCTAACTGATTTACAATCTACTCTATCATACAATATGAATTATATTGTAAATGGAACTCCCAAATTATGCTCAATGCTGGATTTGCTTAAAGAATACATTAAACATCAAGAGACTGTATTAATTAGCGCTACTAAATTTGATAAAGAGAAAGCCGAAGCAAGAGCACACGTTCTTGAAGGGCTAATCGCCGCAGTTGATAAAATTGATGAAGTAATCAGTTTAATTAAACAGTCTGCGGGAAGAGCCGATGCGAAAACGAAGCTAATTGAGTTCTTATCTGTTGATGATGTTCAAGCTGGTGCTATCTTGGATATGAAATTAGGAAAACTTACAAGAATTGATAAGGATGAATTAATAAATGAGCTTCAAGAAAAGAGAAGTTTTATTGCTCAATGTGTAGAAATTCTAACAAAGCAAGAAGTTAGAAATCTTAAACTTACTGCTAAAATTAAAGAACTTCGAGATAAATATGGTGATGCCAGAAGAACAAAACTTCTAAATACCGATATTCCTAAGGCTGAGAAAGAGCAAGTAGTAGTAGAAGCCAAAGACTGTATGGTAATAGTAACAAAAAAGAATACCGTAAAAAGAATAGATATAAAGAATTTTAAGTCTCAGAAGAGAAATACTACTGGGGTAAAGACCAATGGAGATATTACAGTATTTTCACAAAAAACCAATACACAAGATATGTTGATGGTCTTTTCTTCAAAAGGAAAAATGTATCGTGTCCTTGTTGATAATATTCCCGAGGGAACTAATACTTCTGTTGGCACTCCGTTATCAGCAATTATTGAATTTGAAGATAATGAAGTTCCTATTGCTTATACTACTTTAGCAAGAGATACAGATAAAAAGTTTATATTCTTTGCTACAAAACGAGGAATTATTAAAAAGGTTCCCTTAGAAGAGTATGATGCAATGAAGAGAACCGGTATCGTTGCTATTAAGCTAAAAGAAAACGACGAGCTTTCTTCAATCACATTTATCAATCAAGAGGAAATGATGTTAGTTACAAAGAATGGTATGGTTATTAGATTCCCAACTGCGGAAATGCCAATTTCTTCCAGAACCGCGCAAGGAGTTAAGGGCATGAATGTTGCAGAAGATGATTATGTAATTGCAGCATTGCCTATCGACCAATCTAAATATTTGGCTATTGTTTCTTCTAACGGATTAGGAAAAAAGGTTGAGTTAAAAGAATTTACATTGCAAAACCGTGGAGGAAAGGGCATCTCCTGTTATAAAGGTGCTATCTCGGGTGCAGAGTTAGTGAATGATGATGATCTGATTTTAATTTCTGGAAATAAAACTTCTATAGTTATTAAAGTGTCAGATTTTCCTTTGTTAAATAGAACTTCTATGGGAAATATTATGCTGAAAGATAATGAGCAAATAATTTCAACATCTAAGATTTAAAGATAAGAGTAGCTTTGCTACTCTTATCTTTAGTTGACTTTTATTTTTAATAAGAATATAATATTATATATAATAAAAGTAATATTATAATAAGAAAGGTTATAGTATGGACGATAGAGATAAATTAAAAAAGATTGCTCTCTTTGCTCTAGCGGGTATTGTTATATTATTTGTAATAATGATTTCTATTGCATTACCACTTATTCTAATGATTAAAGTTAGTGTTTGGTTTATACTCCTCTACGCAATTCCTATCGGGGCGTTTTTGGGAGTGTATGTTTATTATGAGGAGTTTGATTAATGTATCCTGAAGCTAAAATGATAGATGCAATGAAGGTATGGAAACTTCCTTCTGGAAAAGAATCTATGCTTTCAGAAATTTGCCAGTCTGGAGACTACTTCCTAGAAGAAAAGATTGACGGCTATTGGTATGAGTATGAAAAAACAGAAAATTATAGCTATCTTTTTTCGCGAAATACCAGTACCACAACAGGGCTGCTCTCCGAAAAAGGAGCTAATGTTCCCCATATTATGGAAGCTCTTGATTGTATGCCTCCTAATACAATTTTAATAGGAGAAATATATTACCCTGGGTGTACTTCTAAAACAGTAACAACTGTTATGGGATGTTTACCAGAACTAGCTGTTAAAAGACAAGCAAATAATCCAATTCATTATTATATACATGATATAATTGAGTATGATGGAATTAACTTAATTAATCTGGGCGCAGAAGATAGATATAAGATTCTTACTGGTGTATGGAATAGACATAATTTATCTCAATATGATTTCTTGAAATTGGCTCTAAAGATTACTGAAAATCTTGAAGAAGAGATTTCTAAAATCTTAAACTCTGGAGGAGAAGGAGCTGTTTTAAAGAAAAAGGATTATCCATATACTCCGGGTAAACGTCCAGCTTGGTCTACAGTAAAAGTCAAACAAATGGATTCTATTGATTTAGTTTGCACAGGTCTCTGTCCTCCAACAAAGGAATACACTGGGAAAGAGCTAGATACATGGCCATATTGGGAAAGTCCTGATGGTGAGCTATGTGATTTTATTGATGCTGTACCTAAAGGAGACTTAATCACGGAAGGGTATGTTCCAATAACTAAATACTATTATAATGGCTGGAAATCAGCTATTAAAATTGGAGCATACGATAATGATAATAATTTAGTTGATCTTGGCACAGTTAGCTCAGGTATTACGGATGATATGAAAAGGCTAATGACAGAGTTTCCAGGAAACTTTGTTGGACACGTAGTAGCTCTTGATTGTATGTCCATCAATAGAAAAGATCATACCCTACGACACCCTGTTTTCAAATGTATGAGGGATGATAAGGATGCTAAAGACTGTCTCATAGATGAAATTTTTAAATAAATCTGTTTGACACTAAAATAAAATTATTGTATTATATATTTGTAATTCAGGGATAAAGGATAGAAATTATATGACCCGAAAATAGATGAAAAAGCTCGCTAAAGAACTATATTAGTGTGAGCAAATTCACCAAAATGAATCTTCCTCAAAAGAGGAAAAATCCCGGGCTGAAAATCGAATTATGCAAATCACTAATTAGATTATGGCATTGAATGACGGGATAAATATTTTGCTAGAAATTGATGTTATGGTTCAAGATTTAGCAACACAACAATAAATAATATATTTTAAAGGAGAATGTCTAATTATGGCAGCTATGAAAGAAAATACTCGTAAGGTTTTAGATTATTTAAAGGAAAACAATGATACTAATTTGACAGCCGCAGATGTTGCTGAAGCTCTCGGTCTTGAGAAGCGTCAAGTTGATGGTATCTTTACTTCTGCGTTCCAGCGCAAGGGATTGGGCGAGCGCGTTCCCGATGAAGTAACTCTTGAGGATGGTTCCCATCAGAAGGTAAAGTATCTTCGTCTTACCCAGAGTGGTCTTGATCTAGATCCCGACGCACAAGAGTAATGTCTATCGGGAAGAGTTTTAACTCTTCCCGATTTTTTAATTATGATTATAGGATTATTATTAATAGCTATAATCGGGTTAATAATTTATATCTATTATCTCAAAAAGCAAACCCTTGAAGTAGTTTAGATTAACACAGATAATCAAAGAAAAAACGCTGAAATAGAAAAAGAAATAGCACATAATAGAGAAGTGTTATCTAACATAAAAAATAATATAACATTTGAGAACGATATTCTTTCTTCTTTATTAAAATCTTAGGAAGAAATGCGGGAAAGTGCTTAGAAACAAGCTGATGAAGCCTATTAGGCACGCGTCTCCGCGCTTGTAAAATCCTACAAAGAAAAAGAATAGGAACTTTCTTTGACTTTTGATGCTAAAAATCAAGATTTGCTAAAGAAAATTTCTATTGAAGCCGGGAAATTAGCTGATTTATAGGCTAAGTAGCTTTCCTATATTTAGGCCAAATAGAGATAGGAAGAAATTGACTCTAATCAAGATTATTATCGTCTTGCTCTTGATGAAATAGATATTAATGATATTACGTTATTGCGCGAATTACAACCAAGATTTGTAAAGAAAGAAAGTATAGATAAACTAATATGGGAAGTATATTATAAGCCAGCTTATGATATTTTAATGGCCCATTTGTTTCCCAAGGCAGTTAAATATTGCGGTATCTATAGAATAACTGATTTAACTACAGGCAAGTCCTATATTGGACAATCGGTTGATATAAAAGAACGATTTAGATAGCATATTAAATCTGCTTTAACCTATGGAAAGGTAACTAATAAGTTATACTCTGCTATGCAGAAATCTGGAGTTCATAATTTCGTGTTTGAAGTCTTAGAAGAAGTAACCAGAGACAAACTAAACGAGAGAGAAACCTATTGGATTGAGTTCTATAAGACTAAAGAATTAGGTCTTAATGGAACTAAAGGAGGAGCTTAATGTTTAGAATTATTGGTGATAGATGCACTGGAAAAACTTATCAGTTAATGCAATACGCTAAGGATAATAATGCTATATTCGTATGTAGTAACCCTCACTCAATGAGAAGTAAAGCGGAAAGTTATGGAATTATTGGACTTAGATTTATGAATTATTCAGAATATTTAAATCACAGCAGAGGAATGAAGGATAAGATTGTAATAGATGAAGCAGAAACATTATTGCGATTGATAAACCCTTCTATGAAACTTATTGGATATAATTTAAGTGAGGAATAATTATGAAGATTATTAAGCCAGATGTTGAACTTATTACACCTATTGATGGTGAAACAATCCTTAAACGAATTGAATAGTGTGGTAGAGTATGTTATAAATCCGAGGATAAAATTACAGAAGATAGCGCTGTAAAATTCGTATAGAATATTATCAAGAGAGGCCATGAGGCGGTTCTTGAGCATTGTTCTTTTACCCTTAAATTTATTTGCGATAGAGGCGTAAGTCATGAAATTGTACGCCATAGATTGGCAGCTTATTGTTAGGAATCTACGAGATATTGTAATTACTCAAAAGATGGATTTGGAAATGAAATTACGGTAATTGAACCTTGTTATCTTGAACCAAATAGTTCAAAATATATACTATGGGAAATGTCTTGTGCGGAATCTGAAAAAAAATATTTTGAGCTTTTGTTCGAAGGCTGCACTCCACAAGAAGCAAGAGCAGTTCTGCCTAATAGTTTAAAAACTGAGGTAGTTATGACTGCGGACTTGCGTGAGTGGCGACATTTCTTCAAGCTTCGTTGCTCTCCAGCCGCGCATCCACAAATGAGAGAAGTTGCAATCCTCGGTTTGAATAAAGTCAAGGAAAAGATTCCTGTAATTTTTGATGATATTACTCCTGATTGACAATCTTTATTTTATATGTTATTATATGTATATAAAATAAAGAGGAAATGATTATGAGTAAATGTAAAAACTTTTTAGATTATTTTGATTGGCTTGTAGCTAATTACCAAGAGCCAATCACTATTCCAGATGAAGTGCAAGAATTTTATAATATTCTTCGCTCACAGCAAGATATGCAGGTTGAGAAACCTCTCTTTACAGAAACTGGATTACAAATTCTTGAACATCTTCAAAAACATGAGGCGAAATCCTTAAAAGCAAAGGATATTGCAGATGGAATGGAGATTTCCTCAAGAAAAGTATCTGGCTCAATCAGAAAATTAGTGTCAGATGGTTTCGTAGAAAAATTTGGTTCTAACCCTGTTGTCTATACCCTGACAGAAAAAGGTAAAAACTTTGATATTGAGAAATATAAAGGAGAATTAAGTAATGAGCAAGAAAATGATTAATAACACTCACATCGAAGGGTATGTCTATGAACATAAACTTGAAAAGAAGGTTTCTGGAGAGAACTCTAAAAATCCTGGAACCGAATTTATTAATGGTATCTTGAGAATTGCCACAGACGATGATATGTTGAATGTTGTCGATGTTCATTTTAGCTATGTAACTGAGACAACTAAGAATGGTAAAGCAAATTCAACTTATGGAGTTCTTTTGAATATCATTGATGGAAAGATTGGTTCCGTAATGGAGCATGGTAAGGAAAACGCAGGAAAGATCCGCGTTGATTCCGCTATTGGGCTAAATGAGTGGTACGATAATAACACTAATGGCCATCCTCTTGTAAGTGTCAAGAGAAATGAGGGCGGATTCGTCCATATAACTCAAGAGTTGGCAGAAGAAAAGAATCGTGCTACTTTTGATGTCGATATGGTAATTACCGGAGTATTGCGCGCGGAAGCAGATGAAGAGCGCGATCTTCCTGAGAAGGTTACTGTAAAGGGATGCGTATTTGATTTCCGCGGAGCACTTCTTCCCGTCGAGTTTAGCGTATATGCTCCATATGCACCGGAAAAGGCTTTGGATTACTTCGAGAATTTGGGAGCCACTTCTAGCTCTCCTGTCTTTACTAGAGTGCAGGGAATTCAGGTATCTAAGACTGTAGTTCGTAAAGTTGAGGAAGAGAGCGCTTTTGGTGACTCTAGAGTAAAAGAAGTCCGTAATTCTCAGCGTGATTTTGTAATTAACTGGGCACAGCCTGACATTTATGAGTGGGACAATGAGGAAACTCTTCTCGTATCCGAGCTTAATGAAAAGATGGCTGCGCGTGAGGTTACTCTTGCTGAGATTAAAAAGCGTCAGGATGAGTATCAAGCAACAAAGGGTAATGCTCTAAGTGGAGCATCTACTGCCGCTCCTGCAAAGGGAGAATATAAATTCTAAGAAAAGGGAGTTTATCTCCCTTTTCTTCCCAAATATTTTGATAAGGAGCGAATATAAATGAGTTTGTTAGATATTAAGCCTCATGAAGTATCAAGAGATCTGAGAGGTTATTCAGTATTCTTTTATGGAGACCCAAAGAGTGGTAAGACCACCATCGCGAGCAAGTTTCCAAAAGCACTTTTACTCGCTTTTGAGAAAGGCTATAATGCGTTGCCCGGAGTATATGCCCAGCCAATTAATAGCTGGGGCGAATTTAAGAAACTGTTTAGTGAATTAAAAACACCAGAGGTACAAGAAAAATTCCAAACTATTGTAATTGATACCGCAGACATTGCATACGGATACTGTGAAAAGTTTATTTGTAGCAGAGAAGGTGTCGATACTATTGGTGATATTCCTTATGGAAAAGGGTATGCACTTGTAAGTTCAGAGTTTGACGAAGCGATTCGTAAAATTCTACAACTTAACTATGGTCTTATTCTTATTTCTCACGCAAAAACAAAGACAGAAAAGAACGCAAAAGGAGAGGACGTTGCGTCATAGATTGTTCCCACTCTTGACAATAGAGGAAGATTAATTTGTGAGAGAACTTGTGATATTATCGGATATTCTCGTTCTGTTACTAATGAATCTGGAGGAACAGAAACAAGACTCTTTATGCGTGGAACTCCGCAGTATGTTGCCGGTTCTCGTTTCAAGTATGTACCAGAATCTATTGAATTTACATATGATAATCTTGTAAATGCAATTTCTAATGCTATTGATAGACAAGCAGAAGAAACTGGTGGACAATATATTACAAACGAAGCAACTCAAGTTGTAACAGAGGATGTAACTTATGACTTTGATACACTAATGAGTAAGTTTAACGACCTGGTTGGAGATCTTATGTCTAAAAATCAATCTAACGCTGGAAAAATTACATCTATCGTAGATAAATTTTTGGGCAAGGGCAAAAAGGTTGGAGATTGCACTCCAGACCAAGCCGAACAATTAGATTTGATTGTTCATGAATTAGAGGAATTATCCAAGAATTAAAATATAAGGAAGGAGAGAAAATTCTCCTTCCTTGATTTTTTATCTATTTTATGATATAATATTTATATAAGATTGTTATGAAAGGAGAGCGTAATGTATGGCTAAGCACATGGTAAAATGTTTTTACTGTGGAGAAGTATTTGATGCATCAACTACACCATACGTTAAACCAAATTCAAGACGTTACGCTCATAAGACCTGTGCGCAAACGGCCGAGGAAAATAAAACGCAAGAAGAAAAGGATAGACAACTATTAGAAAATTATATAAAGAAGTTATTTGGAATTAACTGTATTTCTCCAAAAATTAAAAAACAAATTGAAACCTTTAGAAAAGATAATAATTATTCATATACTGGAATGTATAAAACTTTAAAATACTTTTTTGAGATAAAAGGTAATTCTATTGAAAAGGCTAATGGAGGAATAGGAATAGTTCCTTTTGTCTATGATGAAGCATATCTTTATTGGAGAGCATTATGGGAAGCAAGAGAAAGAAATGAGCAAATAGATATAGGAAAGTTTATTTTGCCTGTAAGAGAAGTCCATATAGAACCTCCTCAACGGCAACCAATGAAACATATACGAAAGCTATTTACTTTCTTAAATGAGGAGGAAGCGCATGAAGAGTAATTATATAGATACAGCGGCGATTACTTAGGTAATTGGATGTGTATTCAATAATGCTTCTATTCTTGATGATACAGATAAGTATATAATTCATGAAGATGACTTCCAAGAAGATTTTCATAAGATAATTTTCGGTAGTATCTATAATATCCATCTAACAGGTAGTCAAGTTAATATAGACGCGATTATAGATTATCTAGCAAACAGACCAAAGTTTGACGCCATATTTAAGCAAAACAAGGGTGTAGAATATCTCCTTGAAGCATCGCAAAGTGCAAGGCAAGATACTTTTAATTATTATTATAATAGATTAAAGAAGTTTACTTTGTTAAGAGCATATAGCAATTTTGGTCTTGATGTTAGCTATCTTTATGATCCAAATAATATTCTCGATACCAAAAAACGCCAAATGCAAGAAGATTGGCTGGATAATACTAGCTTAGTTGAAATAGCTCATGCTATTGATACAAAAATAGATGAAATCAAAAGTAAGTACATAGAAGATGATCTTGGATTAGGCTATCAAGCCGGAGACGGAATCAATGAACTTATTAGTGATTTAGAACAGCATCCCGAAGTTGGTATTCCACTATATGGCCCGTTAATTAATACAGTAACAAGAGGAGCAAGATTGCGAAAATTTTATTTGCGGTCGGCGGCTACGGGAACCGGTAAAACTAGATCTATGATAGCGGATGCGTGTAATTTTGCGTGCAATGAAATCTATCATGACCAATTTGGATGGATTAAAAATGGAACCTCTCAACCAACTTTGTTTATTGCCACAGAGCAAGATAAAAGCGAAGTTCAAACAATGATGTTAGCTTTCCTATCTGACGTAGATGAAGAACATATCCTTAACGGTCAATACTTTGAGGGTGAAAAAGAGAGGGTGCTAAAGGCCGCAGAAATAATTAAACGCAGTCCAATTTGGATAGAAGAATTACCAGATTTTTCTTTACAAGATGTAGAGAATAAAATAAAAAAGAATATTAGAGAAAATGAAGTTAAATATGTTCTTTTCGACTATCTTCAAACGTCGCTTAAAATTCTTGAAGAAATTAGTAAGAAGTCTGGGGGAGTTAGATTAAGAGAGGATAATATCTTATTTATGCTCTCCGCTAGATTGAAAGATTTAGCTAATAAATATGGTGTATTTATCATGTCTGCAACTCAATTAAACGCCGATTATTAGAGTAGTGAAACGCCAGATCAAAATCTATTAAGAGGCGCAAAAAGTATAGCCGATAGAATAGACGTTGGCATGATTCTACTAAGTGTTACAGATGAGGACTTAGTTAAGTTAGATCCAATACTAGAGGGTAACAAGAACTTATTGCGTCCGAATCTAAAATTATCTATCTATAAAAATAGACGAGGTTCGTACAAAGGAGTATATCTATGGTGTTCTGCTAACTTAGGAACTTGTAGAATTTTACCACAATTTTGTACTAATTGGAGACATGAGATGGTGGGCATTGAAGATATTCGAGTAATTGTCGATGAAGGGCCAGCAGCTTGGGAAAAATAATGGAGGAATATATAATGAAGAATAGTCAAGGTTTAGAGTACAGAATGAGCAAGAAAATGTTTAATGAGCTTCTTTCAAGCAGAACAGAGGAAGAAAAGAAACAGAATCCTTATGTTTATGTGATACAAATTATCAATGAGCAATTTGGCTTGAAAGAAACAGTAAATAAAGTATCTTTCTATGATGCTTAATTATGTCAAGATACTATGATAAAGATGAGTTAAAGAGTAAACTTGAATTAGAACAAATTTATGATTTACTCGAAGCGTGGGGTGGTGAGCCTGAATATGTAGATGGCGGGCTCATCTCCCAAACTATATGTCATAATCTTCCCGGTGAAGGATCAAGAAAGTTATATTATTACGAAAATACAAAACTTTTTAGGTGCTATACTGGATGCATAGATCCTACTTTTGATATATTTGACCTATGTATAAAGGTTAAAAAAAAGCAAGAAGATAAGAAATGGGAATTGTATAATGCTATGGATTATATAGCAGGATACTTTGGCTTCAACGGAGTAGAATTAGAAGATGAAAAAGAAGAATTAGAAGATTGGGATATATTTAGAAGGCATAATATTCAACTTCCAAAGTCCAAACAACCTATTTCTTTGAAAGAATATAATCCAATTATTCTTACTCGTTTTGCCTATCCTAGAATTTCAGGATGGGAAGCTGAGGGAATTTTACCAGAAGTTAATAGAAGAAATTTTATTGGTTACTATCCTGGCGGAGGGCAAATAACAATTCCTCATTTCGATATTGATAATAGATTAGTTGGAATAAGAGGGAGAACATTATCTTCTGAGGATGCAGAAAGATATGGTAAATATAGACCTCTTATGGTAAATAGACAGTTATACAATCATCCTTTGAGCATGAATTTGTATAATTTAAACCATAGTAAAGAAAATATAAAAAAGGTGAAAGCCGCAATTATATTTGAATCAGAAAAAAGCTGTCTTATGTATCAGTCTTATTATGGGTATGATAATGATATATCTGTGGCTTGTTGCGGAAGTAGTGTATCTAGCTATCATATAGATTTACTTAGGTCTTTAGGAGTTAATGAAATTATAATTGCTTTTGATAGACAATTTGTTGAGATTAGCGATGATGAATTTAAGAGATTAAAAGCAAAACTAATTCATATTTATAATAAATATAGTAAAAATGTTCGTATATCAGCTATATTTGATAAAGGAATGATTTTGCCATATAAAGCAAGTCCTATAGATAGAGGGCCGCAAATCTTTGAGAAGCTATTAAACGAAAGGATAATCCCTTATGAGTAAAGAAGTTCTAAACTTAGTACCTGCTATTAAATCAATAGAAAAAGGGCTAAATGAATTGGCGCAGAGATATAATAAGAAAATTCAACCATATTTAGATAGTTTAGAAAAACTTAGAGAAATAAATCAAGCGTGTGAATATTGTAACGGTACAGGTCGTGTTCTAAGAAACAGATCTTGCGCAGAGGATGATAGGCCAGACCCTAATGATCTAAGTGATTATATTAAATGTAGGGGCTGTAATGGAACAGGACTGGCGCATCAAAATAAAAGGGAGTGATAAGGATTGGAATATTCATTAATAAATCCAAGAAATTAGAATTATAGTGCTTTAGAGCAAGTATTAGTTAATAGGGGTATTTAGTATAATGATATATAGCATTATTTAACAGTATCAGAAAAAGATAATTTATCCCCCTTACTTCTCAATAACATTGAGGACGCTGCTAAATTAATTATTAAACATATTTTAAAGGACGATTCTTACATCTATATCTAGGTAGATAGCGACTGTGATGGATATACTTCTTCTGCGTTGTTATTAAACTACCTTTATGCACAATTTCCTTCGGCCATTAACAAGTTTATTTATAACTTTCATTCTGGCAAGATTCATGGAATAAAACCAGAGTTAATCCCCGAAAATGTTTCACTTGTTATTGCGCCAGATTCTAGCTCCAATGATTATCAAGAGCATGAAGAACTAGCTAATCGCGGAATTGACGTACTGGTCATAGACCATCACTTAGCAGATAAAGTATCCGAATATGCCTGCGTTGTTAATAATCAGCTTTGCGATTATCCAACAAAATCATTATCTGGTGTAGGAGTAGTTTATAAGCTATGCCAATATATGGATAGTATTTGCGGAACCGCATATGCGGACGATTATCTTGATATTGTAGCAACTGGTCTTGTTGGAGACATGATGGATATTCGAGATTTTGAAACTCATTATCTTATCCAGTAGGGGCTATAGAGATCGAGTCTCCGCAATCCTTTTATTAAAGGTATGGCTGATAAAAATGCTTACTAGTTAGGCAGAGGAGATTTATCTCCTATTGGAGTAGCGTTTTATATTGTTCCTCTTGTTAATGCCATTACTCGTATGGGTACTCAAGATGAAAAGTAGATTTTATTTGAAAGTATGCTTGAATGGAAAGCATATGATCTTATTCCTTCTACTAAACGAGGATGTAAAGGGCAAGAGGAAACTAGATTAGAGCAAGCATTAAGAGTTTGCACTAATGTTAAGAATCGTTAGACTAGAACTAGAGATGCCGAAGTTGAACAAATAGAAAATATTATTCAAGAAAAAAATCTATTATAGCATAAACTTTTAGTAATTAAACTAGAAGATATGTAGGTTGATAGAGGTATTACTGGTTTAATTGCTAATGAATTAATGAGTAAGTATAAGCGCCCCGTTATTCTCTTATCAAAGACTGTAAACAATGAACAAGATGCTTGGGAGGGATCAGCTAGAGGATACGAAAAGTCTAAATTAAATGATTTTAGACAATTTGTAAGAGATTCAAATTTAGTCTTTTTAGCTGAGGGGCACGCAAATGCTTTTGGCTTTGGCATTTATGAAAAAGATTTTGAAGATTTTATTATATGGTCAGACAATCAATTAAAAGATATAGAATTTTCACCAAGCTATAAGGTAGATTTTATTTACTCTATGTCAGATATTAATTCTAAAGATATATTAGAACTAGGTAATTCTAAGTATCTTTGGGGATAGAATATCGACGAACCGTTAATTGCGGTAGAAAATGTTGCAGTAACAAATGACATGATTAGTCTTATGTCACGAGACAAGAATCCTACTTTGAAGATTCAATTACCAAATGGAGTTACTTGCATCAAGTTTAAATCAAGCGAAGAGGAGCTAGAAGATTTATCTAGCGAATTAGGTTGCGTGAGTATAAATTTGATTGGTAAACCAGAAGTAAATAGATACTTCGGTAGTGTGACACCACAAATTATTATTACAGATTATGAAATTATAAGTAGATAGAAGTATTACTTTTAATGATTGCGCAACCTCTTACTAAAGGAGGAAACAATCACAATGAGACGTTTTATGAGTATTATACTAAGTTTAATCATTTTATTATCTATAATGTGTAGTTGCAATAGTCCATTTATTTCTGTTGCATCAGCATACTCAGTTCAGTATAACAGCAATACAAGTTATACCTATAATGATTTAGATACATTGATTGAGCTTATTGCGGAACAAATTTCTAACATGAATGCCGCACATCAAATGGCTGATGCCGCTAGGCAATTAGGTTATTCTGAAAACCATGATGTTATTGAGTTAGCCGTAAATGAATATGATAAAGCTAATGAATTAAGACAATCCTATCAAAACGTATATGATAACCTCATGGAACACTGGCATCAAAAGGAAAAAGAGTACCCAGTAGCAACATATATATGGAGCTATTTCAAAGACCTAGGTTATAATAATCAAGTGTGTGCTGGAATACTTGGTAATATAATGACTGAAGTTGGTGGTAATACCTTGAACATTCAATATGAATTAGGTAATTCTTCATATTATGGGATGTGTCAATGGAATAAGGCGTATTCTGAGGTTTGGGGAGCCTCATTAGAAGAGCAATGCAATTATTTGGAAAATACTATTGAATATGAATTTAATACATTCGGTCATGCCTATAAGAGAGGGTTTGATTATGAAGATTTTCTAAATATGACAAGTATAACTGATGCTGCTTTAGCGTTCGCGAAATGCTATGAAAGATGCAGTTCTGGAAGTTATACAGTACGACAAAATAATGCGATAATCGCATATAATTATTTTGTAAGTTAAAATAAAATATCTGCGGACTGGCCGGAACCTAGACGACCGTCCGCAGAAACTAAAATTGGTTTTACTATTTTTTGAGGTAAAATCGTCGGTTACGCGGTTTTATAAAATTTTTGGACAAATCCTACGAATTATACTATAATAATATTCAGATAAGATATAAGAAAATAGGAGGAATTATTATTATGGTAAATAAATGTGTTGTATGTGGGAAGGATTTTGAGGCCATAAAATCCACAAAGAAATATTGCAGTAATGATTGCATGAATGCTGCCAGAAGAGCTAGATATGGAGAACGACAAATTTAGATGGTTACTAATTCAATGGATTTACATAATAAAAGCTGTCTTATTTGTGGGAAAGATTTTACGCCTAAAACCCCCGCCGCGAATAATCGTCAATGCTGTTATAATTGTATGCCAGATGGAGTTCAACTAACTAGAGGAATGTTTCTAGCTAAAATAAAAGAGCACCTAGGTGGAAGATGTATAAAATGTGGATACGATAAATGTTTAAAAGCTCTAGAATTTCATCATTTAGATCCCTCTAAAAAAGATTTTACTATTAGTAACGATCATTTTAAGTTAAAAGAAGCGGTTGAAGAAGTAAAAAAATGTATTTTAATATGTTCTAATTGTCATAAAGAATTACATGATAATTTATGGACTATAGATGAACTAAATCTTGAAGAAAAGGAGGAAGTAGAACCATGACTCTAACTAACATGCAAGAGCAAGGTTTGAAAATCGCTGTAGCCCGATACAAAGCTCATGAGCCCTATACTTGTATCGCTGGCTACGCCTGACCGGAACAGGGAAAAGCACCTTAATTAAATTTATTGTGGCTGCTCTTAATATGTATGAGGAAGAGGTTGCTTATATCGCTTTTACTGGAAAGGCTTCAGAAGTACTGCGAGAAAAAGGGTGTCCTAATGCTCAAACCGCGCATAGATTACTTTATTATAGTAAACAAATGCCTAATGGTAAGTTTGTTTATAAACCTCGGCCACATATTGAATATAGTCTTATTGTTGTAGACGAGGTATCTATGTTACCTATTGATATGTGGGAATTGTTACTTTCTCATGGAGTATATGTTATTGCTTGCGGCGACCCGTTCCAGTTGCCACCTGTAGACAAGACTAAAGAAAACCATATACTTGACAACCCGCATATTTTCTTAGATGAGGTAATGAGACAAGCTAAAGAAAGCGATATTATTGTTACAAGTATGAATATCAGAGAAGGCAAATCAATCGTTCCAATGCGAGGAAATGATACTCAAATATTTAGAAAACAAGAACTTGTAGCTGGGATGTACGGTTGGGCCGATGAAATTCTTGTTGCGACAAATAAGAATAGATTTGATATAAATTAGTTTATGAGACTTGATGCCGGAAGAAGCTCAGAACCAGAAAGAGACGATAAAGTTATTTGTCTAAGAAATACGTGGGATATTTGTTCTGTTAAAGATGAAAACCCTCTTATCAACGGCACAATAGGTTACTTAAAAGATTTCTCTCTAGTTACGATGCAGTATAAAACTTTTACTGAGTCTTTTACGGCTCCGATACTTCTTTCTAATATTGAGACAACTTCTGGAGATACCTATCTTGATGTTCCTATTGATTATAATTCGCTTTTAACAGGTAAGAAAACTTTCACTCCACAGCAAGAATATTATCTTAATAAAAGAAAGGATAACCCACCTCTCCCAATAGAGTTTAACTATGGGTACGCAATCACCACTCATAGAGCCTAGGGTTCACAATGGGACAATGTATTGGTTATAGAGGAAAATTTTCCTTTCGATAAAGAGGAACATGCTAGATGGCTTTACACCGCTTGCACTAGAGCAGCAAAGAAACTAACATTGATTTTAAAGAAATAATATAGTATAATATACTATATAATAATATAAGAGAGGTATAATATGAGTTACTTTAACAATCATTCGCATACGGAGTTTAGTAACTTGCGTTTGCTTGATTGCATAAATAAACCAGAAGAGCTGATTGATAAAGCTATTGAAGTTGGATTAACGGGAATAGCTATCACGGACCACGAATCTCTCTCCGCGCATATGAGAGTAAATAAATATGCGAAAAAAATCAAAGAAACTAATCCCAGTTTTGTTATAGCTCTTGGTAATGAAATCTATCTTACAGATACTAGAGATTTAGGACAAAGATACTATCACTTTATCTTAATTGCTAAAGACGAAATTGGTTATAGGGGACTAAAGGAGTTATCTTCTATCGCCTGGATGAATGGTTATTATGATAGAAGAATGGAAAGAGTTCCTTTGCTTAAATCAGAATTAAAAGATGTAATGCAGAGATTTAAAGGGCATATTATTGGCACTACTGCTTGTATTGGCGGTGAATTAGGTCAATCCATTTTAAATCTAAATAATTGTGAAGAAATAAAAGATGAAGTAAACGCAAAGCGTTATCATCAACAGATTGTAGATTTTATTACTTTCTGTATAGATGTATTTGGTCAAGATGATTTTTATATTGAGTGCGCACCAGCGTCATATCCTGACCAGATTATTGCAAATAAAAGAATGTTAAAAATTGCAGAAGCGTTCTCTGTTAATATGTGTATCGGCACAGATGCCCACTATCTAACAAAAGAAGATAGATATGTCCATAAAGCATATTTAAATTCTAAGGGCGGAGAAAGAGAAGTCGATAGCTTCTATGAATTTACTCGTCTTATGGACGAAACTGAAACTAGAGAATTACTTCGTTTGAGCTATGAAGATAATATTATTGATTGGATTTTTAATTGCTCAAACGAGATTAAAGATAAAATAGAATTTTACTCTCTGGAAAAGCATCAGTCTATTCCAGAAGTAGAAGTAACTGATTACCCTCCTACTGCATGGTGGGGAACTAACAATGATTATGCAGATGAAATGTCTAAGTATCCAATCCTAAAATCACTTTTCACTTCCGATAATATTCAAGAGCGTTATTGGATAAATGAATGCTGGAAAGCGCTAGAAGCAAAAGGTATTGATTGGATTGATAGACCAGAATATCCAGAAAGACTTGAAGAAGAAGCAAGAGTAAAGAGAGTGATTGGAGAGAAATTACAAACTTGTATGTTCGCTTATCCAAATACATTAAAACACTATGTTGATTTGTTTTGGGATTGCGGAAGTACGGTAGGTGCGGGTCGAGGTTCGGCTTGTGCAGCTCTTAATCATTATCTTCTTGGAATTACTCAGCTGGATCCAATCGAATGGGATCTTCCTTTCTGGAGATATATCAATGACAAAAGAACAGAACTTGGAGATATTGATTTGGACTTGGCTCCATCTAAGATTCAAAAAATCTTTGCTGAAATCAGAAAAGAACGAGGAGAATTAGGGCTAGTCCAAGTATGTACCTTCGGAACTGAGGGAACTAAATCTGCCATATTGACAGCCTGTAGAGGTTATAGATCTGACGATTATCCAGAAGGTATTGATGTTGATATTGCTCAATATATGAGTTCCCTAATTCCGCAGGAAAGAGGCTTCTTGTGGCCCATTGAGGACGTCGTTAATGGAAACCCAGAAAAGGGACGTAAAGCAGTTACTACATTTGTAAATACTGTAAATCAATATCCCGGTCTTCTAGATATTATTACTAGAATTCAAGGGCTTGTAAATAAACGTTCTAGTCATGCATCCGGCGTTATTTTGTTTGATGAAAATATTTTCGACAGTGCCGCAGTTATGAGAACACCAAAGGGTGCATTAATTACTCAATGGGATTTGCATGACCAAGAGGCTGCTGGTTCTGTTAAGTATGACTTTCTCTTAACAGCAGTTCAAGATATTATTATCCAAGCTGTTGAATTACTACAAGAAGATGGAGTTATCGAAAAAGATTTAACTTTAAGAGAAGTATATAATAAATATCTTCATCCATATGTCTTGCCTCAAGATGATAAAAAAATGTGGGATGCTTTAGCTAATGGTGATGTTCTTGGATGTTTCCAATTTGACTCAAGCGTTGGTGCACAAGCCGCGAAGAAGATTAAACCTCAAAATCCGCGTGAGATGGCTGACGCGAATGGATTGATGCGTCTAATGACTTCCGAAAAAGGTGCTGAAACTCCAATGGAGAAGTATGTTCGATTTAAGAATAATATTTCTCTTTGGTATCAAGAAATGGACAGAGAAGGATTAACAAAAGAAGAACAAAGGATTCTCGAACCGCATTTCTTACGTTCTTATGGTGTTCCTCCTAGCCAAGAACAAATGATGACCATGTTACAAGACGAGAATATCTGCGGATTTACTCTTGAAGAAGCGAATGCTGCAAGAAAAATTGTTGGTAAAAAGCAAATGAATAAAATCCCAGAACTTAAAGAAAAGGTCTTAAACTCTGCGAAATCTCCCGCGTTAGGACATTATGTCTGGACTTATGGCATCGGCCCGCAAATGGGTTATTCGTTCAGTATTATCCATGCTCTTGCTTATAGTTTTGTTGGTATGCAAACTCTGTATCTTGCTACTCATTTTAATCCGGTATATTGGAATACGGCGTATCTGATTGTAAATAGTGGTGCTATTGATGAAGAAGAAGGAGAACAATCAGATTATACAAAGATTGCAAAAGCAATAGGAGAAATTCGTAATGCAGGAATTAAGGTTTCCCTTGTGGATATTAATAATTCTGACTTTGGATTTAAGCCAGATGTAAAAAATAACTAGATTCTTTTCGGATTAAAGGGTTTGTCAAATGTTAATAATGAACTGATAAAAACTATTGTAGATAATCGACCCTATGTATCTCTTGTTGATTTCTATAACAGAGTTCATCCTAATAAACAAGCAATGATTTCTTTAATTAAAGGTGGAGGATTCGACCAGTTTAGTTCACGTATGGAGGCTATGATTCAATATATATGGATTACCTGCGATAAGAAAAAGAGAATTACTTTACAAAACCTTCCTGGGTTAATGAGATATGATCTTATCCCCTATGAAGAAAAGTTTGTGATGCCGAAAAGAGTGTATGAATTTAATAGGTATCTAAAAGCAGAGTGTAAAGATCCTTACAATGTAGCAAAATATAAACTCGACGAAAGAGCAATCACCTTTCTCGTTGAAATTGATTGCGAGGATCTATTGGAAACAGATAATCTAGCATGGTATATTGACATAAAAGCCTGGGATAAAATTTATCAAAGTTACATGGACGTATTTAGAAATTGGATCTCTGAAAATAAAGAAACGATTTTAGATAATTTAAACACCACCATCTTTATGGAAGATTGGAAAAAGTATGCTTCAGGGAACATATCTTCTTGGGAAATGGAATCTCTATGTTTTTATTATCACAACCATGAGCTAGCGAATATTAACAATAGCAAATATGGATTTGTAGACTTCTTTAGCCTTCCAGAAGAACCTCAAGTAGATAAAGTATTTAAGAAAGGTGCTTCTTTAATTCCTATTTATAAACTGCATAAAATCTGCGGGACGTGCATTGCAAAAAATAAGGTGAAGAGTACTGTATATCTTCTTACAACAACTGGAGTAGTAGCAGTTAAATTCAGACAAGAATACTTTGCTTTGTTTGATAAACAAACCTTCCAAAGAAACGCAGATGGAACAAAGAGAGTTGTAGAGAAGTCTTGGTTTAATAGAGGTAATATGATTGTTGTGCAAGGGATTAGACGAGGCGATGAATTTGTAACAAAGAAATATGCAAGTTCTGGAGGCCATCAACTTTATCACATTGATGAAATTATCAATGGAACAGATCTAATCTTGAGAAGCGAAAGAAAACAAGGAGAAGATGAAGATGAAGATAGTAGCATTAATGGGTGAAGCAGGAAGCGGTAAGGATACTATTCTCCATAGAATTATGGAGAAGTATCCTTCCTATTTCAATGAAATTATTAGTTGTACGACTCGACCTCCTAGGCAGGGAGAGAAAGAAGGAGTTAATTATCACTTCTTATCCGTTGAAGATTTTATTAGAAAAATCTTAAATGGAGATATGCTAGAGGCTACTGAATTTAATGGTTGGCACTATGGAACAGATAGTCAAAGTCTAACAATAGATAAGATAAATATAGGAGTATTTAATCCAGAAGGAGTTAGATGCTTACAGGAAGATGAAAACATTGAACTGTATGTATTTTATGTGCGGGCCGCAGGTAAGTAGCGTCTTTTAAGATAGCTGAATAGAGAAGAAAATCCTGATGTAGACGAAATAATTAGAAGATACAAAGCGGATACAGAAGATTTTAGTTTTCTTAATGATATAAAATATATAACTCTTTAGAACAATACCTTAGATGATATTGATATAGCTGTTGATACTATATTTGGACAATTCTATTAAATAATTATATTAGAAATCACAAATATAGTGTTCAACAAAAAATATATTACAAGGAGTTGTATTATATGTTACAAATAAAGAAAAGAAATGGTATAGTAGTTCCATTTGATAGAGAACGAATTATCAACGCTATCAATAAAGCCTTCATCGAAGTAGATGGAGAATTATATGAAGATGATACTGCAAATGATATTGCAGATGAAATTAAGTATGCAGTAAAAACTTCTGACGATGTGGTTTCTGTAGAAAAAATTCAAGACATGGTGGAAGATTTTCTTATGAAGTCTGAGCGGAGAGACGTTGCTAAAGCATACATTAGATATAGATATAAAAGAGAAATTGCCAGAAAAGGGCAAGACGATTTTATGAAAGCCTTTTCTGCCAAAGTGCAGGGTTCAGATATAGAGAATCAAAATGCTAATGTTGATGAAATGTCATTCGGCGGAAGAGTTGGTGCAGCTTCTGATTTGCAAATGAAGAAGTACGCTCTTGATTATCTTGTATCTAATAAATCACGCGCAAACCATGAGAATAATGAGATTTATATTCATGACTTAAATGCTTATGCAGTAGGTATGCATAACTGTCTTTCTATTCCTTTTGATGATTTGCTTGCAAAAGGATTCAATACAAGACAAACTGATGTACGACCAGCGGGTTCAGTAAATACAGCTTTTCAACTTGTTGCTGTAATCTTTCAGCTTCAAAGTTTACAGCAGTTTGGTGGCGTTTCTGCTACACATCTTGATTGGACTATGATTCCTTATGTAAGAAAAAGTTTCTATAAACATTATATGGATGGATTGACATATATCGAACAAGTCATTAGCATGGATGATAGATTAAACAATCAACTGTCTATTGAAGATCCTATCTATAAGGAATTTAAAGGCGCATATTCATATGCTATCGCTATGACAGAAAAGGAAGTTCATCAAGCGGTTGAGGGAATGTATCATAATCTAAATACTCTTCAATCTCGTTCCGGCAATCAACTTCCATTTACTTCTATTAACTATGGAACTTGTACTCTTCCAGAAGGAAGAATGGTTACTAAAGCTCTTCTGGAAGTCTCTATTGAAGGACTTGGTAGACTTCACAAGACTTCAATTTTCCCCTGTGGAATTTTCCAATGTATGAAAGGTGTAAATAGGAAGCCTGGAGATCCAAATTACGATTTATTTAGATTAGCATTAAAGTCTACTGCCACTAGATTATATCCTAATTATGCTAATGTAGATTGGTCTGGCAATGCCGGATATGATGTAAACGATCCAAGTACATATTTCTCTACAATGGGATGTAGAACTGCTAATGGATTCGATATTAACGGCTTAAAGCAACAGAAAGACGGTAGAGGAAATATCTGTCCTGTTACTATTATAATGCCAACAATAGCAATGGAAGCTAATGGTGACGTAGAAACTTTTATGAAACTTTTAGATATTAAGATCGAAGAAGCGAAAGATATGCTTCTTGAAAGATTTGAATATATCTGTGCGCAACCTGCGGATTCGGCAAAATTCATGTATGAAAATGGCTTAATGGCTGGATATGATGGAATTTCTACTCGAAGTGCTTTACAACATGGCACATTGAGTCTTGGGCAGATTGGATTGGCAGAAACTTTACAAATTCTTATTGGATGTGATCATACTGAGCCAGAGGGCATGAAATTAGCAAAAAGAATAGAGCAGTTATTTAAAGATAGATGCGCAGAGTATAAAGAAAAATATAGACTTAATTTCGGAGTATATTATACTCCAGCCGAGAATCTTTGCTATACCTCTCTTAAAAAATTCCGCGATAAGTATGGTATCATTCCTAATGTAAGCGATAGAGAGTTCTTTACTAATTCTATGCACGTACCAGTATGGCACCAACTCTCTCCATTTGATAAAATTGATATTGAAAGTCAATTAACTGGATATTCTTCTGCTGGTTGTATTACTTATGTTGAGTTAGATACTGGCATGGAAAAGAATATTGATGCTATGGAGACATTAGTAAATTATGCTATGGATAAAGATATTCCATACTTTGCAATAAATGTTCCATGTGACACCTGCCTAAATTGCGGATATACTGGCGAGTTTAATGATAAGTGCCCTCAGTGCGGTAGTAAAGAAATTCAACAGTTAAGAAGGGTAACAGGCTATCTAACTGGTAACTACAAGACCGCCTTTAATAAAGGAAAGCAGGATGAAGTAAACAATAGAGTTAAACATGTGGGGTATATGGAATGAAGTATGCAGGTATTATAAAAAATGACTTTGCTGCTGTTCCCGGAGTATCCTTGAGTTTCTTTACTCAAGGATGCCCCCATAGATGTAAAGGGTGTCATAATCAAGAGACTTGGGATTTTGATAGTGGCAGAGAATTTACTCATGAAACTCTTAATTCAATCTTAGAAGGGCTAACTGCTAATGGAATTAAGAGAACTTTATGTATAATGGGCGGCGAACCATTATGTCCAGAAAATACATTTTTAACCCATCTAGTAATACAAACCGCAAAGGAGACAATTCCTGATTTGAAGGTTTATCTATGGACTGGATACTTGTATGAAGATTTAAGAAAAACAACAGATACAGTTATTTAGAATATACTTCAATTAACTGATGTGCTAATTGATGGGCCATATATTGAAAATGAAAGAGATATTACAGAGCCTCTAAGGGGTAGTCGTAATTAGAAGATAATCTACCTAAAATGATTTTCGTAAAAAGTATTTTTGGAGGAATAATGATAGCAATAGCAAGCTATATCTATTTGTCTGTTGGTGGTATAGTTGGAGCTATTATGTTTTCCATTGGTTTATTAACCATACTAAATATGTAGTTTAAGTTGTTTACTGGTTCAGTTGGTTATATCAAGAGCAAAAATGATATAAAAGACAATCTTATTATTTTATCAGGAAATATCATTGGAGCGTGCGGGATTTTAGCTTTTCCGCACGCAGCAGCTCTATATTTGGTCTCTACTAAGATTGCAGTTCCGCTATATTTAGTTTTCCTAAAGGGTATTGTTTGTGGTATATTTATATATTCGGCAGTATCTTCATTTAAGAGAAATAAAGATTATATGGTGCCAGTTTGTGTAACAGGGTTTATATTATTCGGTGGAGAACATTGCATTGCCGATCTTTGTTATGCCTTGGCCGCAGGTGTGCTTTCTATTGATATAATATTATTTCTAATAGTAGTTACATTGGGTAATTCTATAGGAGCAATAATTGTTGACAGAATACAATAATTATGATATTATATTAAAAAGAAAAGGAGGGCTAGATATGACTTTATATGAGTTAAATCAAGCTGGATATGCTTCTCTTCCAAAAATGACAAAAGCTGAATTAGATACGGCTAAAGAAGATATTATCACATTTTTAAGATCTCATGACTCACAATATTACATGATGCTTAATCATGATAATAAGTATTTTACTCTATTCGTTTATGAAGATGGTATAAATATAGAGAAAATGGCACGTGAGATTATCTCCGTCTCCAAGTCTCTCGGAGAAATTAAATCAATAGAAGTAAATGGAGATATTATAGAAATTTGGATTTTATATGAAGGCAAATGTGATATGTACGCATTTTTCGACTATGCAAAAGGGGTGATACAAGTATGACAAATAGCATTATTGTTAATTATGATCCATTCGCGATGGAATCTGCTGTATATATCTTAGAAGATGGATTGCAAAAACAAATGAAAGTATGCTCTGATATTAACGGCCTAGCGGAGACTCTGGTTGGCCTTTCTTACGGAAACAATATATACAGCATACTAATTCATGCCCCTCTTGCAATTACAGGGGAAATAAAGAATTTTGTGCGAGATTTAGAAGCAAGTATGTATTCAAATAATAAAATTACAGTTGAGGGAATTTAATATGGTTTATAATTTAAAGTCTACAAATACTTATAGAGTGCCAACCGTAGAAGATGCACTTAGACTGCGGAAATGGCTAGAAAAGACGGCAGTAGGAGAGTTAACCTCATTTAAATATGCTACTAAGTATATTAAGCAAAAGGGAGAAATAATTGAGGAGTATCAACTCGTTACTGCTACAATGACTATCGACAATGAAAAAGAACCAGAAGGCGTTATGCCAATTACTATTACGGAGGAATAATATGAGCGTATATTTCGAGAAAGTAAGTCGTTTTAATGACATTGATCTACCTATACCAACTCGCGCAACCGCAAATTCCGCAGGCTATGATTTTGTAGTTGCAGAAGATGTCGTTCTTCCTCCAATGAATTTTTTAACTTCTAAGATTCAAGACCATGTTTTTGAAAAAAATGCTGACAAGGATTTTTATGGGTTCGTAGACCCATTTACTCTTGATGATATGGCTAATCTTACTAAAGAATTAAAATCCAAGATTACGCTAGTATCAACAGGAATGAAATGTCATTTAAATCCTGGGCAGTATTTAGAATTAAGCGTCCGCAGTTCTACTCCTCTTAAACACTGGATTATTTGCGGGAATAGCGTAGGTATTATTGATGCTGACTATTGCGATAATCCCGATAATGAAGGAGAGATTTTCTTTCAACTCGTTAATCTATCTCCTTTTGCTATCCAACTGAAGCGAGGAGATAAGATTGGTCAAGGTATTATTAAAAGCTATGGGATTACAGATAATGATGCTGCGACTGGAGAAAGACTTGGCGGATTTGGAAGCACTTCTGTATGAGTAATTTATTATCATTAGACTAGAGCTCCAGAATCACGGGGTACGCGGTCTTTGAAGATAATAAGTTAAAAACATTTGGTAAATTTGTTGTCGAAGATAGTAATATAGATACTAGATTAGTAAAGATAAGACAAAAGATAAAAGATCTTATTATCTAGTTTAATATAGATGAAGTCGTTTTTGAAGATATACAATAGCAAAATAATGTATCTAATAATGTATAGACCTTTAAAATTTTAGCGGAGGTCTATGGAGTTATTTCCGAATTATTAGAAGAAGAGAAAATACCTCATTCAACGATTTTATCTACTTCATGGAAATCTCTTCTTGGGATAAAGGGTCGCACTAGACCAGAATAGAAAAAAAATGCCCAGGATTATGTGTTAAATAACTATGGTACAAAACCAACTCAAGATGAAAGTGATGCGGTTTGTATCGGCCTTGCGCATATAAAATAGAATTAGTGCGCTTGGTAATTGGTCCAAATAAAAAAATCCTCCTTTCTTAACTTTAAAATACTTTGAGAAGTTAAGAAAGGAGGATTTTATGTTTACATTTATAGCAGAACATATAGTAGAAATTCTGTTTGGTCTAATTTCCGCAGGTGCTTTGGCTTTTTGTAGATATTTATATAAACAATTAATAGCTTACAAAAAGATGTTACAAGAGAAAGAGAATGATGATATAGCTGAATTGATTGACGAAAAATTGAAACCTGTAGTAGAAGATATTGAAGAACTTCGAAGATATATACGGAGGATTGAAAACAAAGAAAATCAAGACTTGACCTTAATTATAGCTTCGTATAGATTTCGACTTGTTCAACTGTGTAAAATATATATCAAACAAGGATATGTGACGCAAGATCAATATGACCAGTTAACAGAATTTTATAAACTCTATATCTCTCTTGGCGGAAACGGTTAGGCGAAAGAATATTACGAAAAAGCGATTGAGTTAGAAATTAAATCTGTATAATAAAAAAAATGGGGAACTCTTAATTGAGTTCCCCATCCTTCTTTAAACGATTGAAAATTGAGTTAGTCATATTTATTATCTCTTGACCGTAAGTTGCTATCAAATCTGCTAGCAATTCCTCTTGTTCAAATGATAATTCTATCCCATAACTAAACATTGCAGCGTGTGTTAATTCATGACATAAAACTTTTTTCATCATTGTTGAAGATAATTCTTCATTGATATAAATACCTTTAGTTTTGCTATCGCAAGCCCCTATTGTTAATTGACCGTCACTTCTAATTAACATAGGATGAATAGGAGAAGTTAAGAATAATTTCCATTCTTCTCCATTTATATTAAGCATGGTTTAAAGAAGATATTTTTGTAGCAAGAGCAGAGATCTTTTTTTCTAGGAGCTATCTTTCTTCTGGACTTGCATCATCAATCATTTCTACTAAATCCTCACTTAATTCTTTCATATATTTATCCAATTCTCTAATTTTAGTATCCTTGTCTTTATGTAATTCTTTTGATTCCATATACATACGACGAGTAATTGGACTGCGGCCTTCGCGAGAATCTCTTAGTTCCATGGGATATTCTCTTTCGTTGTAATAGATTGGTTTTTCTCCATATCCTTTACGACTACCTGACATATCCTCCATGTATCTGCCTTGAGAATCTCTAGAGCGAGGATAATACATTCTGCCCCAATCGTCTCTATCCATATCTCTATCTGGAAGATAATATGGTGGCATCATTGGGATGTAATACTTTTTATGTTCCTCTTCTTTCTCCTCCATTGCCTTGACAATAGAACAGTAATACATCGCCTGTTCTAAGTCTTTTATCATATCAATAACTTCGCCTAATTCATGGGTATCTACATTATGAATATCGCTTAGCTATGATTGAACACATCCAATAAGAGTTTCTTTCATATGTTTAAGTCTTTCCATAATTAAGCCACCCTTTCAATAATTAGATTTGCGTTTTGAACGTCGATTGCCTAAGTAGAAATATTTTTTACTGCAATTTCAAAACAACATCCTCTTGGTACATCAATAAATATAGAACTTGCTACATTATTGTAGTCTCCTACCGCTGGAGCTGTAGATATCATAGTAGTAGAAGCTACACCTTCTCCATTAATAGCAATAGCTAAAGAAATTGGACCTACTGTTCCGCCTGCGGCAACCGCAATATTGCCGCTAAAGTGAGCTTTATATCTAGCTCTGCACTGTGTAGATGTATTACCTTTTAATGTTACTAGTCCACTCCCAACGCGGTGTAGTAGGCTGTTGGAGCAGCCCACTACCGCATCGGTAAAAAGGACATTCTGATTAGCTTGTACTGTTTGTACGGCATTCGCAATAATTTCCATTGAACCAAATCTCTCCTTTTAATTTCTAATTAGCACCCGCAACTATTCATGCTATAGCAGCAGTTGGGGTTTGGTACTACGTAAGCGGGAATTGGATTATCACGGCCTAATCTGCGGATGAGCTCGGCAGTTTGAGCTTCTTGATTAGCTGTAATAAAGTTATTCTGAGCCTGTTGAGATGCGGCAAGACGAAGAGCCTGATTCTCGTTTTGCAAGTCAGAGATTTTCTCCTGGCAGAGATAATCGAGAATTGCACGAGTTCCAGCGTTCTGGCTATCAATAATATCACGGGTATTATTAGCCATAGAAGTTTGAAGCGCATTTGTATTAGTTGCTAGATTGTAGTTGACGTCGGCAAAACCTCTCTCAATCTAACGACCGGTCTCGCAGCAGCAATCTGCAATTTGGCGAGAAATAGCATTTTGATTTGTGAGATTATCAAAGCTTGCTTGCTGAATTGCAGATTTAGTATCGCAGCAACAGTTAGAGAGCTGTGTAGCCAAAGCATTTTGACCCTGCATTAAAGCTACATTAGTGCTGTTAAATCCTTGCTGTGTCTAGTATCCGAGATTACATACTGCATTATCAACTCCATGGAATCCATTAGTTAAAGCATTATTCAGAGCATAAGTGCTGTCACAGATTCCCTGTTGAATAGCATTAATACCAGACTGGAGATTTTGGAAAGCAAAACCTTCATTAATGTCTGCGCGAGTTGCCCAGCCTTGGCCAGAAGGGGAGCCTAAACCATTGCTATTAGCTCCGTATCCACCAAAGCCTCCGAATCCGTTTCCCCATCCAGAGAAGCAGAATAGGAATAGAATTATAATCCACCAAGCTCCTCCGTCATTCCAAATTCCGCCGTTGTTACGCTCATTACCACCTGTAGCAGCGGCGATGTCAGCTAAAGAGTATCCATTGTTAGAATTGAACATTTAAGTTCCTCCTTTAAGAAAATATTAAAGGCCGAGCATTTTCTTAAAGTCAGCAAACTCCTTGTCATAGTCTAATCCTCTTTGGGATAAAAGATTTCTAGCTATTTGTTCTATCTCTTCTGTTTTATTCTACTTGGCAAGATCTAACAAATTAGCTCCAAACGGATTATTCCCCATCTAGCTTTCTAGCATATTTAAAGTTAGTTGCTGAGGATTCTATCCATTCCTAATCATTTGAATTAACTACATTGGATTCATTTTATCGACTCCTTAAAAATCTAATTTTGGCTTTGATTCCTGCTATTGCGCTGTAGGCTACTTACTTGCCTATGGCGCAATTTTTTCTTTTAGTTGAGCAAGTACGGTTTCAAATTCTTCTCTAGTAACATACTGAGAAGGATTGACAACTGTTTCAACTGGAATATTCTTTAATTCATAAACATTAAGCGTTGAAGTTCCATCTAAATTTATCTATTTTGTATATATTTTTTTATTAGCTAAATCAGGAAAGAAAAATACAGAACCATCAAAGTCAATGCTAGTTGCCTTCACTTCTTCTATTGAAGAAACTGGGCGACCTTTAATTCCAATCTAGGGCTATTCCACATACTGCATCCTTTGTTGCGGTATATAAGGGACTGCCGCATACTAAGGCTGCTATTGTTGTGGCATATAGTATGGATAATTAACTGCCATAGTTTTACCTCCTTTAAAATATTCCCTTGGCCTTTCATTATTATATGAAATTTTGGCAAAGATAATTTTACTATTTTGCCAAAATTTTTGCCAATTTTAGTGTAAAAATATATAATGGGACATAGTAGTCCCATTATATCATGATAGTCTGTGCTCATTAACAGCAGCTTCGATAAGGTTAGTTAAATAAGTATTTAAGTCACCAGTTGTCTCGATAATATACTGTTTTGCATCACTAGAAAGGATTTCCAATACAGAGTTCATAGTCTTATCAAATGCAATTTTCTATGCCTCTGCATCAAAAGCACCCTGTTCTTTTAAGCTATCTACATAGGTTTGATTTGTTGCTATTACACACTTAGTAATAGTATCAAATATCATAGTAGTATATTTCTGAGCTGTTTCATTCTCTGTTTTAGAATTTAACTCATCTCGTTTTGTAGAGAGGAAATCTACGAGATATTTTGTTAGAATACCAAGCAGAGGAAGAATACAAAGCTAGAATATTTGAATAACAATTTCAGGCATATTAATTCCTCCTTTATATTATATATAAAACAAGAGGAAGATGGTTTAACTTTATTTGACCTGCGGATTTCCATTCAAACGATCGTTCTATTGACGTTCATAAATTCTTAATCTAAGTGTACTCTCAGACATACCTTGACATTCTTTCGCTAATCTTGTAATGGGTTCATTATGTAAATATCGGTCATATAGCTCATCAAAGTTATCTGGAAGATCTTTTCTTGGTCTACCAAATTTTACTCCTTTCTATTTGGCAGCCGCGATTCCCTCAGCTTGTCGTTGTTTTATATAGGTTCTCTCTTGCCCAGCCTAGAAAGATAAAATTTGTAAGACTAAATCAGATATAAAAGTGCCCATAATATCCTTGCAATATGAAGTATCTAAAAGTGGCATATCGAGAACTTTTATATCAACATTCTTGGTTTTAGTAATTAAGCTCCACTATTCGAGGATTTCAGAATAGTTGCGTCCCAACCTATCAATGGACTTCAGGAGAATCATATCTCCTGAAGTCACAGTATTTATCATTTTTTGATAGGAGGGCCTATTAAAATCTTTTCCTGACTATTTATCTATGAAGATATTTTCTTCCTTGACCCCAGCTTCTGTCAAGGCAAGAATTTGTCGGTCAATATTTTGGTCACGTGAACTAACTCGTGCGTATCCGTATAACACCTTTATCACCTCATAGATATATGAAAAAATGGCAATTTTATATAACAAAAATTGCCCAAAAATTTGGCAATTCGGCGTTTTGATTTATATAAAATTTTATTATATAATATATAAAGAAAGTGAAAATTACCAGGGATAATCTCTTGCAATTAAAACATTACCTTTGGGCATAACAAAATACATTTTGCCTTGTCCAAATGAATAATCCACGGAACTTCCATCCTCTAATAAATAAAAAGAATCTGAAATACCTGGAGATATATTTTTACCACTATAAACTATCTCTCCTGGAGATGCTCTTAATGGGAATTCATATTTAAAGCCTGACTTATCTATTATAGAATATCTTTCCGTTTGAGCGCTTGAATTAAAAATCATTTTCTACTACCTCCTATAAAATAATATACAGTCGTATACTATCAGTTGGAGTTATTAATGCTTTAAAAGTTAATTCATCCAATCCTTGATTAATACATAATATCCCAGCATTAAAATATACTTCTTGAGATTCAATAGTTGGCATTACATAAATTAGCTATTTGCTTTCATCTGCGAGTACACCTGGAACCATTACTGTGCAGGTGTCATCAGACCATTCAGATTCAAGAATAGCAATAAGTATAGCCTTCGGTTTAAGAGCTGTATTTGCTAAAATTTCATTAAATTCTTGTTCAGTTCCAGTAAACCCTCCTTCTTTAGCTGTTTCATAAGCAGACTTTCCATTGAGACCGGGCTGACCTATTCCGGCTACTTTCTTACCATTTATTTTAATCATAATATATTTACCTCCTAAATTTTAATTACTACTTCCACCACCGCCAGAAGTAATTGTAGCAGAGTCAATAATTTTATATGCTATAACTTGACTATTATTATTTATCTGTATAGCACCTAATGCTTTGTATGCAGACTAAGGAGTAATTTTAAGTCCTGAAGGAGAGCCGCCGTTTATAGTTAAAATACTATTTTTTATTACTTTATAATTATTTTTCTACACTACCCATACTGACATTGGTGCATTTTCATGTTCTATTATTACTGTGCATCCACTTATGCCTGATAATGATTCAAATGTAATATCTACTGTTTCTATTGGAGTTTCAGTCTCAATTTGACTTATATTTTCTGCCATCTATTGAAAGCTATCGGTCGCCGCAGTTTCTATTCCCTTGTCAGTGACTGCGGTCGCTATTAGGGTTTTGCCCTCACTGACATCTGTAAAAAGTTCATCTATGGCCTCCTAAACATTGGTAGCGGCCATGCTCGAGGTGCTATTGTTATACTCTATCAACGATGCAGTTAGACTTTCATTTTCTTCTTCATCAAATTCGATAGTGTAAGGTCCAACTCCCAAAGATTCTCCCATTTCTGCAATACCACCGCCCGGCACAGTAATGGCATCTTTGTTCTTAACCTATCCAGTTAAAATACATTCCATGAAAATTTCTCCTTTCATTTTTAAAAAAGTACACTTTACTGAACTTGGTCAAACATATATAATCAATCTATACTCTTTTTCAAGTATATTTGAAAAGAGTAAGATACTCACTTTTGGGAAAAGGGTTTCTTACCCTTTTCCCAATTTTTTGTTATCTAGGAAGAAAAAGTATTTTTCCTGTTAAAAAGTGTACTTTTTCTCGGAAATTGTTTATGGCTTTCTAAAAGACTGGAGCGAAGATCGCTTCCATCCTCGACCTTCTATCTAGTAGTTTAGATTTGTTTGAAACAATAGCTAGATAGAAGGAGGTAAATAATTTGCCTAAATGTATTTTAGCTGAATAGGGTGGAAAAGGTGGAGGTTCTCTTTCTCTTATAAAAATTGAAGTAACCACTCCCCCTATTAAAACGAGCTATCTTGCTGGTGACACTTTTAATCCCGCGGGAATGGTAGTCACCGCATCTTACGGCATGGACGGCGTTATTGTAACAACAGCAGAAGTAACTGGGTATCAAGTTACTCCAAACCCTTTAACTGATGGGGTTACTAAAGTAACAATTACTTACTCTGAATTAGGAGAAACTTGTTAGACCACTCAAGACATTACTGTTATTCATAAACTTCTTAGTATTTAGGTTACTACTAACCCAACTAAGACAACTTATGAATATGGAGACACTCTCCAAACAACAGGAATGGTAGTTACAGCAAGTTATTCTGATAGTACATCATCCGCGGTTACCGGGTATAGTTGCTCTCCAACGTCATTAACTGCGGTTGGCACCTAGAAAATTACTGTTTCTTACACAGAAAATGGAGTAACTCAGTCTGCTTCTTTCAGTGTTACTGTTGAAAGAAAATCGGTGCCGAAACCAACATGGAAGAATAATCTTACCTATACTGGTAGTAGCCAATCAGTAAGTGGTGCTTCCTATTGGAATAACTTTAATACCACTTATATGACGATTGGCGGGACAACTTCCGCGACTAACGCTGGAACCTATACTGCTACTTTCACACTAAATAGTAATTATAGATGGGCTGATGGAACTACATCAAATCTTGATGTAAACTGGACTATCAATAAAGCTGCTGGGACTTTAACAGTAAGTCCAACTTCTGTAGCTCTTGATGGAGATAACTATAGTGCAGGCGTAAAAGTTACTATTACCCGTCCTGGAGATGGAGCTATTAGTTATAGCCCAACTAGCGTTTCTGGCTTAACTTTATCTTTAAGTGGGAACGTTCTTACAATTAAAGGCGACGGTAGTACAGCTATTTCTTCTACAACTATTACTATCAAGGTTGCAGCAGGAACTAACTATACGGCTCCAAGTAATAAAACTGTTACAGTAACAGCTAGCTATTGGGAGTGGGGATCTGAAACTGCTGTTGGTGATGCTAAATGGTGGGCTGGATTAAAAACATGGGCCGCTAAGGCATCATCTGGAGAGCGACAAAATTGCGTAGGTAAGACTAAAAGAGTAAGTTTATCATCTTCTGTTTTAGGTGGTAATCAAGTATTAATGAGATGCGTTGGCGCAGATTAGGATGGAACAGGAACTTTAGCTTTTAATGCTGTCTCCGCTCTTCCTAATTCTACAGATTTTGGTAGCAATGCAGTATGGATTGGATCAACTGCTAGAGATCTATGTCAAGATTTCTATAACCGCTGTAGCGCGAAAGATTCTATTAAGACAGTAAAGAAGGGTACTTGTCCTAGTACAAATAGCTCTAGAAATGGTTCTGTAACCTATAATGATGAAACAGTATTCTTATTATCCGAAAGAGAATACGGATTAGATTCTTACTCTCCTATCTCCACTTCAAACAGTACTACCTCTAAAGCAGAGTGTACTCAAGGTTATAATGCTGCGTATAGTTACTACATAAGCAACTCTAGAAGGGTTATGTACTTAGGAGATGCAAACGGTAATCCAACTAGCTCATATGCGTATCAATGGGAGAGGTCCCGTGACTACTACACCTCGGGCTACGTTTGCTTTGTCAACGCCGATGGGTCTGCGAGCTTCAACCGCTACGACCTCAGCGGCGGGCTCGCGCCGGCTTTCGTTATCGGATAACACAATAAAATAACAATTCGGGACAGTTAAGATTAAATTGTCCAACTAAAATTTTATATATTCAAGTGAGGGAGATTTTAAATGTCTGTAAAAGTAAAAGATAGACACATATCAAAGCAAGATTGTCTTTATAAAGCACGCGACTTAATGGGATATATTTTAGTCTTAACTCGTCCTAGAGAATATGATAAGGATGGAAAACAAATTTGTAAGCCTGGACTGCTTGGAGAGGGTCAACCTCTTCAAGCGTTCGGGTACGATATAATTAAGTGCGGAAAGGGCTTACATGCTTGCTGTTATGAGGCATGTAAGATAAACTTGAAAGACAAAGAAACCCTTGCAAAGAGAAATGACTATCATAATAAAGCACTAGAATATTGTGATAGTATATTTCGACAAATCGACCTATGTATTTATTAGTATGCTCAGAACAGCAAAAAGAAAAGACGCTCTTTTGAACATCTAGCTAGATTGACAAAGAGAGTAAAAGAGTCAATCCAAGATAGAAAAAATAGAGATAAACTTATAACAGAGCATAGATATTCAGCTCCTAAGAGATATAGGAGAGGTCGATAATATTTTTCTACGGTTAAGTTCTGTATCTTTCGGTCCCGTAACTACAACAACTCGAACAACGTTTGCAATGTCAACAACGATGGATCTGCGAACAACAACAACTACAACAACAGCAACGGGCTCGCGCCGGATTAGATGGAGCTATCATGTTGCGAGTTAAGCTGCGGAGCAGCGCAAACGAGCAACGCCTAAATAGTACCCCGGAGTATATTATTATCCATCTAATTAAGGTTTACTCTGGATTGCACTCACTTTATGTGGGGAAGAGATTGAGAGACCATTAAAGAGCTTTGCTCTACAACTATCGAATAATATAATATAGGTAGATCTACCTTTTCATCTAAGGAGAACTTAACCATTTCACTGAAAAAGTGGATAAAGTAAGACTGTAGACGTGGAGCTCGAGTAGCTACCACTATAGCTACATGATAAGGAGAAAGTATGTCTGAAATAAAACAAGATACTGCTTTCGAGCGTTTTTGTAGTTTTGACGCTATGTATGAGGCGTCTTATAAGGTATGTCGAAACGTTCGATGGAAAGATAGTACAATTAATTTTGAAGAGAATAGGATAGAAACAATTTTAAAAACAGAAGCTGACCTGCGAGCGTGTGAATACGAACAGCTTGTGTTTAGTTGTTTTTCGATAATCGAACGAGGCAAACCAAGAGATATAAGAGCGTGTCATATCAACGACAGACTGGTACAAAATGCGTTATGTGAACAAGTTTTGCTACCAGAATTAACTCCTAGATTTATCTATGATAATTGTGCAACCCTAAAAGGAAAGGGAATAGACTTCGCTCTGGAAAGAGTTAAGAAACATCTCCAATAGGCTCATAAAGAGTATGGGTTAGGAAAAGATTTTTATGGATTAAGAATTGATATACAGAAATATTTTGATTCTATTGACCATGAATCTTTAAAGAAAGCAGCTAAACGGCTAATAAAAGATAAACTTGTTTATTAGTTATGTTGTTACTTGATAGATACATTTTCTTTTAAGCTAACAAAAGACACTTCGCCTATACCCGGTAAAATATATTACACAAGTAAGCGACACAAGTATGAAAGAGTTAATGTTACTCATTTCTAGCCTGGTCGTAAGTATTATGAATATGAAAGAAAGAGCCTGGGATTAGGAAGTCAAACGTCACAATTATTCGCATTGCTAGCATTGAACGAAATTGACCACTTCATAAAAGAAGAGTTACATATTAAGTATTATGGTCGTTATATGGATGATTTATACTTGCTCCATAATGACAGTAAATACTTGGCCGAATGTGAGAAACAAATAGAAATTCGCTTAAATAAACAAGGATTAAAGATGAATAAGAAGAAAACTACTATCACTAGAATTTCTCCTATTCACGCAGATGGCGAACGCCACGCTCCTTTTAAATATTTAAAGTGGAATTTTCATCTCACAGAAACTAATCATATAATACAACTTCCTTTCAAGAAAAAAGTAGCTCATCAGCGCAGAAAACTAAAGAAAATGTAGGCTTTATGGTTAGATAATAAAATTTCAACTGAAGAAGTTTAGAAATCTTATTAGGGCTGGAGGGCGCATATTTCTAAAGGAACTTGCTTTTATATAATTCAGGACATGGACAATTATTTTCGTTCATTATTCAAAGGAGTTGAAATAAAGTAATGTATATTCTATTAAATAGAGAGAATATAGTAGTTGATATTCTTTCAGAAGCACGTTACATTAAACTGCAATCCTCAAATGGTATTGTCGTTGCCTGCGAGGAAGAAGAGGGAACTGGGGTTATCGGCTCAGATAGTGATACTCATTACACTCTAGTCAAAGCCGATGTATTAAATCAACCTAATGCTGTTACAGTATTAGAGTTGGAAACAATTCCATCAAACGTCATTCCTAACTATTCAAAGTATAATCAAGAAGATGGTACTTTCATCGCTGATTTAGATTAGGCAAAATATGATAAACAAGAGGAAAACAAGAAACTATTCGCAGAGTATCTTGCTACCCACCCGTTAACTTGGGTCGATGGAAAAGAATATGGAATTACGTAGGAGGACCAATCTGAGATTAGCTTAAATCTCAATCAATTCTAGGTGGCTGTAGCTGCTGAAGTAGAAAATCCTACGCTTGAGTGGCACGCTCGACACGAAGAGTGTGTACCATGGACTTTAGAGCAATTATCCGCTCTAAGTTTAGCTATTTCTAATGCGGTATATCCAAAATACCACTTAATGCAAGAATATAAAACCTAGATATTTGGAGCTAATTCAATAGATGAATTAAAAGCTATTGAATTGAGTTATGAAGACACAGACAGCGAATAAAAATATAATTCTATTCGTAGTAGGAGGAACTCTATATTACAGTATAGAGTTCCTCTATAAAACTTTTATTAGCCTTGGAGTTTGTCATTGGTCTATGTTTTTGCTAGGTGGCTTATGCTTTCTATTAATTGGACTAATGAATGAGAATATTCTTTGGGAAGAATCTATCTTAACTCAAGGAGTAAAAGGATCTTTAATTATAACTGCTTTAGAATTAATTTTTGGATTAGTTTTAAATATAAGACTAGGTTTAGGTATTTGGGATTATTCTAACATTCCACTTAACTTTATGGGGCAGATTTGCTTGCCCTTCTCTATTGCATGGTTCTTCTTGAGCCTTTTAGCAATAGTGTTAGATGATTACCTTAGATGGAAATGGTTTGGAGAAGAAAAACCGCATTATCACTTATACAGTAGACCTCCTTGCGAGGAATAAAAAAAATAGGGAGAACCTTAATTAAAAGGTTCTCCCTATTTTTTTTATTTTACATCAATAATAACAATAGCAATATCGCTTTCTGGTTTATCTTTTGTGTAGAAAGTGATTCCAGATCCTACAGTTGCATCAGCATGATCAATTTTACTATATTCCTCTAAATTAGAAGTATAAGTAATGATAGGTGGCACATTTCCCGCTTTTCCGCAAGTTAAAGCAGTATTAGAGTATGTCTATGTATACATATCTCCGTTCAATACCCATGATGCCGCGGCAAGAGTGGTTGTATAAGCTACAGATGTGCTACCAGTAATTTGGTTATCTGTTTCTGACTTGCTATATACATCCAAATTAGTTCTGGCTTGCGCGGCTGTCGTGCCTCCAGTTCCTCCAACCTAGATTGGAAGTGTACCAAATGTAGGTGCACCCGCAGTAATCGCGTATAAAGCACCAGCACCTTGTAAACCAGCCACACCATTTTCCGCATTTCCGATTACTAAACTGCCGGCTGCAATTTCAATCATTTTTAATGCTTCTGTTCCATTTCCTACTAGCAAAGCATTAACAGTTAATGTATCATGTCCAGTTCCACCCTACGCTACAGTAGCAGTCATATTTTTAAGAAAAATGTCGTCAATATCAATTTCAGTAACATTATTCTTTAAAACTTGAGCAGCATAGGCATTGACCTGTAGACGTCCGCCCTCTATATTACTTACATCAATAAATAAATTTCCTGTGTCCTCGCAGAAATAGGCGTATCCTTCATGAAGAGGTACATCATTAAGATCCTCTTCTGCGCCTTTAAAAATCTTAAATAAAGCCATTTTAGGCCCTCCTTTATACTCTCTAAATATAAATTAAGGTATTAAATCACTAAAACTTCCCCAAGATAGTAATTCTTCAATCTATGTTGCAGAATATGTCTATCTATCCTTATTTGTAATAGTTCCACCTATTAAGCTATTAATATAGTGAATACTGTAAGTTTTATTTGTTACTTCTCCACCATCTTCACTATTATAACTATTGTCAATAAGATTAGAAATACCACCGGTTAACTAAACTCTTCCCCACACTCCATCGGCAGCCTTATAATACCAATAAGAAGTTTCTTGATTGGTTTCATATTCTACCCATGTAATAGAGAAAATATCTTCCGCACTAATTTCTCCGTCATAGTTTTCTTCAATATAATTTACACCATTCTATAAAGAATCTTTTAGTGTATCTGTCTCATTTATTGTATAGCTCTTAACAATATTAAGAGCTTCACCAACAGGGCCTTTTAGGTTGCCGGAATTTTTCTCCCATGTACCAGAAGATTTTAATTCATATATATTTCCGGTTTCTGTATTTAAATATAAATCTCCAGCTTTCGCACCCTCAATAACAGTAGATGTCGTTGAATCAGAAATCTAAGTTCCAGAGTATAATTTTGATCCTCGAGGAATCTTAAAATCAATATTCATAGTATCATCTGCTGTAATTTTATTGGATACAGAACCGGTTTCATCAATTCCAACAAAAGCAAATGAAGTTGTATATTTAACTGCGGAAGGCAGTCCAAAAACTAGTTTCCAAGCGGTTTGCTCCTCGTTGGTAAACTCCCTTGTAACTGTAGGAATTGTCGGCTCAAACTCAGAACCTTTATCTGTATATGGCTTTAATTCTGTAACTTCTATAGTAGGAAGAGGGGACTAAATACAAGCTATATACTAAAAAGTGCAAGTGGTTCCAGTTTTATTTATTACTTTATAAATAAAACCAGTTGGTGCATTAATGTAATAATCACCAACATTATAATCCGCAAAAGAATCATTAGCTTCTTCGTAAGTCCCTTCTGTCCTCTCGCCTAATAACTCGCCATAATAAAACTTAACCGCTTCTGGTAAACTAAATTTCAATACTGGCACATTAATATTCGAATCATCTATTATTACAGATGGGTTCTCCTCGGGTCCCACTACCGTAGTTTCTGGATCTCCCATCACCTAACTTTGAGGCAAGAAGAAATTAATAATTGGATTGTTTATATCATCAAAATTTATTTCAAATCTAGGTTTTTCATTAGCATCTAAAGTTGTAGTAATACCTTCCTATAATGACTAAGATACAGGTAGATAAAACTTAATTGCCGGTTTGTTGATAGAATAATCTCCTGAAACTTCTAAAGATACTCTTGGATTTTCACCTACATCTAATAATTCTACTAATGCAGTATTAATTACCTAAGATTGCGGTAAGGACAACTTTAAGCTAGGATTATTTATATCGGTTGTGTCTAAAGACGCTTCTGGAAGTTCATTACAATCCAGAATAGTAGTCTCTCCTAACTAGATATTCTAACTCTATGGTAACTGAAAAGTAAGCCAAAGTCTATCTAGATCGGTATTATCCCAAACCACGTTTGGATCTTCATCTGCATCCAAGACTTCTGTGTCATTTAAGCTAATTCTTGGTGTATTACCAGTCATGGAAGCTATCATCTTATAGTATAGGCCGCCCGCAGATCCGCTTCCATCTTTATCATTATAACATTTTTGCCAAAGAGTAGAGTTATAGCTTTTCCCATAATTCTATAAATCTTCATTCTTATAAATATCATAGTTTGTATCGCTTGGCAAACCATATGATACAACAACGAGATCACCTGGGAAGATAGAAGATGTCCAACCCTTTGATAAATCTCTATCCATCTAATATTTGCTAGTAAAGATTTCCTTAATATCAAAATCTCTACCTTTAGGTCCTCCATAGAAACTTTCCATAGTTTGACACCTCCTTATACATAGATAAAATCAATAATAACATTATACAAATCCTAATAGTTCTCTGGAGCATCAATATTATCAGGATTGGGTAACACATATATACCGTTTACACCCTAATTATACAAACTTAATGCTGTCTAATAAGCCTCTATATAGGTAGTCTAAATATTATTATATGAATCCCAGTAAGCTCTATATCCCTCTGGATCTGTATCCGGGTCTGGCATAACTGGATTTTCTTTATAAAATTGTTCCAAATCGTCTGCTCGTTTTTTATCCGCAGCCTACATTCCTTCAGTTCCCTACTCAATCGCCTACTAGGAGGCTTCTTCATCTTTTTCATACTTTCTAGGTCTAATAAAATACATATTAGTAATAGCTATGTCATCATCTAGTTCATATATTCCAGTTCTACCAACCATAATAGTCTTTGATTCATTCATAACTATTTTTGTGCCGGCAGGAGCCTATACCCCAACTTTATTGAATTGAGAGGCTCCTACCTAGGCAATAATATCACTGAATATATTCTACCCACTAGAGACGTAGCTACCACTGTTATTATCTATTACATTATAGTATACTTGACCAACAGTTGGCATTATCTCCTACTCCTCCTTATACTCTCGTTAATACTTCCGTTGCAGTAATGCTCATAGTTCCATTATAAGCAAGAGGCAAAGTAAACTGAGTTATCTAGTAATTTCCACTAATACCACTATTCTTATCTTCAATGTAGAGAATATTATTCGGCTCCATATAATACTTTGGTAAGCAGGTAATGGATATAGTTGTATTATAATTTAAATTCTAATACAACATTTCTCTAATCTTATCAAAACAACTTGCATTAGTAGAACTTATTGAAAATAAATCATAGTATTCAGAAGTAAGAACAAAAAATCTCTAACCTATCCCTCGATATTCTGCTATCAAGTCCTAATCAAGTCCTTCAATAAAAATAATATCAGGGGCTTCCATATTATATACGGAAGTTATATCAGAACTATTAACCACTTTAGTCCTTCTGCCTATTTCATTTATTGAATATTTTCCCATCTCTGAACCCGTATCTATAAAATCTAACCAATAGTTCAAATTTTCTGGATTGTTAAAAACATCAGGGTTCCAATGATCGTATTCATCCCATTTCTCGTTCAATGGATCATATAAATTACGCCATTCCGCGATTAATTCGGAATCATAGTAGTTATCATATACGCTATTAGTTACCTGCGCATTTAATGCTCTACGGTACAGCTCTTCTCGCCACTCATCACATGGAGACCCGATTAATTTTGTTTCATATCCAGATACAGAGTAATCACTAGCTATATTATTAAAATCATATCTTACTATTAGTCCAGTTTCTTTATCACTAATAGCCCACATATAATACCCAGCCAAATCTATAATAGGTTTGGTATCAATAGCTAAATGGTATCTAATGTCCACTTCTACATCAGATGTAGTTTTTCTTTTACCCCAAACATAAAAATCATTTTTAATATTATCAAACTTTGGACTGCGGGTTATCGCAGTCGTGGTATCAAGCTCGGTTAAAGAATATAAGAATTTAGCATTATTATAACTCTTTACATAGTTTGCTGGCGTAAGTTCAGTTAAAGGGCTTCCAGTATTAAGATAGTTCTTTATCTCCTAAAAGATAAAACGACCGTTTATATCATAGAAATATTCAAAATTTCCAAGAACATCCACTATCTTATCTAGTAATGCAGTTACAGTATCACCAGCATCTAAAATCAATTCACCGGGATATGTAAATTCTGTTTCTTTATATCCAGCATCCTATCCATAGCTTACCATATGCGGGAAGTCTGAGCTGGGAGAGAAATCCATACTCTCATAATTATTACTAAAATATACTGGTTTGTCACCAATATACTTAACCAACATTTTACAGGTTTCCTCTATATCTGTAATAATTATATTCTCTATAGCTTCCCCTCCCCAGTGGTTTACCGCTTCATATATAATCTGGAATATGGTCGGATATACAATCTCTATATCTCCATCATTCTTCTATATGTAACTTTCATGGAGGGTAATAGAACCTGGAAAGGTACCTCCCGCAGTTCCATCTAATAAACACATCTTATCTTTTCCATCTATAGAAATTGTCCATCCAGAAGTCGATCTTGCTATTGATGCATTAGACAAGACAAATAGTCCGCAAGGAAACCAAATTATATCTCCATAACTAGAATAAGATCTTAAGGGGTTATTATATCCAACAAACACTTTAACCTTTTTGTTTATCGAAATCTCGTTATCTATATTCTCTATATCGCTATTATTTCCATCGGCTAGCATAGTTAAACTAATTGTTCTGCGCACTGAAGATGAACCATTAACACTTAAACTTCCTGCTGTTATGCGACCTTGTATCTCTCTAATAGGTTTTTCATCGAAAGAAAGCAAAATAATTTTCGCATAATGGGTTTTAATGTTTAACTTATCAAGGGCAGTAAGAAATTCCATATCGTTTAAATAATCAAACATAATACTATTCCACCTTCATACGCATTTGATTTGTTAAACACTTATAGTTTATTACACAGAATTGAGCGCTTTCTAGAGCGATATATTTAATCATATTATCCAATGGGTTAAGTGTATATCTCCCTGTGGGACCGATTTTTACAGTAATAGGATTACTTCCATCAGCATTTGAGCTAAGAAGAATAGTAGTTCCTTCGTCTGCTTCTATATCGAACAAAGTAATATCACTAAAAGTGTAATAAATCTCTCCGTCTGTTAGCTGTCCATCGCTACTTAATTCAAAGTGTGTATTATATATAAGCTCAACTTGCTTTTGTGTCTCTTCTTTTATTATCTCGTAGATATTTACCGTTTTATATAGATTAAAAGTCGTATTATCAACAATAATATCTCCTTGTTTATCCCTAACTAGAAATTTTTCCATATTCGCAGGAACATTACTAAATATGCGATATGTGTCACTATTCTTATAATCATAGTTATAAAACTTTAAAACACCATCTGTTCCTGTAAATATTCCAGAAATCTAACCCCAAATACGAGAAGCATCAATAGCAGAAACAACTCCCACTGAAACATCTTCAACCTAATTTAACTGACAAACATAATTCACAATAATAGGAACTGTTGATGCAGATAGAGATAGAGAATTAACATTCTCACTTAAATGATACATTCTACCTGGTGCAACTAAGATCCTTGAACCATTAACATTAATTTCAATAGTCGCAGATTCAGGCCCATCAAGAGCAAGAATTAAATTTTCACATTCCTCAATCTATCTATCATACTCAGAAGTATCTTCTTCATTACCTGCGGCTTCCGCTCTAAGAGCTTCTAATTCTAGTAGCTACGCGGTTAGATCTATCTTTGGGTATTGTTCAACTAGGATATCAGTAACCTAAACTAAGTTTAGTTTATACCCTCCACCTATGCTAACCTCTTCCTATTCTCTTATCTTTGCGTATAAGTCTATATTTCGACCATAAATTCCGCTTATCTGCCCAAAGGAATTTATTCTATCTTCGCTTGCTAAACTCTCAAATTCACCAATATCAATTATATTAACTTCATTTAAATTTTCTATGGTGTTCTCTAATACTTCATATGCCGTAGCAGAAAAAGAATAGAGCATGCGGCCGACCGTATTATTCGGAGTCAAAGAAATATTAAGCAAGCCTATAACTATATTCCCTTCGGTTGGAGACTTAAATAATTTATAGTTAAAATCATTTAAAAATTCTTCTACCTTTTCTCTAAAAGCTCTTTCAATGAAAACATTATCATCTGTTAAATCAGTTGAAATAGATAATTTACTCTCATTAGTTGAGACTTCTGAATGAGTTGTCTATCTCTCTTGACATTTTCCTCTAACCACATTTTTGATAGTAAACTTATCTTCTGGGATTGCAAGTTTGCCATTATAATAAAGGCCATCATCATCTAGAGAGAAGAATGTCTAATATTCATCCATCTAAAAACTAATCAAACCAGAAATAGGAAATTCTGCATAGTAAGCATTACCATTCTAAATTAAATGAGGGTATTTATCTCCTAAAGTATCCTATTTACTTCTTAAAGTGGTATGTTTAAAGCTGGATAAGGTTTGATTGAGTGATAGTTTTAACTATACTCCATCTCTATAAATATAGCTGTGCTCAAAATCAACACTACGACCTTGGTTAGAGGTTTCATATACCTAGGAAGTCCGTAATCCTGCGGAGTTCTCTTGCTATATAGCGTATTTGTATCTAATTCCGCTTTCAATAATAAAATCGGTATAGATTAGTGAATCGTTCAAAACCTAATTAGAAAATTTAAGATACTTCAAATCTTCCCATATCTAATAATTATCTTTCTCTGAACTTCTAGTTATTACATAACTTCCACTTAATCCATCTTTTGCTGTGCAAAAAATCTTTATACAACCATTCTCTTTGCAATATATATCGCTATCTTCAACTCTTATAGATACTCCTTCTAAATCACCTAGATAAGTTCGACTAACAGAAAAATTATACTAATCAGACTCTCCCTCATAACCATTGACGGTAATAATAGAGTACACAACAGTATAATCTTCACTATTAGTTAATACTGTTTTAAATCTATGAGTATCTGTATTATTAATAGAGCCATTATGCTAGATCCACCCAGAGCTTTCGATTAAATCACTGAGATCCTACGAAGAACCTTTGTATAAATCAAATTTATATTTATCCAATAATTCATTACTACTAGATTCAATCTTGTAACTGCCAATAAATAGCGGTGTTAAAGTTGCTTCTACTCGTTCTGTAGATATAACATCTTCTCGCTTTGCCTCGTCGTTTTCTATAATAATAGTCGGAGTATCTATCGCTTTAATTACCATTACAGTAGACCATTCAGAGAAAGCTCCTTCATCTATTTGCTATTGTTTCCATGTTGCAAATTCATCTACCGAGGTATACATAGGATTAATTCCAAAGCGCATCTGCACTTTATATAAATACCCTGGCTACCAAGATTCGAACAATTCATTTTTATTGATTGATACAAAATACTAATTGCCCAGGGAACCAATAGCAGAGGGTGCTTTATAGATTGTCCCATCTGGGTATTGATTTGTATTAACAATGCTTTTATTATTCGACTAACGCACTATTCTTACCTATATATGTCCTATATCATTAAAAGATGTAATTGACTGTAAGGTAAAATAGATTTGATATACATTCACACTGGCTAGAAACGCTGGCTATGTGCTCTACAGAGTAGGCGGGTAAATACTAATTGGCATAGTTAACGCCTCCTTTTTCTCATCTAAGATATTTAAAAAATCTTATATCATTAATAAAGATAATTGGCCAAAAGGCTGACGAGTTTTACTCCTCGTCAGCCTCCACCATAAAGTATAGAATATTCATAACCTTTAAAGGAATATCATATCCCTACAAAATATCAATAGAAAAGGTAGCTAATGGAACGCTAGTATTAACCGCCAATAAAGCATTTAATTCTTGATTAGCCGCTTCCCTTTTCTCCTCTGAAATCTAATAGGTTATATCATCAACTTTTTCTCCATATCTTTCAATAATCTTTTTTCGTTCGTTATAAATATCCTCAGCAATAGGAGAAAGAATTTTAAAATTTCTTATTACTGCATATGATACGCTCGCGGGAAGAAGTGAGCAATCTTGTATTGTAGAATTTAAATTCTCAACTGCTTCCAAAATATCCTTGTTTAACATTTTCATAATTAAGACTCCTTTTTCTCTTATGGCGAAACCGCATCTGCTAAAGCTTCAAATAAAGCTGCACTAATCAAAGTTTTATCTGCGGTAACTCTTGAAGTCCCGCAAGCAGATGCCATAGAATTATAAACACTCGCAGTTATCCAATCACCACGAGAAACTTTTAAATTATTGTATGAAGAATACTGATTTGACTAGTTTCTCCAACTTTTATATTTACCAACCTAGTCAGCTAACTAATTCCATTTGCTGGCTGTAGCATAATCTGCTATATAATCTCCAGGACTGCATCCAAAAGAAAAGCTAGTTGGTTGCGTATATACAGTTACACTATCAGATGCAGATCCTAAACTAACTGTTGTCCTAGACGTAGTTGGCCCAGTAGTTGTTGTTACATCTTCATATATTGGATTCCCATTTTCATCTTTTCCTACTTCTTCTCTATGAGTAGACCATCGAGTTACAGTAGTGGTTTTCGTACATCTAGCACTTAATGTGCCTCTAACTGTGTTTGCCCTTCCCGCGGTTAAACCAGTAAAATTATGAGTTGGTTCTTTTGAACTAGAGCTGCCTCCATCACTAAAGCTCCAACTCCATACTGTATTGCTATAAGAAATAGTAGTTCTAGAACCGTTTTTACTATCTCCCGTAGTAGTCGTTCCAGAATCACTTGGATATACCCATCCTACCGCAGTACAACTTATTGAAGCATATCTCTATCCAACACTAGAGTAAGAAGGAGAATGTAAAGTTACAGAACCCATATACTATCAACTCCTTACGCAAATTGGGCATAAATACCATCCTATCCAGATTTTGGCACATTCATATGGAATTGATTTGCATTAACCCAAATACCTGCTCCTTCAGTATTTAAAGCAATATTTCTGGCAGATTTAAGAATAATACTCTACCCTCTTCCAATAGTTGCAATACCAATATTATCAGTTACTCCATCATCATCCTCACCTGGAACATACCCCAAATATCCAAGATAAGTGTTCCAATTCCTTCCCATATAAATCTGTACCTAATTAGTTTCAAGACCTTCATCAGATAATCTTGTTACACCATTTCTAATATCACTTTCAGTGATAGTCCAGCCACCAATCTCACCGTTATTGCAAGTCAAAGTAGTTGCATTAATATCTCCACTAATATCTACATTATCTGATTCAAAATCATCACACACAATTCTACCATTTGAATATAGTGTAGTTCTTCCTCCAGAAATTCTATTAGAACTGATAGTCCAGCCACCAATCTCACCATCATCTGCGTAAATTGAACCATTAATTGTTGCATTTTTACACTACATTTCTCCAGAGCTAGTAACATAAAAGTAAGAGGATCCAGAGAAGACTGGTCTATCTGCTGTACTACTAGAACTAGCTCCTGCCCAAAAACGATAAGTGCCTGAGCTCGCTATTCCAGTTCTATAATTATCACTAGTTAACTTATTAGAAGAAAGAATCCAACCTCCAATATTTCCCTATTTAGCAGTAATTAATCCGCCTTTAGAAACAGAAAATTTAGCACTTGATGCTGTAGCACTTCCTGCCCAAATAGCAAAATCATTATTATTAGTAGGAGTAGAAGTATTGGTTGGAGATTGGCTATTTAATTCAACTCTCGTTGAGCCAGAGCCGCTATATAGTCTATTGGTTTCAATAGTCCAACCATTAGATCCTGTTTTCGTTCCTCCAATTTTACCAGAAGAGGCGTAAATAGTCCCTGAAACTTCTGCATTGGTTGCTTTTACAGTTCCATTATATTTTACTGTAAAAGCTCCTCCGCCAATCTTTATAGCTTCGGTAGATCCATCTGCTTTAAGATCAGCAAGAGTAATAGTCATTCCATTAGAGGCATCCCCACCTTCTTCTGAAGAATTCCCTCCACCATAAATCTTCGCTGAAGTTCCATCAATAATGATCTATCCTCCACCACTTTTAGCTCCAAAAAACGCTGTTCCATTTTCCATTAAACCAAAAGTATTAACTCCAGCTTTATAACCATATAAACCTATTTTATCTTGAACGCTATCTTTTCCCATAACTACACCAGTAAAACGATTAAAACTATCTTTCTCTCCTGCTCCAATCTATGGAGCTAAGATATACTAACCATTTTCTTCATCAATTTGTAGCTATGTGCCATCCCATCCATTTATTAGCTCATTGCCATATGTATCAAGATATAAAATAACGGGATGGTAGATATATTTTCCTTCGTATTCACATTTTAATAAAGCAATATTATTATCTTCAAAAATAAAACTAGATGCAGGTTCAAGATAATAAAGATTATCTTTTTCTTCAACTGTTAAAATTTCTTTTACAAGAGAAGAAATATTACGACTATAATCCTAATTATTAACAATAAATTCAATGTTATTGCTATAAAAGGATGGATTAACACCAGACGCAGTATATTTAATATAAGAAGGAATAGAACTAATATCAATATTATTTAATTCATCATCACTAAAATTAACAGCAACATCAATAGGGTAATTACAGTAAATTTCATAGGCTCTATTATTCTTATTGTCATTAATAGTTACCTAAACTTTTACATATCCGCCTGCGGGATTTGAGATCAACTATGTTGTACCACTTGCTATTTTGCGGTCATCATTCTCGCCTTCCCGCAATTCAATATTAACACCAGTCCATTTATAAGATAGGGTGTAATTACCATTATTATTGATTAATTCTCCATCTTTATATACATAGCATCTTATAGGTAATTCATTTACCCAAGATTCATCTCTATAAACTAATGGAGTTAATCCAGATAGTTTCAATCCAGTGTCAGGATCAAATGGTCTAATAGCACTTACGTATGTAGTACCATTTGTACCCTAATCACCATCTTTTAAGAACAGAATTTCTTTTCGGAAAGAATATTCTTGCTCATCCATAGTGATTATACGAACTAAGATAGTATTATTGTTAAAATTAACTTTATACTTCTACTTAATAGTATAATGTAAAATATTACTATTGTCAACCCAGAGGTTTTCAATCATAGACTCGCTAGGATTATATCTTGAATTAGTAATATCTTTTCCATCTGGACCAATCCATTCTACTTTATAAGAAGTTCCTACACCATCTTTCCAAGTTAAAACAACCTAAAGAGTTCGTTCCTTCTCAGCATCTTCTATTGTTATATCTCCGTTTGCATCATATCTAAAGGTATCTTCTCCATTATAAGTGATTGTAACATCTTCCTCGGAAGAACTATTTGTGACAAGATGTTCTAATACACAAATAATCTAGCTATGCTCTTTATTATAAACGCCGCAAACAAAAGTAACAGAAGAATATAGCAGTAAATTAGTTACAGTGATAGAATTTTGTTTTAACCCTACTGCGGTATAACTTCCATCTGGATAAAGCATATACCAATCTCCAATTAAAACAGTATCATCTGCATTGTTCTAAATTTGAATGATAATATCTTCACCAACCGTAGTTTGATCTAACTCAAAACTATAGTCACTTGTTAAGTTATAAATCGTTGTTTCTGCGCTTAATGTCACGCTATCATTATATACAACGATCAATTTATACTACTTTTGATACTCAACCTATTCAGCATTAAGTGTCAACGTATTGCTCTCGGACGCTGTGACGGGAGCCCATCCTACCCCAGCATTTTTGTCGTACAAATCGCTCCCTAGTAAAACACTTACATCCCTCTCAAACCACTTACATTCACAGGTTTCTTCGTTCATAATATTATCGCCCTAATAAATCAATCTACCAACCAAATCAAGAGAAGAGATCTCGTTAGTGAATGAGTTTCCTCGCGGGGCCGATATATCTAAATAATATAAATTATCAGTTAAATCTTTCTGTTCAACAAACTGAATCTCTATATCCTTTACAAAAATATTAGGTACAGTTCTATTCTCTTTATCTGTAACTATACCAGATTCTACATAACGATCATAGACAAAGTTTTCTTCAAATAATTTAATTTGTTTAAGTCCAGTTAAATAATTTTTTTGAGTTTTTATGACTACAGATTGCGGGCTGTAGACCTAAAAGCGATATGGATCTCCATTAAAAGAACTTAGATCTAGTTTATAAGAAACTATATCCCCACTTTTTGTGAAAAACTATATATCTAAACCATAATTTCCTTTTGTATGTTCACAATGGAAAGTAGTCAAGAAAGAAGCCTTGATTCTAATAAGTTCGTTATTATTTGCGTATTGTTGGAATAATCCATGATAGCCCTCTTCAGTACCGTCATAAATAATCTATTGACTTAGATTACTATCGGCAGGCGCTCCAGCTACAACGCCCCTTTCCGCACTTTTATTATATTCATACATGGTATCAAAGGTTGGGCTTTTCTCTATTATTGAATTAGATAAAGATAGCATCTCTCCGTATGATAGCGACTATTCACTTGTTTTACATACTATTCTTTTCCTTGCTGACAAGTCATCTTGAGGTATGGTAACGTATACAGTATCTCCTACTTTATATTGCTTTTTTACATCATCAGAAAAAGCAGATACTATATTACCAGAATATTTAACTTTATATTCTCCAGTATCAAGATTAACTATACTATTGATCTCTGCTGAAACAGTTTTATCATAAGTTAATTTTGATAGTGCTTTATCAACAAGAATATCTATTGTCTAAAAGATAGATTCAGAAGCTGTATTCATATTCTTCCTCCTTTTACTCATAGGGAATAATAGGGGAGATTTTCTCCCCTATTATTCTTTTCTTCTATTCGCCCATTGAGTAGCATCATCCGCCAAACTACGAATAGCATCTTGAATTTCATCAGAAGATGTCGCATTGGGGAATTCAACTCGTTCAATATTTATATTTGGCTAAACCACATTATCTGTCGGCGCAATCTAGGTATTAGTTCCCAATCTAGATGCCATAATACTAGAAATAGATAATGCATTTCCATCAAGAGTTTTCTCAATAGAGGCTATAAAACTAGGTCCAAAGGCTCTCATAGCAGAGACCGCCGCCAAGATATTTTTCGTATCCTCTTGATTTAAAACTAGCTCTTTTTCATGCAAGAAAGCTAATTTAGCATTATCAAATTCTCCGGTATATCCTCCAGTATCGAAACCACTTATCTAACTTTCTTTTAGCCATCCATAGGCAGAATTATTAGACTGCACATGGATTGGATATGGTCTACCCTTAGCTATATTTGTTATTCTAACCTTTTTACCTGGACCACGTCTACCAGCAGGATCAGTACCATAAGAGTCATGATAATAAGTTCCGCCAATATAAGTAACTTCGTCTCCTACTTCGGGGATTCCATTACCCCCTCCGGTTCCACTGCTAGAAGACCCACTACCACTATTACCTGAGTTACCTTTATCAGTATCAGAAGATTGACTTGAATCAGAAGAAGGTAAGTCATCTTTATCTATACTTCCTGCACTTTCTATTGTGCTACCAGCAGCTCTAGCGGCTTCTTCAAGCGCTCTTATATATTCTCTGACTGAATCGGCCATATCTAAATACTCTTGACTTAAATCTTGAATAGTGCTTATCTATTCTAACATCTAAGTAACGGCATTTGATCCAGCCTCAGAGCACAAATCAGTAGAAGTTGAAACATCGTCGATATAATCTTTTAAATCATCGAGACTTGTTCCAGTCTAATCGGCTACTCCAGAAACAGTAGTTTGATAATCTTCCATCGCTCCGCTAGCTTCATCCATTGCATTAGATAAAAACTCTTCAAAGTTACCAGCATTAGCGGTCATATTGGCTAAGTCTTTCGCAAATACATTATCAAATAGGTCAATAAGTTTTGTATTACTTCCTACTATATCTTGAATCTACTCGTTATCTGATAGTAACAAATCAATAATGCTAGAGCCAGAGTTAGCTATAATATCTTGAATTTCTTGACTTGTAATTCCAGTTAGGTCACTTACCTCGTCTCCCGCAACAATAGCCATATCAATTAAAGCTTTATTGCCGGCTTCGGTCATATCCTAAATAGCGATCTATTTTTCGTTCTCTAGGTCCTTAACCTTCTGCGTATAATAAGAATAGATTTCTTGCGCGCGGGCAGATCTTTCTTCATCAGTCAAGGTCATATCAGAATAGATTTCTTTTATCTTATCTTGACATTCTTGCCAAGTAGAAATAATCTCTCCTGTAACATCCTCTACCTACTGCTTTGCTATATTATACCACTCATTCTCCGCATCAAGCAAATTCTATTCTGCGTCAGCTATCTGGCTCGCATCTGCGGTGTATTGATAATTCCAGTTACCTTGACTATCTCTCACTAGTCTAAGTTGATTTTTCGCATTTTGAGCATCTTCAAGTGCCATCTAAGCCTAAAGAACATTATACTTAGCTTCGAGAATTTCTAAATCGTATTCAGATAAGGTATTGTTCTCTCTACGTATATCAATTTCCTCTTGTAGCTATTTTAACTAATCTTTCATCTTAGAGTTAGTAGCCTTATCAATATCCTGTTGTAGTTTATTATACCAAGAAGATACCTCATACGCTTCATTTACTTTATCTAAATATCTATCCTCTTGCTCGATATAATGATCAAACTTGTCTTGTAGTAGATCTAATCCTACTCCGCCAGAAACAGCCTATCCAAATTCATATACTGCTCTCTCAATAGCTTGAGTATACATCTCCTAGGCAGTTTCCATAGCGGCTTGCGCAGAACTTAACATAGCCTCTTGTGCTTCATTATATTCTTCTAGTAGAGCATCTCTATTAGCTTTTAGACCATCATATGCAGGATCCGTTTCATCTCCGCCTAATGCGTCTAGTGCAGCTTGAGCTTCCAATAATTCTTGACGGATTCCATCGTACCATTGTTTATTTAGCTGCGCATTGGCGACCTGAGCCTTCATAGTTTCTTCGCTTACTTCCTGAAGCTACTCAAATCCTTCCTCAGTCTTATATGTAACTCCCTAAAGAGCATATAGTTCTTTGATAAGTCCTAGAACGGATTCATTATGGTCAAGCTAATCAGTAAAAGCTGCAAATCTTTCTGACGCGGCATCTAATGCATCTGGTAGCATTTCTTCAAGACCTTCTACCCAATCAAGCAAAGCTTCCGCAGTAGAAATCATTTTACCTTGCAAGTCAGATAACTTGCTTACAATCTCATCAATATTAGTCGCATCTGTGGCATTAGCTAATTCTTCCTGATAACTTTTAAGGGCTTCTTCATAGCTCTTGATGATTTCCTTATTCTCATTCATACTGTTTTCATCAATACGAGCGACTTCCATTCCATGAGTTAGTTCATCACCAAAAGATTCTGCTATTTGTCTTGTTAGCTCATTAACCGCATCTTTAGCATCTTTTATATCTATTGCAACTTCAAGTTTATATTCAATCTAATTTAATCTATTATCTGCAATATTTCTTTCTAGCTCTTCTTGCTCATCTTTTACATCTTGAATCTTGTCAAGAGTTTCTTCATATTGAGCTAAAGCGTCCTAACGAGCCTAGAATAATTCATCAGCAACTTCTTTTTGTAATTGCCAACTATCATATTCTGCCTATCTAGCCTCCTATTCATCTTTAGTAAGACTGCTAAACATTAATAAGAAAGCGTTGTAATCGGTTAAGAAGTTATTATTATAATCATCAACAATAGATTGAAGAACGTCTTGATAACCTTCAATTTCTCCATTTTCATCAAAAGTAAGAGAATTGTTGAATAATCCTTGAAGGTCTGATCTATCTTTCTCAAGATAGGTCTCAGCCTCATCAAGCATCTTATTATAATTAGCTTGCTGTTTTTCTAACTCTTGAAGCTCTTTCTAATAAGCCTATAATTTCTTCGCTCCATATGCTCTATCTATATTATTACCAATATCATCTAATAAATCATTCTAATTCTCAATCTCACGAGTTATTTCATGGTATCTATCTTCTATATCTTCAAGAGTTTTTTCATCTTCGGCATCATATTTTGTACCTTCGTTATCTCCGCCAGAATCTTTATTTCCAATATTGTCTGCTGCTATTCTATTCGGATCTAATGCTCCATCAGGATCAAATGCAAATGGCTCCTAACCATAATCAAAAATACCATTCTATCCAGATCCCGTACCCTCAGAAGATAAATATGAACCAGCTTCTTTTAGAGCATTAGTAAAATTACCAATAGCATCTCCGCCCTCGCCGGAAATTTTTAATCCTAGAGTGGGAAGCTCAAAAGGAAGATTCGCTTTGCCAGCTAGCCAATCATCTATCTATAATTTTCCCCATGATTTTACATATGGAGTAAAACCTAAACCATATTCAAAATTAGAAATTAAATCTCCTAGTGCTGTTAGAACAGCCCCAGCCGCCTATGAAGTTGAGCTAATTGTATTAGCACTCTCGGACATAGTAGAATTAATAACGGCTCCAGCGATACTAGCATCAGTGGACATTGCTTGCATTAAAGCATCGGCGCTTGTATCTAGTCCATTTGCTAGCGTTATTCCCTAATTAAGAACACCCTAGAGAATCCTTTTATAAGATTCGTTATTAGTCTATTCTAGTCCTACGAGCTATTGTCCAATACTTGATACCATTGCCTAAAATTCTGTCGCAGTAGTATCGAAATTATTATCAATGGTAAAATCTATCGCTCCAAAGCTATCAGCATAGTTTAATAAGTAATCGTAATTATCTACTAAACTATTTACAATTCCCATCATGTCTTGGGCATCGCTCACTTGTTTTTCCCAAGTATTTAAATTAGATATATCAGCCATGGCTCTGGCATATTCTTCCTCAGAAATTGTAGTTTGATCTACTCCATCTTTGAGTTCCCAAACTCCGTCTGTATTTTTTGTAATATTCTAATTTAATTTAGACTAAGCCGTAATTAATGCTTTCGTGGCAGCGATTGTTCCCTCATAGTAATCATCCATATTGATGGTTCCAGATTTAAACTTTTTATTTAAATCTATCAGTCCATCCCCTATAGACCCGGTTGCAGCGACCAAAGTAGCTTCATATAAATCAGTTTCTTCTATATTATCGTCAATTTCTTCGTTTAATCTATGAAAGCCTGCATCTATATTACTTAATCTTTTATTAATCGTATCAAAATATTCTTGGGCAGATATTGCCCCCTCCTGATACGCTTTCGCATTATCACTAAGGGCCTATGTTCTCTCTTTAAACAATTCTACATCAGTTTCACTTGTAAACGTATAATCATTTATTGCATTTGAATCACTGGCTCGCGATACTAATTCATCCCACATATTAATATAATTCTAGAGATAATCAGTATTTACCCCATATTTTTCTTTCATAGATTCTATTGTAGCATCAAGAATTTGCTCTTCTTGTCGTTCAGAATCTAAAAATGTCTAAAGAGACTAATTTGTTAGTTTATACGCATCTCCAACTTTAACAATATACTAAGCATATCTTTCATCTGCATTAATGAGTTCTTGAACTTGATCCATGGTTAGATAGCCTTCTTGATCCTTATATGACTATAAGGCAGATTCAAGAGCACTCTAACTATTATTTAATTCTTCCAATATAGATTTTAAGTCGTCTATTCTCTTTACATTTATATTTATTTCATTAATTTTATAATTATCTAAAAATTCCTATAATTCTTCAACCGTATCAAAATTATCTATATTGACACCCATAAGGATTTCCCAATCCTCATTTGATAGAGAATCAAAATCAAAATCACTAAATTTACTTTCTACTTTTTCCTTTGCTTCATCTACTCTGCTATCTATAAAAGTTAAAAACTCATCTACGCTGACTCCAGCTAACATTAATTCATTTTTAATGGATTCTGTTATCAAACCAGAGGCTGCACTAATATCACCACTAGCCAAAGTGCTATAAAGCTAAGTAGAAATCTATTTAACTGATTGGCTATCTAAAATTGGTTTTAATATAACCTCTTCATATTCACTTTGACTGCCATAAAGATTTTTACGAATAAGAGATAACCGCTCCTGCATTGAAGCTATCATTTCTGGATTATACTCAATAACCCCGTCAGTAACAGATTTAATATATGCAGCATAATCATCTTCTGCTTGCTATATAGCTTCAGAATTGTCAGTTACCCACTGTGCCGTAATCTATTCATTTTGAGTAACCCAATCTTGATACTCTACTAAGTAATCACGATAGGCATCAGAATTTTTATCAAGGCCCTAAGTAACACTATTAAACCAAGTGTCTGCATCTACGTACTAATTTTTATAAGTATATCTATTCTATTCAAGTACAGATTGAGCATTTGGATCATTTAAATCCATGCTCTATTCTAACTCTTTAAACCAGCCCTAGTCTCCATTGTATTCATTCCAACTTCTCCACTAGGTTAAATCTGGTCCTCCTGCCAAACCCTTAGTAGATTTATCATAATTCTCTTCGATAGTTTTTGCCTAGGCTTTTTGCGCTTCTTCTGTTAACTTCTCTTGTAACTCAACCTATCTCTACAAAGAAGATTCTGCCTATTTAAGTTTTTCTAATTCTTCTTGTTCGACCATACTTAAAGAATCCTAATTATTTAATTCTTCTATTCTATCTTTCGTTGTCTATAATTCAGAATTTAAAGATTCTAATGCAGATTTCTAATCCTCATAAGCCTAGGTAGCACTAGATATTTTTTCTCTAGCCTCTTCTTCCGTAACAATAATGAGAGAAATAACATTAACAAGTAAGGTTACTCCCAAAGTGATTAACCCAATAAGTGGTAAAGCAGTTGAGATAGCCGCACCAACAGTAGTAATACCAGCAGCCGCAGTTTTAGCTGAAGCTCCAACTGTTAAATACGATATTGCAGTTAAACTATTTTGTAATGCCTGCTGTTTAAACAAGGTAGAGATTGTTGGTAATAACATTCCAAAGTTAGTAAGAATAACTGTAAAATCTTCAACAGTAAACTCTCCCTCTTTCACAGAATTTGTAAAAGTAGAGAACATGGAATTAATACTTGTCATTCCCATTGTAACTTGCGATAAAGTGGTTCCTACTTTAACCAATGTCTCAGCCCAGTCTAAAGTAGCATATCTGTTATTCTTTAACCCCTCACTAATTTCTTTTGTTTTCTACTGTAATAATTCTAATCCCTATCTAAAAGCCTCAGCACTAATTTCATTATTCTTAAAAGCTGCTACAAGACCACTTAGATCATTTTTAAATTTAACAGAACCATCACCTAAAGAAGTAATAACTCTATTTAATGCAGCAACGTCTGATTCTGCCCCTTTTAATGCTTCCTAAAACTACTAAGAGGTAGTAAGATATTCTATTATCTCCTAATTTGTTGCATCTTGAGCACCTTCAAAAAGATTTAGGCTTCTTACTAAATTAATAGTTTCTTGAGAGATTTCATTGGTTCCAGAACCAACTAATTTCTATACTTGCTAAAACTCAGAAAGACTTACGCTCGCCACTTTTAATTTGTCAATTAAACTCTAAAGGGCTTGCTAATTTGTCTTTGAACTATAGAGAATTTCTGTTTCTATGTCCTCATAAAAAGAAAATTTATTTTCATCTTCTAACACAAGCGCCGATAGTAGATTATCCTTCCATTTTTTATTGGGAACTAAACGCTCAGACAAACTATTTGTATAAGCTGTAATAAGTTCATCTGATTTGCTAACCTACTACCCAATTAAATTAACCTATGTCTATAAAACCTTTACTCTATCTAAATCTTGTTGTAAAATACCAGCCTAGCGCTCAGATAGTTGTGTGGCCGCAGCGGACGCTTCTCCTTCAAGCTAAACAATCTAAGCTTGAGTATTTACCATCTATCCCTAAATAGTATTATCAAGTGCGGATTTCGCGATAATATCAGCCATCTATGCGGCTTCAGTTCTCAAAGTTTGCGCTCTATCCTTTTCTCTCTATCCGATAATACCAAGATTAGAAGCAATATCTCTCATTCCTTGCGCAATCTTATCACCAAAAGCCTTATTCATCAGTAAAGCAGTTGTTGCTAAAACGCCAGACATTCCGCCTAAACCATCAATAATATCAGCAGTTGTACTTAAAATAGGACTAAGAACATCATCTACCCCAATATAAAAATCAGGATTTATTAAACTATCATAAATATCTTCCGCGGATGCTCTTACTCTATCTCTTGCCGCCTCCCAAGATTCAGCATAAATATCTGCTTGTTCTTGTAGAGATCCTTCTGCTCCATAAGAACTCTCCAAATTTTCCTAGAAGAAATCCCAGTTATCCATAAGAGCAATAAGACGAGTATATTGACGTACTCCAGCCACAGTCTGTGCTAATGCAATCTATTGATCATTAGATAGAGTTTCCCATTTCTCTCCCATTTCATCTAATAAAGTATCCATAGTCTTGATTTCTCCATTAACGTCAAAGATGTTAATTCCAACTTTATCAAGAGCCTAAGAATATTTATTTAGAGTAGTTCCATCATCAAGTGTTTCTCCAAGATTTAAGCCCTGAATACGTGCAAATAATGTTCTAAATGCAGTACCTACAGTATTCGTAGATTCACGAGTTGTAGCAGTAACAGTAGCAAGCGCAGATGCGGCATACTCATAACTCAAACCTACCGTCTCTGCAACTGCGGCAAACTGCTAGATACCTTCTGAAATTTCATCAGAGCTTGATGCAGTATCTGCACCTAAGCGCACCATGACGTCTGCATAATACTCAAGACTTTTACTTCCATCATAGAAGTTATTCCATACCGCAGTTAACTAGTCAGATGCAGTCTAAGCACTAACACCGGCGGCGTTTGCCATTTTTATAGTAGTTTCAGTTCTATCTAAAACTTCCTATTCAGTAAGACCCTGTTGATAGTAAATCAGAGCTGCGTCAGTATAATCTACTGTAGTTGTGCTCAATGCTTTAGCCGCTTCATTAGCCTACTTAGCAAAAACAGCCATATCCTCGGCAGAATTTTCAGTAACTATACGAATGTTTGTCAGAGATTCATTTAAATCTTTTGCATAACCATAAGCTGTCTCTAAAGAGCCAATAAAACCCTATAAAGTGCTTGCTGTAATCTACCAACGAACCGTATTTTTCATTGTAATCCACAAATCAGACATTAACTTATTAGTTCTGATTAACGGAGTTTCCGCCGCCATAATAGCCTGAGAAAGATTTAAGAATGTTTCTTGCCCCTAAATTCCCAGTTTGCTTAGTTGATTATAATAATCTGTTAAAGTCTTTCCGCTTTTTACTAAACTATCATTAAAAGCAGTCAAATCTAACTTACCTGAATTTCCATTAGTAGCCATCTAAAGATTACGGCTCAATTCAAGGGCCGCCAAAGATGCCTACTGAAGTTCACTAGAAATAGATGGCTAATTGCCTAATTTCTATAAACTATTTATAACTTCATTAACAGAGGTTTTTAGCTGACTCGCGTCAGCGGTAAACCCAATCTAATAGTTTAATCTTTTATTAGCCACAGTCCTTTTCCTCCTTTATCTCTACGATAAAACAAATAAGGCTCTTGAGAATTATATCTTCTCAAGAGCCTTTTAATTCTCTATCTAATTTGTAAATTTTATTAGATTTATTAATCTTTTCCAACCACATCTTTAATTACTGATAGTGTTTCAAGATTTTCACCATTCTTAATCTTTTCTAGCATATCAGTAATATATGTATCAAGACCAGAAGCATTTTTATTCATCATCTGAATAATGCCGGCCGCAGAACTATTATATCTTGAAATATCGCTTATAGTATCCTTAACTAAATCCTCAATAAAAGATAGTTCCTCCACCGGAATAATATCACGAATTGCATCAATTACACCGTTTGTCTCAAGAGTGTCATAGGTTTTTGCGATATTTTCATGCACATCTTCTGGCTCAAAAGTAATTCCGCCATACCATCTGCATATAGCAATAGCAAAATAGGTCTCCACTCTAACTGGACTAAAACAGCCAGTTGCCTCATCTATTGATAAATCAGTGACAAACATAATAAGATTTGTTTTATCAGCAATAGGAAGATAATTAGCCACAGACAAAATCTTATCTGCTCCAACCTTTACTTCTGTATATTTAACTTTAGGCTCAAGCCCCAAATCTTTAAAAGTCATTGTAAAATCTCCTTTATCTCATTTATATTTTTATTATACTAGAAAAATTAACTATTGTCAAGTTTAATATGCGTATTTAGATAGTATATTATTATTTAAAGTTGCTGCAATAGTTAATTTATTTATAACTCCATTGACTATATTACTACGGGTGATTGCATCTAATATGTTTGCTCCAGAATTGCCATACCACTTATTACCCAGAGCGCCTTCTCCACCAATAGAAACCACTTCATGAGCACTATTTCTAACAATATCATCACAGATATTATTAATAATTCGCTAGATTGAAAATACTCTACCATTAACTATAATAAACTATCCTAAATGACCCTTCTATGAACTAAACTCACTAGACTGAATCCACTAATTAAAGAAGGACGCTGCAACAGAAGCCCGTATATTATTAAACGATTCTTCAAAATCAGCTCCAGTATATCTATGAGCAATCATATTATAAGCAAGATACTTCTCTGGCTAACCAGAAAAATATTCTCCAACATTCATACTTGAAGAAGCAGAAATTTTATTCTAAGACATTTTCTTATTTTGCCATCTTGCATTTACATTTGTCCCTATCTCTATATTAAAAGTCTGATTGCCCTTGGTTACTTGCAAACTAAAGGTATCATTATTAAATATATTTGTAGTACCTTTAGACTTAGAGACATTATTCTATCCTTTATCAACCCATCGCAATTTTCCACCAGATTGCGCGATTACCTTATCTAATATACTATCCGCGGTATTAACTCCTATTGATATACCCTCTGCAACTATCGCCTAACTAATCTAATTTCCAATAACCCTTCTAAATATATAAGCAATAGTATTAGCAAAAGAACGAGAGTTTACTGATCCCTATTCACTTAAACGAGTAACAGCCCTGTTTAAAGAATCTATTACATCTTTTGCGATATTTATATCTCCTTTGCCAACAGCCATAACATAACTTTGCTATGCCTAATCTATCTAAAAGCTAGTTCCTATTAGCTATCTTCCAATCTATGTTAAAGCATCAAGAACATTAACATTTATCATATTCGCTTTCGTTAAAGCTGATATAAGTAACCTAAAGAAATCATTCACTCTCTATATTTCCGGTGTACCAGTTGATAACAAGTTATTAAAGCTTCCAACCTATTGCAATATAGTATTATAGTTTTCAAAATCTACCTATCCACCAGCTAATTCAATACCCTCATTAATACCGGCGGCAATCTAATCAAGAGTAGAGTCTAATAGGGTTCCTATCTCTAGATCACTTAGAATCTTTAATCCACTGGCGGCGGAAGGCGCTTTTAGCTGCATCTATTCTTGAATTGAGGAGATCTAAGCCTCAATTCCCGCGGTCTATGCTTTATTTACTGCCTATTGATACTATGCGCTGAATAAGGTATTCGCTGATTCTACGTCGCCATATTCTCTCAAATGGCTACTGTGATATACAATATAGTTAATAGACCAACGCTAAACATAATCATAAATATCAATATCCATAACTCCAATTACTCCTTATAAAAAGAAAAAGGGAGGACATTAAGTCCTCCCTTTAGATTAAATTCCGTCATCCTCGGTGACAGAGACTAACTTATTGCGGGTGCTAGTCTTAGCTTTTGCTGCGGCAGATGTAGCAAAGCTAAGTTTGTTATTAATGGTATAAGTCTTTTCAAAATCACCATTAATCTTATTAATCTTTGCGGTAATAGGAGTTGCCTGATCTTCGCTAGTAAGAATTACAAGCAATCCTTGAGCTAACTCTTCGCCGCTAACGGTTTGAGTCTTTGTATTACCTTCAATTCTTGGGTCTGTAGAGAAGTATCTCTCATAAGCTGGGTTTGTAGTTACCACATTATATTGGGTACTATCACTCTCTACTGGGATTTGCAGGCTGATCTGAGCAGCTTCTGCTATAGTATCGCCATAAGCCTCAGTGTCATAAGCCTTTCCTGTTACACTACCAGTAACATCAAGCTCTGCGGCTGTAGCACTATTAGATACGAAACTTACAGTCACATCAGCAGCTTCACTCTCATAAGTACCTACATTCTCAGAGCATGGCTCACGAGTTTCCTCGGTTTCACCGCTTTCATCAGTGATTACTTGAATTGCAGCCAATACCTTATGGGTTTGGTCGAACTTGGTGTAATCAGGGAAAGCGTCCATTGTAAAGGTAAAGGTAGAAGGATCTCCGTTAGCTGCCATGCTGAATGTGAAGTTACTCTGAACTTTACAGTTAGGAATAATAAATTCAGCAGGCATATCTACGCCATCGCTCTCACGACGGAATAGAGTTGAAGCCTCAAGATAATAGTTACCACCAAACTTATCAGCAGTAATTTCAATCATCTGTGCTCCACCGGTACGCTTTACATAGTAGTCAACTAAAACAATGGTTCCCGCAGGAAGTACGCCAGCATGAGAATAACAAGTTAAAGTTGTTTTGCCATCTTCTGTGTAACTTACAGAAACAGGAATACAAGGCTCGGCATTAACTTGACCATCATCGCCTAACACCATCACAAAGATGTCGGCAGAACGGTGATACATTTCATTATCATGGTCAGTAAATCCATTCCAGCAAGCCTTGTCTGGAACAATAATAGTATTGGCAGTCTCAACTTCAATCTGAGAAGTCTGGTGAACATAGATAGGAGCTTCTTTTGTTGCATCAAGTAGGCCAGCACCAGAAAGAATAGAGAAGCTTTCTGGAGAAAGTAGAGCATCTTCCATTGTAAAGGTTAGAGTACGCTCACCTTCCCAAGCAATCAATCTAGAATATCCATGTCCGCCCTGCGCATATACTGTTGTTGCAGCACCCTCAAGAGTAGAGGTTCTTAAAGTGTCGAAATATAAAACTGGTTCATTTTTGTAGAACTTACGATTACCAAGGGTTTGATAACTCTTCGCACGAAGCACTACATCGCAAATCTCACGAATACCAAAACGCATGAGCTAATTCCTCCTTAATTTTTAGGATGTATATCTCGCATCCATGATTCAACTGGTTTATCCGGTTTGCCGCCTGCAAGACGAACCCGCAGATCAACATCCCATTCAATAAATGCATTATATCTTTCCATCAAGTCAAATATCTAAAACATATTGAGATTAAGGCAATCCTCCAAGCTCATTGTCTAAGATCCAACTGTTAGGATAGATACATAACGTGTTAAAACACTTTCATTATTTCCCTTATTCTTTATTTCCGCTACTTTACGACGTCCCCGCATTAACTTCTCTGCTATTTCTTTTGCTCTATCATTCGCAGGATTATAGATAACATTATTACCTTGAAATATGCTATTTACACATAAGACCTCTTTTAATGTATCTTGGAAAATATCAAAGTTATTATCATCTATCAAAATAGGTTGCTTTTCATTCTATTTTGTTAAAATAATAGAATTTCTCGTAAGTAGTGGTATATAGTCAGGAAATAATAACGTAAGAAGCATGATAATTGCATCTTTCTTATCCTTATCCTAAGATTGTTCTAACACCTTCATCAATACTTGAAAATTAGTTAAGGATGATGAAAGAATTTCGTCCTATATTAATGATTCTTTGTCTAAACAAAGATATTGAACTGCCATAAAAAATTTTGTCTCGCCTATAAGAGCTATTTCTTTAATGGTGGGAACATGAATAATAAGTTGTAATTCAGGAATGGGAATATCAATCCCAGCCATTAAAGCTAATCTATAATCAGACAAGTGGATTTACCTTATCCTCATTACCACGAATTGCAAGATAGGTAAGAGACAAACCGGCAAACTCTTCATCATAAATATACGGAACAGCGGATACAAATTCAAGTTCTCCTATCCCAGTTAAATGAGTTTTATCCAACATTGAATCTATCTCTCCGGCTATCCTATAAGGACGCAAATCATAATCTCCTAAATCCCAATTATCATAATGACATATAATATCTATTCCAAAGGTATTATCTCTATATTCAGGATTAGTAGAATTTCTAACCATCGTACCATAAATTAATCGCAAATATGATTTTTCTGGCCTATCTACTTTAATTTTAGGCACAGGAGAAATTTGCTATGTTTCAATCATTTCCTTTATCATATCTCCGGTAACCGCAGGTTTACTTTTCCAATCTCTAGTATTATAAGCTAATAACTTTAAAACATTCTAATTAGAAAGTATCCTCTCCATAATCAATGAAGCGTCTTTCTAAATTCCCAATAAACTAGATTTAGGATATTCATAGGTATTCTTTTTCATTAATTTCACCCCTTAGAACAAAGACTCTACCACAATAACTTTTTCTAGCGTAATATTTTCTTTTTCCCATATTAGAGTGAATTGACCATGAGTAGATTTATTCCATACTAAATCTACTGCTTTATTTCCATTCGGACATAAAGTTACAGGGAAATCTTTTTCTAGTATTGACCAAGTTCCATTAGGTTCTTCAACAGAATAAGTCTCTTTTATTAAGGGCTTAATGAAAGTTTCACCTAATATTCCACTTTCTGGAGTAGGATCAACAGGCTCAAAAACTAATCCATCTTTCATACTATTCTCAATATCGTCTGTATCTCTATTGATATAGTCCTCTTCTGCATTGACTTCAATAACATTTCTCATGCTAATATCGTCTGGAGCCTAGACTTTCCAGCACCGTCCCGCAAATAGAAATTCTTTATATCTATCAAAAGCATGAATTGTTTTCTCATTTCTTGGCATGAGGATATTTAAACTTAAATTAGGTTTATCTAATCTCTCTTGATTTTTCTGAATAGATTCTATCTAAGCTTCAACTGGCCCTCTAATTGCCGCCCATGTTTCACACCATTTTCCATCCTAATCTTTAAATTTAATCTTATATCTACAACGTCTTATTTCTCCTCTAAAGTAAGCATCCTCGGTTATTTCTTCTAAATAGATAATCCAATAAGTCCCAGTTCTTTTCCACTCAAAGACATCTCCCGGTTCATATTTTGCCATATGATCTATTGAAATTATCTTATCATCATAATCTTGTTTTACTTTATCGGGATTAATAAGCGCTCTATATATAGGATAAATACCCATTTCATTATCAATAGCATCTAAAGATGCATCTAATACCTAAGATGATTTTTGTACCATCTAAACTGAACAACTTTGATAAGAATACTATAACGCTTTTTGAAGAGTGCGCCATTTATCCTTTATCATTCTATCTTCTTGCCGAACGCCGCCTTGCCACTCGAGTCTTTTCCTCATTAATTCAAGATTCGTCATCTTTTATTACCTATGCCAATAAATCTATACATCTAAAGACTGTTTTTCGATAAATCATAAAATCTTCTTTACATACACTTGAAGTTAAACCTTCTAATTTAGATAATAAGATAAGACCTTCGACTTTATCTTTATATATCCTAACCAAACCACTAATTTCCTCTATCATAGTATTTAAATGATTTATCCAATCTTCATCGTTTTCCTTCATTGGTATTAACTTCCACAACTAATTGATTAGTCTCTTTAAATCTTGCTCTCTAGTATCTAATGGAAAATCAATTTCATATTTATCCATCAAAAACACTCGTTTCTCTAAGAGTAGACCAATTCGACTTATAAGACCCTTCATTATCAATTAGTTTTCTTCTTTTATAAAGACGTTGCATGTGGTGGCTTTGACGCTCAGCTTCCTTCTTTAGCTCTATCAACTTTGCTAAATGATTAGCCTAAGAAGTCATTTTAAAATCTGTACCAGAATATTTCATTCTCGTCTGCTCTATTGATGCTACCTAGCGCTATAACCAAGTATTATACATCAATAATGCAAGAATATTTATTTCTTCGGTTGTCAAATGTGCGGAAAAGGCTGGAACAGCAATCGTCCCAGTCTCTTCACTAGCTATCTCAACATTGGTAAAACTATATAATGGAAATCTAGGAAATTCAAACCCTGGGAGCGCATCCATTAAAATATTATACAAATCTTTCTCGGTATCTTCCTTAGTCCATTCCATATACATATCATCAGTAATTTTACCAAAAAATCTATCGTACACTTCTTCAAAAAGGGTAGGATCGCCCTAAATTGGATACTTATTATCCATGGCTATAACCTCCCTTATCTTACTCGGATATAGTTACTCTACGCTTTGGAGTATCATCACTTGCAACCGATGCTCTTCTAACAGGCTTAACCTCATTTTTAGAATTTTTTCCTTCGTCCGCGGTTAATTCCAACGCTTTAGTAACGTTAAAACCTAATTGTTTTTCTATCGCATCTCGCTTTGAAATATCATTCAAAGGAAGAGAAACCGCGTGAGCCTTAATCAAATCTTTTGTCCCATCAGGGGCAAAATCAAGAGCATCCTTGAATTCATCCAAAGAGCATGACTGCATCCACGAATCAATATCTTTCTCTTTTAACCAATATTCTGGTTCAACTTTCCCATTAATAAGATATTCAATAATTTCTTTATCATCAATTAATAGATAATTATAAATCAGCTTGCGGCCTCCGGGTGTTTGAACCAACTTTTCAAGCTCAGATACACTAATCTCTTTATGCTCACCTGGATAGAACATACGACGTACACCAAGCTCAGGCAGTTTATATACCGCGCGGCCCGCACTTTTATTATAAACAATACACTTATCTTTCATATTATATCTCCTTTTTCTCAATAAATAAAGGGGATAGGGATATTTCCCTATCCCCTTTTAATTAACCATTATTTGGATTTGGGTTAGTATTATCAAGCTCACCTTGAAGTTCAGTATCAACGTAAGAGAAAATGTTATTTGCCATCATTACGCCAACTCCGACCTTGCGGTAAACCTGAATATCACGAGACCAGTCATCGTTATCATCGCGCTCGCGCACGTGAGTAGTACCCTCAAAAGCAACTTTAACAGGACGGGTATCTGCTCCACCGGGGATAACCCAAGCATAACCAGGGTCAATCATCTTTCTAGAGTTAGTCTCATCCTCAAGAGTTTGAGGTAGAATTACCACTCTAGTTCCCTTGTAGTTAGCAAGGTATCCAGTTCCCCAATACTGATCTCTCATGTTATCAGAAATCCAAGCCTCATTATCTGGAATCATCTTTACTGCAAACTCACGAGTACAGTAAATAGTAGGCTGACCATAAGCGCTAGCAGTATTTACAAGATAATCCATAGTGGCTTCATCAAAACCAGCAACGGCACAACGGTTTGCTGCGGGAAGCTGATTAATAGAACCCATAAGAGCTTGAGCAATCTCTCTATAAATAAGCTCTTGCATACCCTCAGTTACAATCTGAGTAAGTTCTGCGAAGTTTACTCTTCCGTCGAGGAACTCCTCGAATCCGATACGAGCAGCTCCGCCGATAGCACTTGTACCAACTTCGAAGCTCTCGGAACCGAGCTTAAAGGTCTCGTATACGCCAGCAAGTCCAACGCGAGTGATGAATTGCTTAGCACGGGTAAGTCCAGTTCTACGAGTAAATACAGGTTTATCTCCCTGTCCGAAAGTTCTAATCTCGGCAAAATTGCCATAAGAATTGAGTAAACGATTAGGAACAACTTCATCCATAGTTTGCTCAATTAAAGAGAATAGAGTATGTTTATTTTCTCTATAAAGTTCATCTGTGCCAACAAGCTCATTTAACTCATTGCGCAAAGTGGTGTTCAAAGCGTCGTAGCTAAAGGATTCTCCTTGATAGCTATAGGTACCAGAAGGATTTGCATTGGCGACAGTCTTCATTAAACTAAGTAAATTAGCTTTATCTAACATTCTTCTTCACTCCTTCCAATTAACCTACACGCTGTACTTTTACACCGGGTTGAAGATCTGGCATGGTGTATACTTTTACTACTGTAAAGATAGGATCTAAATCTCCACCCTTAGCAGAAGATTCAGTATCCTCGGTTAAATAACCATCAGTATTAATCTTTAAACGATCTCCAACAGCAAGTGAACCGGCATCAGCCTTAATAGTATTAGTCGTCCAAATATCACCAATACTAATCTTAATTACACGTGGAACCATTTTAGTTCCTTCTGGCATCAAAGCTGGATAAGTAAATGTTTCCATATTCTTTTTATATGCTACGTTACTACCTTCACGTACAGCTTCACCAGTATAGTCATTAATGGTAGCGAGTGTAGAAACGGTCTGTCCGATTGGGCTATAAACACGAGCGTTATAGTTATCTTTAATCATAGCAAAATCGGCATCAGTCTCACGATCTCTATAAATTTTTACCTCATTGAATACCATCATCCAAGCACCAGAAGTAGCCCCTGTGCTAAAATCACATACACCCTTAGCATAGTCATACTTTACGAATTGACCATTCTCAAGAAGGGTGATTGTGCTAGCAGCAGGAAGCTGGGCATATACCTGACCATTTCTTGGAGCGGAAAGATGGTTTGGTTCTACTTGACCATATCCATATTGGACAAAAGTAGCATTACCTAATCTTTTAGAACTCTTAGCCATTCTTTAATCCTCCTTAAATACTGCTCTTAGCAGTCTCACGAATTGCTTTTACCCAATCAGGAACATTATCTGTCTCTGGATGCTCCAAATTGAAAAGTCCTTTTGGGGTCTTATCATCTTCTTCATGTTTATCCTCAAGGTTAAAGTTTACCTTATTTCTAACACAAAGAATAGATAACTTAGCTTCAATATCATCTAAAGAATAAGTGTCAATATGCTCCACGACATCTTTCTTATCATCATCGCTAAGCATATAGAAACTATCAATCATTTGTTGCTTATTTTGACGTTCAGCTTTGAGCTTAAACTCTTTCAATTCAGCAACTTCGGTATCTAGAGTATTCTTCTCTTGCTCAAGAGCAGAATATTTACCCTCTAATTCATTAAATTTAGCAAGCAACTCTGTATATTCGGTTACATCTTCGAGATTGTACTTGCCTTTCTTATCCTTATCCTCTTTTCCCTCTTTCTCAGGGGCAGGAGTTCCAGAAGAATTTTCTTTCTCCTTGTTTTTATCCTCTGGATTAGGATTATTTTTCTCGAATTCGGTAAGTGCTTTATTCTCATTATCCATAGGTTCTTGAGAGCCTCCTTTATTAAAAGTTTCTTTTAATTGATCCATCATAGAGTATACCATAGTTTTAAGTTTCTAAAACTCTTGATTACCCTCTAAAGAAAATTGAGAACTAAATTGAGCTCCCTCGAAACAAGGCTCAACATTTTCTCCGAGAACACATAATTTCTCAATCAATGCTTCATTGTAGATAAAGATTCTTTCATTTGTTTTTTCATCTTTTGTCCAAAATCCTGATTGATTTTTTTCATTTAATTCCATAGAATGATTGTTTCCATTTTCTAAAATTCTCTTAGATTCTGGATAAACACCAGTCCAAATATATACATCAGTAACTAGATATTCTCTTTCTACACCTTCATCATTGAACTTCTAAAACCATACATTAGCGTTATCTGGAACAAATCCATAAGGTCTTGTTACATCAACAATAGCAAACTTGCCGTCTTTAATATCAATCGCTCTATTGTGACCTTCAAAATCCTTTGTCTCTTGATTAAAATAGCCAACAATAGGACTTCCCGGCAATTTACGCCCCATCTCTATAGCTACTTCCTTGGTAATCACTGTATGATTGCGGTTTGGCTGTTGACCAACATAACAAACTTTACAAACGCCTTTACTAACTAGAGGAGAAATCTAAGTGTTCTAAATATACTCCATTGTGTTTAAAATAGGAACACTAATATGCAAGTTCAATCCCTCCTTTATGACGAACTTTCTTGATTAGCTATTGTCTTATCAGACTTTTCGCCATCTTCCTTCTTTGGCCTTCCGGCCCCATTACTGTTAGTTGAACTTGTCTATTTATTCTAAGAATTAGTATTAGATGACTAATTATTATTACCCAAATCTTTTCCGCTTCTGGTATTAGAACTCATAGGAGGAATCATAATCTCCGCCAAGTTCAATACTTCATTCTCAAATGTTAATGTAGCTAAGATGCTTGATTGAGAATGCCCTAAAGCGATTTGTGGCAACATCTTAGAATATCCTAACTGAGCGTGTTCTTTATACAACTTTGATAATTCTTTATAATTAAACTATGTTGTCTCTAACATCTCAGCTCTAAATTCATAATGATTCTTGCGGCTAAATTTTTCTACCACTCTATTTAGTAATTCTGTAAACATAAGAGGTATATCTCTAACGCTAGATTCATCAGTCAATATAGAATTTGTTACAGCAATATTTCCATCGGCATTAAACAAATTATGAGTTACACCTGAATTGTTGTAAACTGTACGTTCAACCTTTTCCAAATCGTCGGTTGTTATATTGGAGTTATTGTCTTTTGTATCAATTTTTTCAATGTCCGCAAAAGTTGTCAATACATCTACTCCAATAGCTCTTTTAAGCATAGCAACCGCGTTATTATGAATATCTCTAGCTTCATCAACGTCAAAAATTAAATCACCATTCTTATCAAGAGGCAACTTCTAAATGATGATTTTCAATAGTTGCTACATTGTTTTTTGACGATCCAATTCTTGCGCCTAATCCAAATCAATAATAGAAGGAATAACTCCCGCAAGGAAAGGAAATTCATTATCGTTTAAGCTAAACTTAACTGAAACACTAGGATCTAGAGGATACCAAACAGTTGTACTCCCCGGATAATCCCCCTTTAATTTCCCCTACTTATAAAGAATATAAGCCTTCTATATATCTTGAGGAAAAATCTTTAATATCTGAACCTTATACTGCGGATTTGGGAAATAAACATCAAAAAATTCAAGATTTAATTCAACAATAGGGTTAGGGCCTTGGAAATATCTATTGCGACAATATGAAGCAGGTAGTTTCTAAATGGCAAACCTATCCCCGAAGTCAATAATTATGCCATAATATGCCCCTTCTTTGATAATATCTAATGATATATTGCCAAACATTCTCTTTATATTAGATTTATCAAGATAAAGCAATACTTTAGAAAAGTCTTTTAATAGCTTCTCCTTATCTTTCTGCGCGCTTACGGTATATGGGGTTATATACCAATCAAATCTGTATAAGAAAGCTAGGTATTTACATAATCTGTAATATATACCACTACTTTCATAGAAATAATTAGAAATCTCTCTTAGAGTTCTATAATCATGCTTATAGATAGCATTTAATACGAACTTCTTATCTCCATAATTTCTATTTATTTTCTTATATGTACCTAGATTAATAAGCGCATCATCTACCGAGCGAAGCCCCACCCGCATCTTAGCATAATCAACGCTCTTATAATCTAAGTCGTCCTCTTCCTCTTGCTACTAATAGCGAGTAACGTCTTGATTTAATAAATCAAAACCTTTGGCTCTAATACTTTCTTGTCTACTCTTTAACAAAATATCACCTCCCGGATTCAGTATCCAGCCTTGCTCATTAAGTAATCATAAGAGATGATATTTTCCTCGGTATAGGGAACTTCTATAAGCGTAATTCCTTTTAAGGCACAAAATCTACGCTTTTGATTATCATTATATTTCTATTGATATAATCCTCTATTTCCACCAAATTTACTTACAGCCTAATAGTGCTATTTTCCTTGATATTCAATTAAAAAATCAAGATTTCCATCGTCATCAAAAACAGCAAAATCAAAACGAAGTGGTCTACCGCTTGGCGCTTTTAACCCAGGAAATTCATACTCTTCTTTAAAGTTTATGCCATTTTGCTCTAGTATTTCATGAATTTTAATTTCTCCACGACTAGCTTTCATACTCACACCTCGCTCATAAACATAAAGTCTGAAAATCTTCTACTTTTACGCTTGCGTTTACTATCTTCTTCCTATTTAATATAATACAACCCATATTCAAGCGCAGAGAATTTATCTTTAGGCACGGATTTATTTGCTTGTTTCAAAATAATATTCACGCCTTCATTTTCTTCTCGCAAATTCAGCATTTCTTCTCTTAATATAGAAGTTAAAGTGAACGGTTTTAAATATTCTGCCCGTTCTTCTGGTTTCATAGCCTAACCTTTTTTAGTACCAAGCAATTTATTTCTTGCGACTTTTTCATCAATCAAAAATCTAAGTTTTCCTGCTCTTAATTGTGTCTAAACATTACTATGTGCCTCGGTATTAATAGGGGCGTTAGCCTTAATTTCATAAATAGCATCATATTCCGTATTCTCTGTTCTAAATCGTTTATACTCACCATCTTCATCATTGGCCACACCAAAGTCAGGAAAAACTTCATTGGTATCAGGCACTATCTAAGGCTTAACCATATAATCCATCAATCCGGCGCCAAGGCCATTACCGTCGATTACAATAATCTTAGCCTTATAATTATAATATAATCTCTTTAACTTAATTGCCTAGTCTTCAAAATGTTCATCGTCCATAGTATATATATTTACCAAAGACTTTATAGCAGGTCCTTGTGACTAAGGAGTTACCTTAAAGACACAAACAACAGATTGACATTTCTTTCTACCTACATCAACAGAAAGAACATAATAAGCCTGTGCAGAAGATCTTCCAGACGATTCATATTCAGGCTAAAGAAGTTTTCTACTTCTATCAAAAGCATCTCCATTAAAGAAAGCATCTTCAACAGTTCCACTCCACTTAGATTCATACTCTCTATCGAATGAAGCTTCATTAAAAGTACCGTCCTATTTTAGTTCCTATACGAAATTGCGGGATTGCAATCCTACTAGTACAGGAATTCTCCATGTTCCGCCCATAACAATACTCTTTTCTGGTTCTAATATCATGCGTACAAGGAGAGTAATAAGTTTATTGTAGGGGAACGTATTCTTCCATCCCGCAGTAGTAACATAAATCTAGGATTTATTGAGTGTTTCCTCTTCATGAACAGAACCATCTAAACATCTTCTATCAACGTTCATCAAGGGAATTAAAACTTCGTTTAGAATATCTCCATCTACGCCGACGCACTCCTCAATAAGTCCGCCATGTCTACGTTTACCACGAGAAGATTCTCTAGCTGCTACGTTATCAAAGTAGGAGCCGTTTTTGAAGATATATTTACAATAATCTTTTCCTTCCTATGTCTTACCTCGTCTCCAATCAATTTCTCTTTGGAGCGCGGGGATTGCATTACATATTTCCTAGACTTTTTCTTTAGCAATTCCAGCTGCTTGTTCCTTTCCTCCAGAAGTAATGAATAACTTACATCCGGGATATAAAATACATCTACACATAAGCACCGTTACAGAAAGAAATGACTTAGAATAAGCACGGGGGAATACCATGTATACATACTTATACCGCATTGCGGCCCGCAAGAAAACTCTCTAGTAAAAATAAAAGTTAATTTCTTTTTTCCTAGTTTCATCCCCACCAGTCTGCAAGAAATCAATAAACATATCTGGATATTCTCTCCAAAAAGCTATATACTATCTTGCCGCGGGGATTATGGCTCGAACTCTTTCTTCTGAAAGACCAATCTTTTTATTATTATTCGAGAGGTTTAATAAATCTTTTAATGCCATTACTAAACCTCCTTTAGTATGCTATTTAGCATCTCTTCATCCTTATCTCTTTCGGATTCTTTCATATCCTCATACTCTTGATAATCTTCTTCTGTTAATTCTGGATGTTCATAATTAAATAAATCTTCATCCTCATCGCTATCCTCAACATCAATATTCGCTTCGCGCTCTTTATCTTTCACGATTTCTCTCAAAGAAGCCTCAATCATATTACCAAGATTCATTTCTTCTGTAACTAGAGTATGCGTATATTGCTACAAATCCTAAAGAGTTCTATCTACTTTATCCTATGGCCCATCAGTATAATATCTAGGAATAAATCCTTCTTTCTCACATAATGCTACCAGCTCGCCAATAGAATCAACAAATTCGCCGGATTCTCCCTTATTCTAAGCGGCAGTGAACTTTCCGCTTTTCATTAAGCTATCATAGGCCTTCTACATTTTCTAAAAGCCATCAATATCTCCAGCATCAATTAACTAATTCGCTTTCAAACTAGTCTTGCATACCATAATAAGAGTATCTTTATGTCCAGCTCCCTAAATATCATATGAACTCATCATATCCTTATAGAGCTACTCCATTCGCACTCTTTCTTCCCAAGAATAACCTCGACCCCATTTAAGACGAAGCATTAATTTATCTTCTTCTGTTAGCTAATCGCTAAAGTCATCTTCTTCCTCTTCTGGATCTTGATATTCTGGAGTTCCAACTGGAGCCTAAACATCTTCTAACTCCTTTGGTTTTGGCGGAGTTCTATCAATAGCTAATTGCTCTTGAATTTCATCCTCTGTAAATCCTTGAGCTTTCATATTAAGAACTTTTTTCTCAGTTGAATCCTTCTCTAGTGCCTCTGTATCTGCCCAAGTATATTTATTCCATTGTTTTAATTTCATTTTGGATAAATAGCGTCCAATAATAGTTAATCCAGTAACCTTTTTTGGATCTTTTCCATACCTCTCTAATAAGCCATTCCACTCTTCTTTGATGTATGGAACATCAATTTCCTACAAAATCCACTTATATGTCTCTGGATTCCAGTTGTCTACGTGCATCGTAAGACATTTCTTACAGACATCCATCTTTCCATCTGGAGGATATTTTTCTATATTCTTTGATGTATAAAACTATGTATCATCCATAGTTTTACCACACTTTTTACAATAATGACTCACTATAATCAACCTCTTTTCTTGTTACGACACTTCTTACAAATACTATATAAATTATCTTTACTTGTCTTATTTTTTGAAAAGAATTGATTATGAGCTGGCTTTAATTGCCCACACTTAGAACATTTTTTCATTGGATAATTTCTGTTTTTATACTACCAATATAAAAAATCCTCTAGGGCGGCTTCGGCTATCAATTTAGGAATTTTATTTCTCCATAAACTGGAGATATATTCCACGCTATATGTTTTTCCGAACTCTTCATTTAATATTTCCTATATCTCATTATTCTGCTTTTTATCAATCTTTAACTCAACAATTCGTAAATAGATTGGAAAATCCTCAAGAGCTTTATCGCATATCTCTTCAAACGCTTGAATTAGATACCACGTATCCCCATCGAACTAATCATAACTATCTTCTTTTAATTTTGAATAATTGCATAAAATAGCAGAAACTACATTTGGATCCATTAAGGAAATACCTTTAACGACTACTTCCTATCCATTAAGATAACTTTCATCATCAAGAGGTATATGTGTTCTTGTATTTCTTGTTAGCTTACAAGGAACTATAGGCTTTTGATATGCCTATTTAATAATATACTAATCTTTTCGCATTTCTATCAATGCTTTTTTCATCATATAAGCTTGTTTCGTTCCCGCGGCGCGTTTCAAGGCACCTTCCCAAGCATTAATGGTTTCTCTTAACTATTTTAAACATGGTATAGAATCTAAATCTTTCTGTGTAATAGAAATCTTTGGCTAAAATATAACATTTTTATTATCTGACATTAAACCATAAATGCCATCCTCGCCATTTTCCATCTATGAAGCGAGTCCCTCAAAAGAACATTCTCGTTTATTGACGGTGGCCATTCGGTTATCAGTCAATATGTTCTTCTCTTTCTTCTCTTGTTTCTCCATACATAGAACTAAATAATCTGCTAATACTTCTAAATAACCTGGAGTTAAATCAGGATTTTCTGCGATTATTTTTTCGACAAGCGCCTTGCGCTCTTCGGGAGATTCAATCGTATAGTCTAATTTTATCATATACTGGTTCATCTCCTTTTTATACTCATATAATAACAAAAAAAAACTAGATTGTCAAATCTTATTTGACCAATGTTTTTTAAAATGGTATAATTTAAATATAATAAATAGGGAGGTTTTTAATAAAATGTTTTTCGATACACCCTATTCTGAATTACCAAAACGAGCATAGTATTACTTTAACATTTTAATTATAAGCATAGCAGTATAGCCAGAAGTTCTAACAGACATACTTGGACATAAAAACACTGTTGACTTATGGGATGTTCAAAATATCAATAATGCAAGACCAACGGCTTTGCATATTTATGCTTCATATAATTTAGATAGAGATTCTGATTATGAAATATGTTGTATCCCACATTAGGTTTTAGAAATAACGCCTAATAACAAAATATCATTCTATGATATGATTGATTATGATACTGATGATCCATGGGGGCTAGAACCAGATGCAATAGATTAACATAAAAGAATATTTTAAACAATAGAAAGATGAATTGCGGCAGTCCGATGTCAAGCCATCATTGACCATAATTGATGCAACTAACGGGGATGCCGGAAATTAGATTTATATATAGAAAAAAGTAGACGACTTTGATGAATTAGGATGGCCAGTAAGCGTGATTAAAGTTCCAGAACACTGGACTCCCGCAGATTTAAATAATTACATAAATAGTATAGATACTGATTGTATTATAGCACAAATGCCACTAAGAGATTCATTGAGTTCTTTTTCTATTGATGTAATTCCTACGATAAAAGACTGCGACGGTTTAACTTCTTCTACTCTTGTTTTACCGGCAACGGTAAGAGGAATAGTAGACTATCTTGATGACTGTGGTTTTAAGTATGAAGGTAAAAGTGCTTTAATATTAGGTAGAAGTAATATAGTTGGTAAGCCAATGGCGAAAGAGTTGTTGGCGAGAAATATGACTGTATCTATCTGTCACAGTAAAACAAATGTAAATGCGAAGCTTTATTTAGCAAGAATAGCAGATTTAGTAGTATCCGCAGTTGGAGATTTTACTTTGACAAGAGAGGCTTGCCCTCACGCTATTGTTGTTGATGTTGGTATTCGTAGAAATTAGGCGAATTTTATTCAAGGCGATTTTGTTGAACTTGAAGATATTGCAAAGAGAAATGAAGTGTGGTCAACTCCTGTGCCCGGAGGGGTGGGATTATTGACTAGATTGGGGTTGATGAAAAATTGCTTATAGTTAGCGAAACAGGCGCGAAGATAATGAAATTCTCAGAAGATTTTGATAATTATGCTAGAGAGGTTCTTCATATTGAAAATCCTTTTCGAGAATTTTATCGTACACAGGATTCAACATTTAAGACTAATATTGATGGCAGCATAACAGTAGATATGGAGAAATCCAGAGAAATATACAGAGAAACAAAAATAAATAGAGAAGAATGGGTAAAGCTGAGGAATAGATATATCGCAGAAAGAATATTGCGAGAACTCGGGTATGAAGTCCTATTAGCTTCGTCTTATTTTGAGGATTACCCTGATGCAATTCCCTGTGATGGAGCTACAGGACAGTGTTTACTAGATTGTAGAATAAAGGGGTGTAAATATGAACCCATGCATTGATTATTGTTATCTTAGATTGCATCAATAGTATGATCCAATTAGATGCGATGATTCATGCGAATATGCAAAAGTAATAAAAGAAAACAAAGAGTTAAAGTAGAAGATCGAGGAATTAAAAACTCAACACACTTTATTTGAAAAATAAAATAAGACAATTATTTAATTTTGCCCAACGGCGTTTTTATAAAAGGAGGCCGCGATGACAAAACAAGAGCGCAATCAAGGCACGAGCGCATTATGAAGATATTAAAACTAGACTTGCCGCAAACACTAAATTATCTATCGAGCGCACATATGTATATAGTCCAGATTCTTTTACACAGCATGAATCCGGCAATCAGAAACCAGCTTTTACTCTAACAGATATGGATAGCGTATTCAACTTATCTGACAATGGTAGAACAGCAATTCTTAACTATGCCAGTTATAAAAGTCCTGGTGGTTTCTTCCTAGAAGGTAGTCCTGCGCATAGATACCAGAGTGTGAGTAAAAGCGAGAATGATAGAGTTCTTGAAAATCGAATTCACTTTATGTATCAGATTGCTGAGGAAAACGGTGTGGAAAATCTAGTCGCGGGAGCTTGGGGTTGTGGAGTTTTTATGCAGGATCCGTACACGGTCGCAACCTTACTCATAGGCGCAGCACGCAATTATAATATTCCAAATATTTATTTTGCAATTCCCAGAATTTTAGAGCATAAACAGTTAATTATAGCTAGAAAAGATTGAAAAGATTCTTTGGGGAAGCAAAGAAGTGGTTCGGGAAAGAGATGGCATTATGGATATAAGTCTCGATACAGACTTATTCCATGATTGGAGAAACTAAAGTTGTTTGCCGCGCGAAGAATAAAGATTACTTTTTGATTTATGATGAGCTGTCCTGAAGGGACTGGATTTAGACCAATGGAAGCTGAGGAGATTTATACCATTAAGGGATATTTTTGCCCTAACTGTAAAGGTTAAAAGTTTAGCCTTTCATCTTTTTTTCGTTATTGAGATTGAAAGTGCGATTTAGATTTTGAAATGGCGTGGCAGAACGAATTTGCGAAAAAATTTCCAGTTTTTCCCAAAATACACCCTCCCCTTTCACATGGTAAAGTGCTGAAGTGTAGTTGGCCTCTTTCGCTCGCTAAAGTATGAAAGTAAAAAGCCCCGCCCTAAAGGAATACGCGCGCGTAAAGAATTTGTGCAAAAGAGAGAGAAAGAAATTTCAAAAAAACTATTGACAAGTGGGCGTTTTGGTGGTAAACTGGACTTGTCCAGTAGAGGACAGGGCAAAACTCAATGTACCTTGAAAATCAAAAATTTTTCAAAAAAAGGTATTGACAAGCCCACTAAAGTCTGATACAATACAGACAGAACAAAAGAGAACCACACCACAAAAAGAAAGGGAGTAAAAGAAAATGAAAAAAATCGACTTTACCAACGATGACAGAAAAGTCATCATGGAATACCTGGCCGCTAAACAGGCAGTAGCGGCGGCGGAGGTCGCAGAGAAAGCGGCTAAGGCTAAAGCGAAAGAGCTTTTCACCCGGTTAGGGAAAGAGTTCAAGACCACAGATAAGACCTCTTATCTGTACGGCACAGTCCAGATAAAGGGCGCCGCTTATGCGGTGGTATATAAAGAGACTACTGCTAAAGGAGCGATAGACTGGAAAGCCTACGCTATGGCGTTAGGTGGAACAAAGGCAGAGGCGGAGCAATACCGCAAGCGTCCGACGGTCAGAACCTCTCTTGATTGGGCAACGAAAGACCAGCAAAAAGAACTCAATCAGCAGTAGTTTATAAACCCTGCCTTGCAAAACCCAAGGCAAGGCAGGGTTATAATAATCAAAAGAAAGAAGGCTGTATTATGAGGTATCAGTTGCAGGTTTTAGTGGGTGACAAAATGCGATACTATGAGCCGTCTACTGTTGCACACGCAAGATGGAGAGTAGACCATGAGCTTGTCAATCCTGACTATTGGATTGTAGACCTGTCTACCGGCGAAGCTATCAAGTAACCATATACCACAAGAAGCTGACCTAACGGCTATACGGGGAGAAAGGATAAAAGATATGTCTAACTTCATCAAGTATTACACCAATCCCACCTTTAATAAGCCTGAGTTCGTGCGTGTTCTCCGTTACTCCATGAATGTGAAGGCGGCCGCTGTGGATGATGGTATCATCCTTGACTTAGACGCTTTTAATGCTATCTCTAAGGCCGTCATGCCACATTGGGCCTTTATCAATGCACGGTATATCAACAGCAAGCTTCACACTCGTCCTGCCTCTCTTGACGAGTATAAGGCCGCTCTGGATAAGGACACCACAGAACAGCTTTATATCATTCGGGATAACTATTATAATGAGTATGACAGGGTAACTGCCAAAGAATGGGATAGGCTTAATGCCGAAATCCCTGGACGGTATGACCTTCTGGGGAAGGAGCCTGCGGTATGAGAGTGCTACGGTATATAGGAGGCGGCCTTTGCGCCGCTCTCCTTCTCTGGATTGCTTTGAGCTGGGCTGACATAGTAGCAGATAACAACTATCCAAATCCACAGCATAGTGAGTATAACTTCTTTACTGTGATGTTTTAATATTCTATCCGGTAATCTGCACAAAGATTGCCGGATATTTTTGTGCACTTTCCCATATTGACTTTTCGCCGGGCCGCCAGCGTGCGCCGCGGCCCGAATTTTTGTTTGTTCGGCAGTTTCAACAATTATATGGCCAAAAGTTTGTGCAATCTGCCGAGAATTTTTCTCCCGAAATCGCTTGACATTCCTTTGTGGGTATGGTATATTATACTTGTCCAGAGAGACAGACCACAAAAAGAATTTGAAAGGAAGTAAAAGAAATGGTGTGACGTTGTGATTTTGTTCCGGCAATACTCTTTCTGTCTGGAAGAGGATGCGGCTATTCAGGTAATCGACAGCAATACCGGCGCACATTTCCGGTTTGACAAGGAATGGAAGCTCCAGCTCGGCGGTGACTTTTATGGCGATGACCTCAGCGCCCTGTTCAAGAAGCAGGTGACTGAGATTGAAATGAGAGAAGAAGGTGGCGTTAATATCTACATTAACGCATAAGAAACCTGCGGGAGTGGAGGTCTATGACTTCCACTCCCCATGATAAAAAATTCTATGGAGGTCGATTTCCGCATGGGAAAATATGTAGTTTCGTTTAACTCTCTTGAGGATCGAGCAAGTTTCGAGTGCTTAATTAGTCAGATGGGCGCGGACTGGTCTTTATCGACTATTGATAATCTTCGCGGTGCGTGGTTGTTGATAACTCCGCATAAGTCCAGTGCAGCAGAACATCTTGTCGGATTCTTTACAGAAAAGGGGATTATCAATGACTATCGAGAGACTTCCGCGTGAATATCCTATTGGTTCCACCGTTTGGACTAATAAGGGATATGGAACAGTTTTGGTAAGATTGGGGAAATATCACCTTGTCTGGTTGCAGAGGCTGGGGCTGGCATAAGTCAGCCCTTGCTTTTTTTAAAAAAATATTCTATAATATATATAGAAAAACAAAGAAAGGAGTTTTCTAATGACCTTAGAAGTGCTGAAAGCTCTTGCGGTCATTCTGGAGTTCTGTTTGAACTAGGATTCTTGTAAGAATTGTCCTATGGCTCAGTTCCGCCAGAAAATGCCTTGCGAGTGGTAATTATTCCCTCCGATTGTTACAAATCGGCGATTCCCGTGATGGAGTCGTTTTTCGCACGAACCTAGGTCACTAGAATTTATTTATCAAAATGCAAGAAACTACTTTCTCAAGGAAATTGGATTCAAGTGGGCGCATCATGATTCCCGTAAGACTACGAGAGTAGATGGGCCTTGTTTCTGGTCAAGAATATTATTTCACTACTATGGTAAAGGATGGCAGAAAATATATTTGTATCGACTGTGGCTCCGTTGACAATACTTCTCTTGAAGAAGCTATGCGAATTATACAAGCAAATGGAATGAAAATTGTTGAAAGTACCGATTGACTTCCCGAAATTCTTATGTTAAAATTAAGTTATCAAAAGAAAGGAAGTTGAGAGATATGTATGAATTTGAGATTTTGCTTGAAAATGGCTCGACCGACAATATCTCTGGTTATTCCTATGAAGATGCTCTTTTCCGGTCTCGACGTAAACCTGAAGAGGTTGTAAAAGTTTTAAATCGAGAATATGTAGATTGAGATTTTCCTCCCAAAATGGGAGGAATTTCTTTTCCAATTCAAAATATATTGTTCAGCCGGCCGCGCATGAGCGCAGCGGCCGGAATTTTTTGTCAAGAGGCAATTTGCACAATTTTTGGATCAGTTTATTGGTGAAATTGACGAGAGGAAATTTCCCAAAATCGCTTGACTTTCCCCTCCCGTTCTGGTATACTTAGACCATCAAGAGGGGAGAACAAAAGCCCTCAAGAAAGGGAGTAAAAGAAAATGAAAAGCTATGTGGTTATGGCTGATAATCGTGAGAAGATTATCTGTGTATCTGATGATCTGCGGTTAGCTCGTGGCGCGGGCTGGGACTGGCTGAAAAAGCAATATAATCCCGATAACTGGCAGGATATTCTGGAGGATATGGACTACGAAAGCGAAAACGACCTGCAGCATGATATGCTCCTTGGGGCCTGCTGGGAAGATTTCGACATGGAAATTATCGAGGTGGAGAGGGTGTAATCCCTCTCCACCATAGGAGAAACAAATATGACAACTTTTATCATAATCATTCTTGCCATTTGCCTAACGATCCAGTATGTAGTGGCTCTGGTAAAAGAGCATTTCTGGCTTGCTATATTCTTCACGGCTGAAATCGCAATGTTCGGATATATTATAAATACTCCGATGTAAAGGGTATTGACAAACCTAGCCCTTTATGATATAATAACACTATCAAGAGAAGGAAAACTCTATAAACCAGAAAGGAAGCATATTATGACTACTCTGCCTAAGATGACCCAGGAGGATAAGGATGGCCTGATTGCCCTTCATATGGCGATACGTACGGTAGACCGCCATTCGGCTGATTCAGCTTTGGTTCAATCTCTGGGGAAGTTCTTGCTTGAGGATGCCTGTACTCCAGATGATGCGGCCGACATTTTGAAGGCAGTCTTTGACGAGGAGGCCGACCGCGTATCCAGTGAGGTTGACATTGACGCCCTTCTGTCTATGCTGTAAACTGGATAAAGGCGCCTGGGCAACTAGGCGCCTACCATAAAATTTAGAAAGGAAGTATAAAGATGAAAGTTATCGGCATCACTCGGAGGATGGATGATCTGGGACGCGTGGTTATCCCCAAGGAGGTGCGCCAGTCTCTCGGAATTAACGAGGGCGATTTTCTGGAGATTGTAGGTACTGACCGGGGCCTGCTTATGCAGAAATGCGGCGAAGCCTATGGGAATGAACCCGTCCCGAAGGGAGTGGAAACCGAAGAAAAGGACAAGATATTTGTTTTCCGGGATCAGGATTACATGGTTCATCTGGTTTCACTTTCCAAAAAGGCAGAGGAACTTTGCAGGTGGCTTGAAGAGCTGGGCCTGCTGGATGAAGATATGTGGTGGGAGGCTTGTAGCGACAATGCAGAGGAAAATTTTTAAAAGATTTGCCCCTTTCGGGGCATTTCTTTTTGTCTTTTTTCGCGGGCGGACCGCGCAGGATGGGCGCGGTCCGATTTTTTCTTCTATTGTAATGTTGCACAATTTTTGACTTGAAATCTTGTGCAAAATGTCATCTTGCAATTATCCTTAAATTATGGTATTATTAGTACAGAAAGAAGGAGGGACACTAAATGAAACCTTCAAAGTTTATTCGGCCTAATGAGTGTTTAACTGTGGCTGAAATCTACCGCCGTCAATTTGGTGGTACTACCACCACAGAGAATTATGGGGTCTATATGCAAGCTATTCTTTTGCGCGACCCTCTAATTTATGTGGATTATACGTCAATGCCTTATAAGGTATATCGGCATAAAAATTTCTTTGAAAAACTTGTTGACAAGATAGGCAACAGGTAGTATAATAAAACAAAAGGAGGTTATATATATGATAACTAAAAAAATGCTCTGCTTTGATATGGACGGGACAATTGCAGATCTATACGCAGTCCCCAACTGGCTTGAAAAACTCCGCGATGGAGACCCCAGCCCATTCCGAGACGCTGCCCCCATGTGGGATATGAACGCCCTCCGAAATGCGCTTCTAAACGCAATTAGTAACGGGTGGGAGGTTCGAGTTATTACATGGTTGCCCCCTGAAAGCCCCCCTGAATATAAGAAAGCAGTCACAACCGCCAAAAAGGAATGGCTTGCAAGGCATAAATTTCCGGCCCATAAATGCCATTGTGTGGCGTATGGAACAACTAAAGCTAAATGCGTATTCCGCAGTTTTTATGAACCGCCGTTCATTCTCTTTGATGATAACGACAAAATTAGAAACGGCTGGCATTTAGGGGATACCGTAGACCCCCAAACTACAAACATTATTGAATATATCAACAATCTGGACTAAATAAAAGCGGGGTGAAAATCCCCGCTTTTATTTTTTTTATAACTTGGCCGGCCCGCGCACAAGCGCCGCGGGCCGAATTTTTCTTCTATTGTAATGTTGCACAATTTTCAAGCAGAAATCTTGTGCAAAATGCCATCTTGCAATTATCCCGAAACTATGGTATTATTATCATGTCAGGAGGGAGAGGCCAAGAAATCAAGAGGTCGCGAACTCTTAGAAAGTAGAGGAAGCAAAGAGAAAATAACTAAATTCCGATTAGCTATCGGGAGGATTAAGTTAAAAAGTCTTTCCTTTTTCCCTCTTGACACCAAGCATTAAATATGCTATAATAATATCATCAAGAGAAGAAAGGACTTGATAGATTATGATTGATAAACGCCGACATTATGTGCTGGTGGTCGATACAGAAACCGCCAACACATTGACCGAGACTATCCCCGCTGAAATCGGTGAGAACGGGGAAATCATTACCCCGGAGCGCATCCGTATGGATATGTCAAATGTTTTGGTGTATGACTGCGGCTGGGCGGTCGTAGACACCAAGGGCAATATTTATGAAACCGCAAGTTTTGTAAATCGGGACATTTTCAATGACGAGCGGGATTTAATGCGGACGGCCTATTATAACTGGAAAATCCCCCGGTATGTGGAGGAATTGCGTGCCGGCAGTCGCAAGATGGCTACTACCTATGAAATCCGTCAGGCCATGCTGGATACTATCGAGCGATACGGCATTAAGGAGGTCGCCGCATATAACGCCCGCTTTGATGATAACGCCCTTCGGGTTACTCAGCGTTGGGTCACTTGTTCCAAGTTCCGGTATTGGTTCCCCTTTGACAGCGTGGAAATTTGGGACATTATGAAAATGACACAAGATGTCATTTGTCAGATGCCCACCTATAAAAAGTTCTGTGAAGAACATGGGTATATGCAGGCTAACGGCGTTCCCCGCAAGACTGCGGAAATCGTATGGCGGTTTATCTCCGGCAATACCGATTTTGAGGAAAGCCACACGGGGCTGGAAGATGTTCTGATTGAAGCGGAAATCATGTGGTATTGTATGCGCCAGCATAAGCCCATGAGAAAGGCTCTGTATGAGAACAAGCGGGAGTTTCCGCCCATGACAGATTTTCAGCGTCAGCTTTCCGCAAGTCTGCGGCAAATTCCGACAATCCGGGTCGGGGCTTAATGCCCCGCCCGGTAGAAGGAGAAATAAAGATGCTTCAAGGATTAAAAAATAAGGCTATCCGCTTTCTGCTTGAGCGGACGTGCCCGGATGTATTTACCATTAAGGCTATGCTTTCCAAAGTGACGCGGAAAGAGATGCAGTTTTATGTCGATCAATTCTACTCAAAGAAAGAGGGTTAAATATGAAAATAAAAACTGTATATACCTCTTCCCTTTGTCCAGATGCTGTTTTCATGGCGCTTGAAATTATCAAGCGTATGGGATGGTGTCATGATGAACCAGATGAAAATGGGGATATGTTGGTATCTATTCCCATTGAGGATGAACACTTGTTTGATTTTTTGGATAATTGTCTTTTTGGATAAAATAAAGAGAGCTTCGGCTCTCTTTTTATTTTTTATTTTTGGCGGGTCGCGCATGGGCGGCGCGACCCGAGTTTTTCTTTGTAAATGTTGCACAAAAATTTCAGCCCCATTTTGTGTAAAATTCTGCACAAAAGCCCTATCCCAAAATTCTGATTTTTTGTGCAATTTGCCTATTGCAATCTGCTTTCTGGTATGGTAAAATACATTCAGAAAGTGAGAGAGACGAACGGCAGACAGCGACAGCGAACTTTCAAAAATCTTTCAAAAACCCCTTGACAAGCCCTTGTGAGTGTGCTATAATAAGTACAGAAAACAAGGCAAGGAACCTTGAAAAGTGAATAAAAAGGGCTTGACAAACTCTCCAAAGTGTGTTACACTATAAGGGGAACGAGAGAGGGCAAACAAGTAAAGGGCAAAAGCTCTTGAAAAAAGTTTGAAAAACCTCTTGACAAACTCCCGATAGTGTGGTACAATATAATCAAAGGACAAGGACAGTCCTAAAAACCAGAAAGGATGTATTACCATGAGCGAGAAGAAAATCCGTATCACTAAGGCCCAGCGTTTCGAGGACATTAAGGCCCTCTTGGCTGGTGAGGAGGTGAAGCATGGCACAACCATGGAGATTGCCATGACCGTCATTGACCATGAGCTGGAGCTGTTGCGGAAGAAGAATAGCTCCGGCGGTGACAAGAAGCTGACCCCGACCCAGCAGGAGAACGAGAGCCTGAAGGAGCAGATTATGGAGTATCTGGCCGGCCTGCCCGATGACACCGACGGCGTGACCTGTACCGACATTTTCAAGTCTGTGCCCTCTCTGACCGCTTTCTCCACTCAGAAGGCCGTCGCCCTTGTGCGGATGCTCAAGCTGGACGGCCGTGTGACCTGTCAGGAGAAGAAGGGTAAGTCTCTCTTTAAGATGGCGTAACCCCGTATAGGGCGGGGCGAAAATCCCCGCCCTACTCTATCTTAGGGGGGTGAGACTATATCGAGCCGTATCACTGACGCCGAGAGGTTATCGAGATATAAGCCTCTCCAACTGACACCAGAGGAGGAGGCGGAGCTATTGGCCTATGACAAGGCGGTGGAAGCTGGCGAAAAAACGCAATACGATTTATCGCCCGATAAAGCGAAAATCGCGCAGAAATTCGCCCACGCTGGCACAAGGAAAACCCCTACCGCCTACAAGTTTACACCACGGCAACGCAAACCAAACGCAACTAAAGGTGGCATAATTGCAGAGTTGGCGGAGTTTTTGGAGAAAAACAGTCAATTTTCGATTGTTGACCTTGCTATAACAAACAAGGAACGCCAAATTGCGTTTTCTATCGGTGGGGACAGTTTCGAGCTAACGCTTGTCCAAAAGCGGAAGCCTAAGAAATAACGGGGTAGGGCTGGCCTACCCCGGCCCTACCGGAAAAGAGGTATCTCATAGTTAGCACGCAGACACGGGAGAAGGAGTTTCTATACGTCGGACATTATGTAGACGTAAAGGGACGCTATATTCTCAAGATTGGCACGACAAACGACCTTGCAAGACGAGCTGCCGAGCATACGAGAAACTATAAACGGGCAAGAGATTATACCATGCCTGTGGATAGTGCTTTTACCTATGATTGGTATATCCGGCTATCTAAGTATAATACTTTGCGGTATGAGGACTTGAACCGGACTTTGTGGCAGAATATGGGAATTGGACATTTTATCAGGAATGACCGTTTTCTCTGTGGCACGCCCCCGCGCATGGTAACAATCATTATCCGCAAGGCATACTCGGTTATTCTAAGCTAACAAGAACCACCCCAGAAATGGGGTGGTTTTTTTATCCCAATATGCGGGCGGGCCGGTCGCGGGCGACTCGGCCCGAATTTCCCCGATCGGACCATAGCGCAAAATTTTCATAGCAAGTTGGCCATAACGCAACTTAGTCTAGAATCTCCCGAAATTATACCATAATCCGATCGGTTTTCTATCTTACTCCGATCAGTCCAGCAATAGCGGCTTTCTCGTCCATTTTTTATAATAAAAAAATTCAAAATTGTCAAGTGTTCATAAGACTAATATTATCCCCTATACAGCTAACAATAGCAAAGATGTTGCTATGAAAAACAAATACCACCGAGAGATTTTTCTGCGGCGCCGATCGGAATAACGAGATTTTATAATAAAAATAGCTAGAAAATTCTACTTTTAGCTAGGTAAACCGATCGGTCCGCAGGTTTTTCCTCTTGTTTTTCTCTTAATATAGCGAAAATTCTCTAAAAATCTAGCAAAAACGCACATTTTTCTAATAAAATTACTTAAAAATTAGCAAAATTTGCCTCATTTTCAGCAAATCTTCTTGATGTTCACCCTTTCTATACTTTTATAGATACAATTAAAAAGACTTATTCTCTAGCTAAGAATTTTCTAGTCGATGCCTCAATCAGAGAAGTTATTTTAGAATAAAAGATCTTTAAGCTAGGGCCGATCGGTTGCAATTTATAAAATAATATTATATAATATAAATATAAAAGGAAAGAAAAGAGGAATATATTCCATGGATTATACTAATATGATTAAATGTGCTCTTGATGGCGGTGCGTCTCTCGACGATATTGCTAAGGAGTTTACTGATGCTCTAAATGTCTTTAATAAGCAGAATCAGGTTCGGAAGGCTCGTCAGCAAGCTTTGGATGAAATTGAGTGCGACTTTCTAAATGCTGTTGATGATGAGCATCTTGATGCAGAGCATATCGGACAGCTTGCAGTTCTTATTTATGCTCCTTCTCACCCTGAGTGGGATGCTGATACTATCAATAAATATGCAGAGGCTATCACTGAGACTGCTCGTATTTCTGCCCGAATTGTCGGGATGAATAATATCAATGATGCACTTGCAGCGACAGAGGAAGAGCTTGATAAGATAATTGAGAAGGCGATTCAGGAGATGCGAAATGAATCGGTCTCCGTTTCCATCAAGAGCAACAATGATGAAGATGTGGTAGCTAAGTTCTTGAGAGGGCTTAGATAAAAGAGAGGTAGAGATACCTCTCTTTTTTTATTGCTATTAAACAAGAGGAAAGAAGTAGAAGAATCGCGGAAGCCTAGGTTTACGATCGTTTTTGACGAGTGTTGTGATGGTTGTGCCTAGACCCGATCGGCACCCAACTCTACTATTCTTCTACTATTCTTCTACTATTCTTCTACTATTCTTCTACTATTCTTCTAATTTTCTCCAATTTTCTCTACTATTCTTCTAATTTTCTCCAATTTCACTTATATTCTCCCTATAGTCTATCCACTTTCTTATGGCTTCGCTTCGAATCCTCATATAGATTCAATAATCCCTTTTCCTCTACCTCTATTAATCTCTCTACTCTTCTTCTTGACTTTTCCCTTTAATTTTTGATTCGATTTTTCTAAAACCTTCTTCCAGCTTTTCAATTCGATTTTCTAAATCATTTACTCCCATCGTCCCATCTATACTTCCTTGAATATCCTTCCACCTCTGAAAATCTTCCATGGTTATCCTTCCTATCCATCGCTTTCTCACAAATACATGAAAAGTCGCCGTTGTCTTTTCTTTGTTATCTTATATATGTTATATTTATGGTATTGTCAGAATACCATGAAATGGATTTTTATTTACTTTCATGGTATTGTC